AATACAGTTACTGCAGCTAATTTGTCTGGTACATTAACAACCGCAGCACAACCTAATATAATATCAGTTGGAACATTATAAAGTTTAAATGTAACAAATACAGTTACTGCAGCTAATTTGTCTGGTACATTAACAACCGCAGCACAACCTAATATAACATCAGTTGGAACATTATCAAGTTTAAATGTAACAAATACAGTTACTGCAGCTAATTTGTCTGGTACATTAACAACCGCTGCACAACCTAATATAACATCAGTTGGAACATTATCAAGTTTAAATGTAACAAATACAGTTACTGCAATAGGTGGATTTGTTTCAGGTTCTGATTATAGAATTAAATCTGATATAGAAGATCTTGATGATAAGTATTCAGTAGATAATTTAAGACCGGTTAAATTTAAAAATACATTAGCATCAAAACAAGATATTGGTTTAATTGCACACGAACTTGAAGAACATTATCCATTTTTAGTTACTGGTGAAAAAGATGGTGAAGAATATCAATCAGTAAATTATATTGGATTAATAGGAATATTAATTCATGAAATTAAAAATTTAAAAAAAGAGGTTAAGGAATTAAAAGATTTTTATCATAATATCTAAAATAAATATATATTAAAGATTTAATATTAAATAAATTTTAATTTGTAATTATATCAACTAAAATATCTTTTTCAGAAAGAAGAGATGAGTTTTCTATTTGAATTTTATTTTTAATCGATTTATTTTCATTATCTAATTGAATTGTATTTGAATAAATTTCATTTATTTTATTAATAATTTTAAGAATCATTTCTTTTTGTTTTTCAGGATTAGATTCAAAGTCTTCATTACAATCAATTACTATAGTATTTAGACTATCAGAACCATCCATTAACCAAGCATCATGATATTTATTTAGGTCTTGTAAATATTCTAAAGTTATACCAACTTCTTCTTCTCTACCTCTTTTTTTAATACGTTCTTTACAAATATTTGCATCACATTTAAGATAAATATGAATAGTTTTTGTTTTATTAATATCTCTAACATGTTTCCAATAAAAATCATACCATAAATTATATGCTTGATGTTCTAGTTCATTAATCATACCAGAATCATATAACATTTTTTCAAAAACATTTTTATCAGTTGCTAATGAACGATCAAGGAAAATATATTTTTTTGAGCTTTCTTTAAATGTTTGTTCTATTTTCATCATACGAGTAATACATGCTACATTTTGAAAAGTGTAAGCATATCTTTTAATATCAGTATAAAATGTGTCTAATATATTTTTACCATCTGTATTTTTTAATTCTTTCCATAATTCAACTGGTTCAGGAACTATTTCACAATCATCCCAGTTTTTGCATAGAATATCACAAAATGTTGATTTACCTACACCAATTGGTCCTTCGATAGTAATGACAATTTTTTCTGATTGAGTATTATTCATATTGATATTATATTTATATTATTAAATTTAAAAATCAATTTTTTATTTTATATTATTTAATATAAAATATATTAAAGAGTTTTTTTATAATAAATAATATTATATACTTTTAATTCTTAATGAGTTATCAAGAAGATCAAAACGTTCAATTAGAATATTCTGATGAAGAATTAAATTATGATAATCAATATATTACTAATGAATATGAAAGTATACGAACTTATGAAGAATTAAATTATGATAATCAATATATTACTTTTGAATATGAAAGTATACGAACTTGTGAAGAAAATGATTTTGGAATTTTTAAAATTGAATATTTAGTTGATAATTATAAAAAAATAGATAAAAAAACTGAATGCAATATTTGTTTTGAAGAAGATTATGATAATTCTTTAATCCAAACATCTTGTTCTCATATCTTTCATAAAGAGTGTTTAAATACTTGGTTTGAAAAAAAAGGAAATTGTCCAATTTGTAGATCAGAATTTTTAATTAAAAAAACATCTGATACAATAGAATATTTATTTGAATCAATATTAGATTCAAAATATCCAAATATTGTAAGTATGTATTTTACAAAAAAAGATATTATTTCACATTATTGTGATGAATGTAATAAAATAATTACAACAGAAATGGATGTTGATAAAAATATAATAAGATATCATAAAAAATATACTAATTATGATTTGTGTTCAGAATGTTATGAAAAAATTGTTAAAACAAATGAAGAAAAGGAACAATATGTTATTTTTTATCTAAATAAAGAATATAATTTTATTCATGAACTTCCTAATAACTTGAACAAATTATATATGAGTAAAATAAATTTTTTATTTGAAAATAAATTAGTTAAATCTAAAGAATTAAATTGTGATAAAATAGTTTTTAATAATTGTACTATTACAACGGATTTATTAGAAATAAGAAATTCTGTATTAAGAAATAGTATTATTAAAGTTAACAATATGATTTATATAGAAACAAAAATAGATAAAATATCAACAAATAGTATATTTGAGAATATTACAGAAAATAATAAAATAACAAATATGATATTGTTTTTAAAAATAACAGATGAAAAAGTATCATTTAGATTATCAACTAAATGTGTAAATATATTTTCTAATCTAAATAATTTTAATAATTTAGTATCATTAATTTTAGAAAATGATAAGATTATTTATGTTCCATGTATATTAGATTTAAAAAATACTAGATTAAATACTATTCAATTAATAAATTGGTCATTTAATTCAATTATTAATTATCCATCAACTTTAAATAGATTAGATTTAAAAAGAGCAATTAAAAATCATATAGAATTATTAGATTTAAGTAAATGTGATCAATTACAAATTGTATACATAGATCAAATGGATTTATCTATAGTAAAATTTGGTGAAACTGAAAATTTTTTTAATATTAGTAATTTAGAAATAATAATAACAAAATCAAAATTAAGAAAAATTATAGATATTCCATCAAATACAACTGATTTATTTTTAGAAAAAAATAATTTAGATGAAAATTCTTTAAAATTAGATAAATTATCTTTAAATAATATTAATTTATCATATAATAATTTTACAACAATTGGTAACTTACCAAAAACAATTAAAAATATTAAAATTAAAAATAATAAATTAGATTCAATAAATTTAAATAAATTCACAAAATTAGAAAGTTTAGATTGTTCAAATAATAATATAAAATCTTATATAACTGGTAGTAAAATTAGATCATTAGATATTTCTAATAATTATTTAACTAGTTTTAATGTTATAAACAGATTTACAAATTTAAATTTAAGTAAAAACTTGTTAAATAATTTTTATATAAAAAATCATAATTATTCATTAGATTATTTAAATATATCACATAATAATTTAACAAAATTAGACTTTAAAGATATTGATATACGAACAATAGATTGTTCTTTTAATAAAATTAAACAAATAATAAATTTTAATGATACTGTATATTTAAATTTATCACATAATCCAATATGTAATTTATTTTTACCTCAAATTAAGTATAAATATTTAAATATTAAATTTACAAATATTACAAAAATTAAATTTAATATAAATAATTATGAAAATATTTTAATTTCTAAATTTAAATTTGATAAAAATAAAATTAATAATAAAATAATTAATTTTAAAAATAATAATTCACTAGATTCATTTTTTATGATAGTAAATGAAAATTTTAATTTAACATTACATAATATTTCAAAGTAAATTATATTATTATAATAATCTAATTTTTTTAATATTATTATTCATATCATCAAAATTATTTTTTTGTTTAGTAGAAATAATATTTTTGACTGAATTGTATGTCCAAGAATATTTTCTTTTTTTAATATTGTTTTTATTTAGATATTCAACAATTGTATTAACATCTTTATTTTCTTTATCAAGTTCATTTATTTTATCAAGAACTTGTATCTCTTCATCACAATTTATAAGTATAGGAACACCATTAACTTTAACTCTTTTTTTTCCATAAGGTATATTACCAACATGACCGCCAATTGATTTAATAAATTTATTAGAATTACTAGTTCTAATTGATATTAGATCAGATTCTTTTTCAGCATCTATAACTTTTTGATAAAATTGTTTATCCATAAGTTTATCAAAATTAAAACATAATCCTTCAGAAACAGAAATAATCCAACAATTTTTCTCTTTAATTTTATTTAATAAAGAAAAAACTTGATGAATATTTCTTCCAATTCTACTTACTTCACTAATCATAATTACAGAATTTGTTGTAATGTTATTTATCATTAAATGTAAATCTTTCAATTTTGATAACGTTTTATAACTACTTTGAATGTCACAATAATAATTTATAACATCAGTATTAATTTTAAAAATTCCTTTTGCATAATTTTCACAAATTAAATCTTGATAATCTAATCCATTAGCATCATCATTTTGTTTATTTGAACTAACTCTTGAATAAATATAAAAATCATTAGATTTTATATTAAAATCAATAAAATTTGAATTCATAATATATAAAAATTTATTATTTATAAAATCTTAAATTATATAAATTAAATTGTTTGAATTTTTTTCCTATTTAATCCAGTAAATGATATATTTTTATCAAATATCTTTTCTTTATTATCTTTTTTAATATTAAAATATGAATTAGGATCATTTGGAACACTAGACTTATTTTTAGTTGATATAGATTTTTTATTTTCCAGTTCATTTATTAATTTTAAAGGATCATTTTTTATAGTTTTATCTATTTCTATTATTATATCAGAGTTTTTTTTACGACGAATTGATGACCAATTATTAGAATTATTGATATTTATATGAATATTTTCATTAGTTCTATCATTATAAACATTATTTATTTTTTTCTCAATAATAATTTCATTATTTTCATTATGGTTATAATTAATATCAGAAGATTTTTTACGACGAATAGATGACCATTTATAGTTATCTTGAACATTATCTTGAATATTATCATAAGAATAATCATTATGAACAGTATAATTATTATTTTCATAATTAGTTTCATTATTGTTAACAACATCAGAAGATTTTTTACGATTAATATTTGACCATACTAAATTTCTTTCTTCAGGTTCTAAATTATTTTCTAAAGTAATTAAATTATTATTAAGTTGTGATTTTTCTTGATCAATTAAATTTGATTCACCTTTGCGCTTTCTTCTAATACCACCCCATTTTTCCATTTGTTCATTCAATTCAGTAGCACGTAATTCTTCTTCAAGTTTTTTCTGCATTTCTAATTTAAGTTTTTTATCTAATGCAGCTTTTTCAATCGCTTCAATTCTATTTTTTTCATCTTCTTCAGCTTTGAGTTTTTCATTAATTTCTTCCTGGGCAATAGAGTCTTTAATAGAATTAAAACATGTTGTAATATTAATAGCTTCATCTGATGTGAAAACAGGATTAGAAAAGAATTTTAAAATTCTATTTTTAGTATTTGTATCAAGATAAACTTTACCAGCCCAACTTTTACCAACACGTGATGTGCGTCCTATTAATTGAAGGATAGCATTTATACTATGTAAATCAGCAATATCATCATTAATAATAACATTTGTAATTTTATAGTTAGCACCATAAAAGAATGATTCATCAGTTATAAGAAAAGCTATTTTGCTTTCATTAAGTAATTCAAGAACTTTTTCTTTGTATTCATTATCAATATTATTTGTATAAACACCAATACCCATATATAACAATGTTCTAAGTTCATCATCAATGTCAAATTTAGATACATCAATATTCTCCTGATTAATATAAGATTTTAATAATGAAGGATCATAATGTTTTACATATTTGGCAAATATCTTAATATGTTCAGCAGTATTAACTTCATATTTTTTTGGAAATAAAAATTCAGGTTTTGTAAGTGCATCGACTCTTTCATCTATTTTATAATCACATTTAAATTTTTCTTGAATATCTTCTACTTCTTCATCATACTTCTTTTTTTGTTTTTTATATGCTTCATAATATTTTTTCATATCACGAATATTAAGCTTTGACATTATTTTTTTAACAGTATTGTAAAAATAAGTTCTAACATATTCAAGAGGATCTTCAGTAGCAACTAAACAACATCCCAAGAATTTATAAGCTTGAGCTAAAATAAGATTTTCATGTTCTACTTTATTAAAATCAATATCATATTCCTCAAGTTTTTCTAAATTAAGAGTATCTTCAATAATATCTTTAACTTCGATTTTTTTGAATAAATCAAAATCTTTTTCTTCAAGTGTAGTCACTTTTTCTAATAATTTCATTATATTTTCTAAAATATTATCATGATCAAATGATTCAATTGTATCCAAGTCAATATTTTTATTATAAGTTTTAAGAAATTCATTAAGATTAATTAAAAATGGTAATGTATAAAATTTACCTAAAAGTGGAAAAGTTTTAATACCTTTAAGTATTAATTTCAGATCATCAACATTTTTACAAGAAGAATGTGGTACAATGACTTGTGAATCAAAGTCTTTTATGAAACATCCTAATAATGTTTTATTTGAAATAACTTCATCAATATATCCATCAGGATATTTAGAAATATAATGTTGATTAATTATATCTAATTCTTCCATAACAGGTAGAGTAGCAGATGAAAAAATACAATGTGATGGAATATAAAATAATATTCTACTTAAATATTCTAAAGTTAATTTATTTTCAATTCTATCAGTTAAAACTGTAGGTTCATCAAAAAATAATAGATATTTATTTTTTTTCTCTAATAAAGCTTTTTGTTCTAGTTTTTTAAGATCATTAAAATTTTTCATTTTATCTTTCATATCTACTTCATGTTTTTTAAGTAATAAATAAGTTGATTTATAATCCGCAACTATTAATTCAATTTCATTATCTGAAGAACAATTATTAGATCTTGTTAATTTAAAATTTTCAGAGTTTGGTAAAGCTGTTGCTATTGCAAATTTTATTTTACAATAAAATATTATTTTAAGTACTTGTATTCGAACTGATTTAAGAAGATCAGAACAACAAAAAATAACTCTTAGTTTCGATTTTGATTGTTTAAGATATTGACAAATTGCAACTATCATAGTAGTTTTTCCTAAACCTGGTAATGTTTTCAAATAAATATTAAATCCATTTGTTAAATTAGTTTTAATTTTATTCATTAATTCAATTTGTGAGTCATATGCTTTAATAACAACATCTGGAATAGTATCACTAAATCTTGTATGATAAATGAATTTTGGTTTATTATTTGCAATATTATATAATCTAACATTACAAAATGTTTCTAAAGTAGAAATTTTTGAATCAAAATCTATAATTAATTGACCTGGAAGTCTTATATCATCATTTTTTAGAATTCTTTTAAAATAATGATACTTAATATCTTTAACTTCTTTTAAATGAATATTTCTTAAGAAATAAATAATTTTCTTTGATTCTATTAATAATTCTTCTTTAAAACTAGATTCTGTTAAACGAGTTGATGATAATTCTATAATTTTCATTAATAATATTATTCTAAATTCAATTGTATCATGCATGTTAATAATATCATTGTAAATTTTATTATTTGGTTTGTCATTCATAATTGCAATTAAACCATCTAATTTTCTAATAATTGTATCTTTTACATTATCTTCAATTAATTTTTTTACTTTTACAGTTTCATTTTTTGTTTTTTTACAATTATTTTTTATATTTTCACTTTCTTCTTTATCCAAATTAGTGTTATTTTTTTTTGTTTTTATTAATTTATTTTTTTTAATTGAATTTTCTTGAATAAAATCACTTTTAGGTAAAATTAATTTACCTTTGAGTACTTTTCGAACTTCATGATAAAAATTACTACCAATAGTATATAATTTTGATTCATCTAAATGTTCTTCTTTACATATTGAATCACCCAATTCTTTTAAAACATTTAATCTTTTAATTTCATCAGCATCAGGAACTTTTTCAATTAATCCCCATGTTGTTGAATTAAATTTTTCAGAAGTAATAATATTGTTATCATATTTATTAGTATAAATTATTTCACTATTTTTATCTAACTCGTTAAACATATTTTTATTTTCAATATTTTTATACATTTTAGTATAAGTTATAATTATCCTTTTACTTTTAAATATAAAAAAATCAATCTTTTTTATATTTTATATATTAAAAAATTGATAGATTTTATTTGAATTTTAAATCAATATAACCTAGCTTGTTAATTATTGAATTTTTATTTTTTAATATTACTTGAAGTTGATCAATTACATAATCAAATTCTGGTTTTTCTATAAATTTTATACTTTTTAATAAATAGTTTATATTTGATGAATTTGGTGAATTTTTTATTAATCTATTTGTTTTAAAATAAGAATCTAAATTTATTAATGCTACATATTCATACTGTGCATCACCAAGTGAAATAATATTTAAGCATGTATTTGGTTTTAAATTTAAAAGTATCTTTTTTATAATATCTTCTAGTATATCTTGAAATGTTAATATTTTCCATTCGGTAGGAGAATTTATTGATTGAGAGTAAGAATCTCTAGCAGATAATATTCTAATATTATTTTTAATAATAACATTTCTTGTTTGATTTAGAACTATTAAACAAGATTTTATCCATTTAATATTAGCATTTGTAACAATATATATGTCTCCTATTTTATTAAAAGATTCTAAAAAATTAGAAACTGTTTTATCAAGTTCTAAAAAATATAATTTATAATCATTCATGTAATTTGAATCACTCATATTTATTTTATTATTATTAATCCAAGTTGTTGGAAATAAAGTATCATCCCAATCTATAATAAATATATTTGTTAAATACAATTTAGTTTTAGTAATAATTTGTTCTGAATTAGTTTGATTACTTTTAAGATCATTTATTTGTTTCAAATCTACATTCATAGAGTTATTATTAAAATTTGAATACATTATTATTGTTCTATATAAAAAATTTTTATAGTTTTACATTTTATTAAAAATATAAATTTGCTTAAACCTTAATTTTTTTTTAATAGTAATATTATAACAATGATTAAAAAACCATATATGTATATATTTTATTTAATGATTAGTATTTTATTATTATTTTTATCAATTAGATCAGTTGAAAACGATTATAAGTTTATAATTTTAGAAGAATGGTTATCTAAAGTAACTGATTATTCTAAATTTGGTAAAATTTATTTATATAAAAATAATTATTGTTTTATAGATACAAAAATTTTATCAAATTCTAGTTATATTTGTACTAAATACATAGAACCAATTTATACTAAAATTAATTTTACAGACTATAATATAACATCAATTGTTGAATTAAATAATAGTTCTAATTCAAATCAGAATAACTCATTTTCTTTTATAAATTATCTTTTTATTTTTATAATGATTTTTAACTTTTTTAAACAATTTAATCTCGGAACAAATAATATGTTCGAATATTTATTAAATACAGAATCAGTAAAATCTGAATTAGATACACAAATAACAATTGATAATTTTATTGGTTGTCAAAATATTAAAAAAAATATTAATAAAATAATTAATCATATTACATATTATCATATTTATAAAAAATTTGATTGTGATTTACCAAAGGGTATATTATTATGTGGTCCTCCAGGATGTGGAAAAACTCATTTAGTTAAAACTATAGTAAAATCTACTGGAATAAAATACTTATATACATCTGGATCTGATATAAATAAAATGTTTGTTGGTTCAGGTTCATTTACTATAAATAATTTATTTACAAAAGCTAAATTATTAAAGCCATGTTTAATTTTTATAGATGAAGCTGATACTTTAATTAGAAAAAGATCTTATACATCAGATTCAAATTCAGGTGCTTCATCAGAATTTGGCTCAACCTTATGTAAATTATTAGCAGAAATGGATTCTTTAAAAACAGAATCTGGTATAGTTGTAGTTTTTGCTACAAATATGCCTGAAGAACATATTGATAAAGCATTATTAAGAGCTGGAAGAGTTGATGAAATAATTCATATTTCATATCCAACATTTGAAGAAAGAATAGAACTTTTTAAAATGTATTTGGGAAATTTATTAAATAATAAAATTAATCTTGATTTAATTAGTAAATTAACATATGGTCTAACTGGATCTGATATTAAAAAAATAGTTAATTCAATAAAAATTAATAAAGTTTATGAAAAAACTTTAGAAAATAATAATATTAAAATAGATAATCAAAATAATAATTATTTTTTAAAATTATTTAATAAAAAATTAGAAGATAAAAATATAATACAATTAGAAATTAAACCATCAACTGAAGATATTGATATTGAAATAAATAAATGTATTTTAGGTTTAGAACGTGAAAGAAAAATTAATTTAATTAATAAAAAATTAATATCTTATCATGAAACTGGTCATGCTATAATGTCGTTTATGTTATCTGGTAGTATATTACCAACAAAAATTTGTATAAGTATTACTTCTAAAACATTAGGATATACAATGTACACACATGAAGATGATGATTTAATAATGAACACTTCAATTAATAATTTATTAAGACAAGTTATGATTTTATATGCTGGTAGATGTGCTGAAAAAATATTTATGAATGAAGTAACATGTGGAGGAGAAGATGATTATTTAAAAGCAAGAAAGATTTTAAAAAGACTAGTTATGAATGGAATGATATATACTGAATATAATTATATAGATTTATTAAATGAAACATCTAAAGTACCAGAACATATAGAAAATATTTTAAGTAAAATAAATAAATTATTAATTGAAGAGGTTAAATATATATTAGAATTAAATAGTGATATAATTCACATAGTTTCAGAAAAAATTCAAGAATTTGGATCAATAATAGGTAAAGATATTACAGATGTTTATGAAAGTAAAGATAAACAATATTTAATACAATCAGTAGATATTAGTAAAATATATGAAAAAATATTAGATATAAAAAAATAAAAATTGATTTGAGTAATAAATTATTAATAATAATAAAAAATAAATATATTCTATGGGTATTAAAGATTATTTAAAATATTTAGATCAAGAAGATCCATTGGTTAAGGAAAGAAATTATGAAAATCTATATATAGATTGTAATTTTATAATACATTATTTAATATATAAGTGTAAAAATGATTTAGAATTATATGGTCGAACATATGATTATTTTAAATATGTTTTTGATACATTAAAAGTATCTAAATCAATAATTTTAGTATTTGACGGAAAATTTGACAAAACATTATCAACAAATCCGAAAGAGCAAACACTTTTACTTAGAGCAAAATATAAAAAAAAATCAGATGATTATGATAAACAACCAATTTATCCTGGTTCAGAAATAATATCGACTTATAAAACTTATATGAAAGATATACTTGAAAAATATTTACAAATTTATAAATTAAATTTTACTATCGAAATAAATGATGATAAAATAGATGGTGAAGCAGATTTTAAAATACTTAAACATATAGAAGAATCTAAGGAAAATAATATATGTATTTTAAGTAAAGATTCTGATATGATTCTTATAGCATATTCATTAATTATAAAAAAAAAAATAAATATAGATATAATGATAAATTTAAGACCAATAAAATTTATTGATGTTAATAAAATTACTATTTTATCAAAACCAATTTTTAATGGTAAAAAAATAGTTAATTCATATGGCTTAGATTATGTTTTAATTATAATGTTTTTAGGTAATGATTATTTACCAAAAATATCTAATATTAATTATGAAACTATAATTAATTGTTATAATAAATATTTAGAGCAAATGAATAAACCAATTATAAAAAATAATAAGATTAACAAAAATAATTTAATTATATTTATAACATACATTTTATTAAATAAAAAAGTAAAATTTAATATAAAAAATTTAGATTTAGATAGATTTAAAATTTATTATAATAATTTATTATGGTCATTAAAAAATTATAAAGTATTGGAAAATAATTTAGAATATAAACAAGACTTATTTTGTGAAAAATATGAAATTGATAGTGAAAATAAAATTAGAGTTAGAAATGTTATAAATTTATATAATTTTATAAATATATTATAAAAAATAATTTTAGTTATATATAATATAATCAAATATGTATATTACTAATATTATATATATTATTTTAACAATTTCGCTAATGGTTGCATTTATTTATAATAGTAGAAGTGATTATGGATCAAGTTTTTCTATTTCTATAGTTTGTTGGCTATCAATTTGTTCAGTAACATCAGGAATGATAGAAGGAGTTACTAAGTTTGGAGCTCCCCCTCAATACTTAATAGGTGCGCATTTGTTAAGTTCTGCACTTTTGTCGATAAGTGCGTCTTCAACATATTATAATTTTAAAAAATAAATATTTTTTATTTTCTAAATGCACCTTTTTTTGCTAATTCATCAACAATTTCATTTGCAATTGAATATGGATCATTTTTTCCTGTGTGAGCTCTTACATGAATAAAATTTACTTTAAAAGTAGAGTTAATGATTATGTCATATATCTGATCAATAATATCTTGATTCAAATACTTTTTTTTGGTTTTTAACCATTTTGGTAACCATTCATTGAATGTTTTAACAGAATATTCTGAATCAGAATATATATTTACAATTTCTATTTGATTTTTTTTATTCTTTAATCTTTTTAAATTTATAATATTACAAATTACAATAGATTTAAGTATTGCATATAATTCTGCACGATTATTTGTAATAGGTTCGTGTGTAAATTTTCTACTAATTGGTTTATACTCTCCATTTGGAAAATAAATTCCATATCCACAATAAACATTTTTACCTTTTTTAACTAGAGATCCATCAGTAAAAATATTTATTATTTTTTCAGATTGATTAAAAATATTCATTATAAATATAATTATTATTAAATTTTTTCAACATTTACTACTTTATTAAATAATTGAATATGTAATTAGTTTTTCTATTATATTATATTGATTAATATCCTTTATAATTTTTTGATAATTTATTTTAGGACTATCTTTAGTATTTGACACTAAATATAATTCAAAACAATTTAAATCTTTATTCAAAATTTCATCTAACTTTATTAAAATTGTAAATTTAATGACAATACTCCAAGTAATAATAGTATTTAGATTTAAATCTTTTTTTATAATTTTTATTATAGGATAAAATATATCAGTATTTAAAAATGAGTTTTTTAATTCATCTTCAGAATATACACAACTATATAAACTATATTCAGAATTAGGACCAAAATTTTCTTTAATAATAATATCCGGTAAAATATAATTTTGTGACACATGCTTTATTATTAATTTATCATAACATACTTGGAATTGATAAATATTTTTAATTTCATTTTGATTGTTTTTATATTTATAAATTTTATCTATATCTATAAATTCTTCAGAACTATTAGATTCAAGATCATTAAAATTTTCAAAATTACTCATTTAAATAATAAAATAATTAATTTTCTAAATTAAATAAAATTAATTATTTATATATAAACTTTCTAATTTTATAGGATATCTGATAATTAATTCTTTTTGTAAACCAATAAATTCAGTTAAATCTGTTCTATTAATTTTAACTAATTTTGTTAATAATTCGTCAGTTATCTGATACATTTTAATTAATATTTTAACCATTAATCCCATATCTATATCATAATTATTTGTGATTTGGTCTAATGTAATATTTTTATTTTCAATCCATGTTTTAAATATTAAATAATTTTGTGGATAGAAATTCCATTTAGGTAATATTTTTACAAAATTTTTATATTTAATATTAACAATATCATCAAAATAAATAATATCAGGAAAATCATTAAAATTTAAAATTTCTTCATCATTTTTATTTTCTACTCCATCATCTATAAACATTGATAAAATAGGTAAAATATTTTCTTTTTCACTTAAAATTCTATTTAAATTTTCAATAAATAACACTGGATTAATTTCATTAAAATATGAAGCAATTTCACCTTTAGAAGTTAAAATCCAATTATCATCTTGTTTTACTATAAAATCATTTGAGTTTAAATATTTTATTAGATAATCTTCATTTTCTAAGTAAATTTGATATTCTGTTTTATTACTACCAGTTTTAAATTGAATAAGTAACTTTTGATATTCAATTTGTTCTTCCTTACTAAATTTTAATAATAATTTGTTATAATTTTTATTTATAAAATTAAATCCATAATTAGATAATTCTATTGATTTTTTATCTAATTCAAATAGTTTTGAATATTTTTCTGGCATAACAAATTCATAAATATTTTTATCTGATTTATAATATTTAAATGTTTTTAAAGTTATATTCTTGTAATAATCTAAATTTTTAAGTAAATAATTAGGTTCTATTACAAATTTAGATGTTACATTGTTAACTGGTCCAGCAATTATTGAATTAATTTCATTCCAAGAAGGGTACGGAAATTTATGTTTTGGTTTATCGTTGTATAACCATAAAATAACATTACCATATTGATCAATAAATCTACGACCAGCTCTTCCTGCCATTTGTTTATATTCACTAACATATAAATTTCTAAATCCTTTTTCTGAAGGTTTATTTAAAGATGTTAATACAACTGTTTTAACTGGAAAATTTAATCCAACTGCAAATGTTTCTGTTGCAAAAACTATTTTAATTAATTTATTTTTTATTAAAAACTCGACTACTTCACGAATTTTTGGAATTAAACCTGAATGATGATATGCAACTCCTTTGGATATAATTTTTCTTAAATTTATATATTGTGAATTAGTTTCAAATTCCTTTAAATTTTCATCATAAAAGTGTAATATTTGATTTTGTTCTTGAAAATTAACATATACACTTGTACACATTTCTGCAAAATCAATACATTTATTTTTAGATAGAACAAATATAATAGCTGGAACACCTAAATTTGGGTTTGATGCTATTTGATTACATAATGTTTGTAATTCAAATCTAATTGAATAATTAAATTCTTCTAGTTTACTCCAATATTTTTTTACTTTTGTATAATTTAAATCATTAAGTTCTAATAATTCATAAAGCTCTTCAGCTGGATCATCTGTTACTATTAATTTTTCTTCAGATTCATTTTCATTTACTTTTTTTTTAAAATTTCTTATTTTTGCATTATCAATTAGATACTCACGCAAGGGAACAGGTCTTAAAGTTTTTATAACTTTCTTAAATTTTTTATTTTCGTTAATATTATTTAACCAATCCATTAGTGTATCTATGTTTCCAATTGTTGCTGATAATAACACAAGTAGAGAATCATATTTTTCTAATGAATAAATTATACATTTTTCCCAAATATGTCCACGCCCATCATCATTAATATAATGTGCTTCATCAAAGATTACACATCCAGGATTAAATTCTTTTTCTTTATTTGTAATTAAATTGTATAAAACTTCAGTTGTCATAATAATTATATCCCCATCAGGATTTATAATTATATCTCCTGTCATTAATCCAATAGTATAATTTGTATTAGCTGATGTATGTGAGATAACCATATCTCTATATTTTTCATTACATAATGACTTTATAGGACATGTATATATTATTTGTAATAAAGAATTTTTTTTTTTAGTAAATTCAATAGCATATTCAGCAATTGCTGTCTTTCCTGAACCAGTTGGTGCCGAAACTAATATATTAAATCCATTATCAATATTTTCACAAGCTTCAAGTTGAAAAGTATCTAGCTCATATTTTGTTTTAATAGACGTCATATTAGTTATAAAAAAATTATATTACTATTTTTTTATCAATTTTTTTAAATTTAATATATATATATATAATAAATGAGCTTAATTGGTAATATAAAGCCATTTTGGTGGGGTCCAAATTTATGGTCATTTATGTATTCTTTTATTGCAGTTTATCCAGAAAATCCTGAAATAAAAGTTATTGAAAGTGCAAAATTGTTTTTTGTAGGATTAAAAAATTTAATACCATGTGAAAATTGTAGAATTTCATATAATGATTTTATAAATGAAACTGATACTAATATTAATGATATTAAAAATTTATCTAGTAAAAATAGATTAATTGAATTTGTATATAACTTAAGAAATAAAGTTAATCAAAAATTAGAACTTGAATATGATATATCTCTATTTTATTTTAAAAAAAAATTACATTATTTAATATGTGAAAATTCTAATAATGATGGTGTAATTAATGATTTAAAAGAAGTTCCATTTATTCCAAAAAATCTTGAAAATAAAGTAATTAATTTTTTAAAAACAAATTCAAATTACAATACAAATGAAACTAGACAATTATTATTAATTTGTAGAATGTTTATGAATGAACCAAATTTTGATCAAAATGATAAATATTTTAAATTATTTTATAAAAGAACAAATAGTTGTAGAATATTAATAAAAGAAATATATACAAATATGTGTAATGGTGATTATACTTTAATTCAGTCTTTTAATTTAGATTTTGAAATTCATTTAAAATTATTTTATTTAGGTTGTACAATTTTACCTGAAAGTGAATTGAATAAACTAATTAATTAATTTTTTTGGCAATTTCTTTTGCTTGAATAAATTTTTTTTTTAAATAATTATTGTTTACTTTTTTATTATAAATAACATATTTAATTGTAGAATCAAGATCTCTATGATGATGCCATCTTGATTTATCAATTGGACATGTTTCACATGTTTTTAACCAATTATCTATACAATCAGCATGAAATAAGTGACCACATTTTCCAATAGTAATCTCATTTTCTCTAAAAATTTTTTTATTATCTGAAATTGTTTCATAACTTGGTTCACATAAATTATTTTTACATATACCACATTCTTTCATAGTTTCTTCTATTATTTCATTATCATCCTCATATCTTTTTATTTCAATATCAGGTTTATAGGAATAATATCCAATTATATTAGCGTTAATAACTTTCAAATGACTCATTTTTATATTAATTTTATTATAACGAAGATATTTTATAAATATATCAATTTTTTAATATCAATCTATAAATGTAATCTCTAATTTATCACAAGAATCATAACATCTTGAACAATAATAATATGATCTAAAAATATCATTTAATATTTTACAACAATTATTGTTAACCCAATCACTGCATATCCAAATATTACAAATATCACATTGAACAATTTTACCAGAAAAAAAATCATTTTGAAAATTTATTTTATAAGTACAAATAGAACATGAAAATCTAGAATCTAAATATTCATCAACAATTTTATTAACTATTTCTTTAGGTAATAATTTATATTTATACAATTCTATTTTATAATTATTCAGAATATTAGTACTTAAATCAATATCTTGTAAATAATGTAAATGACATTTAAGATTTTTACAACATTCAGAACATTTTTTATATTTACATTTCAAGCCAATAAAATTTTTATTACATTTACATAATTTAAAATGTTTAGTACATGTTGTATTATCACAACAATTTTCACATTTTATAAATTCACATTTAAAATTATTTTTATTACATATAATGCATTTATTAAATTTTTCCTTATGTGATCTGCAGTTTATATTATCACAACAATCATAACATTTTTTTACTATACAATTTGTAGAAAATTTATTCTTTTTACAAATACATTTATTAGAATTATTTTTATGCTCCATATTAGAACAATTTTTATTTGTGCAACAATCTGAACACATAAATTGATTACATTTTATACTATAATTTTTTTGTGAACAAGCTATACAAAAAATTTGATTATGAATTTTACAGTCATTATCGTTACAACAAGTTTTACAACATTTAGTAATACAATATCTTTTAGATTTTTTTCCACATTTACAAAAATATAACATATTATACTAATAATATATTTAATTAATAAAAAATTTTTATTTTATGAACTTGCATCATCCATATCTACAAAATAAGAAAGAATATTATGTATTTGATCAATGTGCATAATAGTACAAGGTTCTAATTTAAGTAATGAAGACAAATTAATATTTAAAATAAAATAATTTCCTATAACCAATTTATTATTAATTAAATATTTTAAAAGTAATTCATAAGCTTCAATATATTTTATTGTTTTTTTCTTATAATCAAAGAATTTTTTAATTTTTAGTTTTAATTTTAAATCTAAAGATTTGTCATTTATATCAAAATTAATTTCTTTAGGCTGAATTATAACAGTTGAGTTTTCATCTAATTGAATTGTTGTATTATTTTTTTTTATTTCTTTATTTTTATTAGGATCAAATCCTTTAATTATATAATCAAGTGCTTCGATTTTATAAGTTTCCTGAAATGTTGTTACACATAAATCATTTGTTTTAACATTACATTCATTAATTAGATATTTTATAACTTTACCATTTTTTATATATTTACATGCTTCAACTAAACATTGTATATTAAATTCACCACCATATTCTTTTAATTTTTTTATTGTTTCAAGATTATCGGGTTTTGAACATTCTTTAATAAGTACACTTATTGGTGGTTTAATATTAAATTTATATGGATAATATGAATGATTTGAACATTGATATAAAATATCTTCATCAATTGGAATATTATATTTTTCAATTTTATTTATATGGCATGTTTTATTTAATAATTTGATAATTAAATTTTTAGTAACTTTTAATCCATACATAATAAAAATATCAATTATATCAGATATATTATTATTATTTGATATTCTTCCTATATTACCAGTATGTGCTTTTGTTAATATTAGATCAATCATTTTTTCATCAGGAATAATTTCATTGTTTTTACAACTTTCAAATATTGTTATTATTAAACTCCTATCTAAATTTATAATACTTTTATTTAATAATTCGTTCTTTAAATCCATGTTTGAATTTTCAGAAATTATTATAAATAATTCTCTAATAATTGGTCCTTTATATGGTAAATTATTAATAAGATCAATACATTTATTAGAATTTTCTAAAAAGTATTCTGAATTATTTTTAATATAATTTCCAATTAAAACTTCATTACTACTATTAATGCAGTTTTTATTTTTAACTATAAATTTTATAAATTCATCAGGACTTAATTTATCAAGGATATATTTTACTGTTTTAATTTTATTTGTTGAATTATGTAAAATATTACCTATAATATTTGATCCATAATAATAATTTGCACTAATATTATTTTCATTAATCATTTTTATTATATAATTTGAATCTAATTCTAATTGATTTTGAATAAGTTTTAAAATAGAATCATCATTCATAATATTAATAATTAACGAAAAAAATTTAGTTTCAAAAATATATTTCTCAGATGCATAAACTATAAATGATAATATTATTTGATATGAATTGTTACCAGTTGATATACATTTATTATAACTTGAATAATTTGTATTCATATGTTCAAGATATTTATTAAATAATTCTTGATTTAATTCATTGTCTTTCGGATTAGTAAAATCCATAAAATAATTAGCAAAACTTGAACATTGAGCATGTCTTCCATCACATCTTGCTTTTAATTCAGTAGACCATTTTAATTTTATTACTTGATTATTATTTTTATTATTCATTTTAAAAATACTGGATATTTATACTTAAATATTAATAAAATTTAATTTATAAATCAATTTTTATTGTAAAAAAAATGCTTCATTATATTTAATATTTTATAAATTATCTAAATCATCATCAGAATCTCCATCTAGAATTTTATCAATAATATTCTTTTTTGAATTATTAGATGTATTTTTTAAATTTGATTTTTTATTTTTTAAAAGAAAATCATAATTATCATCATTATTTTCATTATTGTTATTTTTAATTAATAAATTATCATTATTTTCATTGTTGCCATAAAAATCATCAAATTCATTATCTTCATCATCATTTGGTGGTAAATTCATAATATCTATTTCATTTTTATTTTCTTTATTTTTATTTTTTATTAATGCATCTTCATTATCATCAGAATCATAAAATTCTATACCCATATCTCCTTTTGGATCATTTGATTTAAATAATTTTATAATATCATTTGGAGGATTACCTATTCCTTCAATACTACAACCACCTTTATCATTTGGAGTAACAACAACATATGTATCTTTATGTAATCTAGGACCTTTTCTTATAGTATTTGTTAAACCGGCTATTCTTTTTATATTATCAGAACATAATACAACAAAATGATCACCATTATTATGATCTATTTTACCAAACATTTGACCATTTTTTATTCTATCAATAGCATTATATTTACCAAAATTTCTTTTTTGTTTTTTTGTTCTATTACCTCCTTTATTAATTGGCATTTTCTACATATATATATTAATTAAACAATTTATATTTTAAATAAATTTCATCTTTTTTTACATAATATAATAAAAATATCTAAATAATATCATTTATTTGTTTAAACAGTTCATTAATTGTATCTTCTTGTATATTTATTTTTTCATTTATTTTTAAAATATTATCATTAATTTCTGTAAATTTTTTTTCTAGTATTCCAGTAAAATCTTTCATCTCTGTATTATTAATTTGTACTGGATCAACATTAACTATTTCTTTTTCTTCTGTATTAATAATATTATTTGGTGGTTTAACTGAATCTTGTAATTTCACAATTTTAGGTGCATTATCAATATCATCAGTTAAAGTATCAAAATTAAATTTTGAATATATATTATGATAATTTTTTTTATTAAATTCAATTGATTCTTGAGCTAATTTAGCTCTTTCTTCAGAACTTCTTTTTATATGTGATATACCATGTTCAGTATCATCTAGCCAAATTGAATAAAAAGCAATTAAGATACTTTGAATATTCCAAGTACTTGACCATTCTCCTTTATGATAACCAGAATTTGTCAAACAAATTCTACAATTTATTTCATAACGACCACTTGGAGTTTTCATAATATAATTTGGAGGTTCTGCTGGATATTTTGGTGAATGTTGAATTTCACCAATATAATGACCACCATAATATTGTGTTCCTTTTTGACCTACTAATAAAAAGTACCAAATTAATGGATTTTTATCATCATGATATGCAGTTATATAACCTAGTGGTTGTGAATTAAGTAATTTTAATTCATTTGTAAATCTTTTTTTTTGGATTAAAGTTGCTCCAGTTATATTCGGTATTTTATCATTAATTTCAGTCATTTTATAATAATATATATATTATTAATAATTAAAATCAATTTTTTATTAAAAGTAAACTAATTTAAATAAATATTAAATATATATTATTATATAATAATAAAAAAATGTCAACAGAAAATCAAATGGCTGATTCAAACGTTACAACTCCTCGTGTTCTAACTGGTTTTATTTATTACAATGAAACTGATGATTTATCTAAGATATTTGAGGTAATTAAAGATTTTAGAACCCGCCATGGTCTTAAATATACACATTACAAAGGACATATTTTTTTTATGTTGTTAAGTGATTTTATGGGTGAATTTAGTAAAGTAAGACCTTTTAGAATTTCTAAATTTAAGAGTAGTTCGGAATATACTTGTTCAAAAGAAGTTGCAGATAAACTTATAGAACAACGTAATTCATTTATTAAAATGAAATGGGATGAAGCAGGATATCTTGTATTTATGTCAAGAACAAAAACATTCTTTCATAATTATCTTGTTAGAAAGTTATTTAAAGATGCTGAAATTGAATTAAATCAAGAATTATACAAAGTTAATAGATTTACTTCTGAAAATAATGATAAAGAACAAGAAAATGTAGTCATGGAAAATAATACTGAACCTGTTAAAAGTGAGTTTACAAAGATTGAAAAGAGAGGTAGAAAACCTCTGGAAAATAAAGATAATGTTAAACCAAAATCTAAATATATTCCAAAAGATAAAAATGCAGTTAAACAAAATGATAATGTTGAAGAAGTTCCAAAGATTAGAGGTAAGCGTGTTGGAATGAACAAAAATAAGCAAGCTTAATTTATTTTTTTATATAAAAATTGATAAATATTATATTTAATACATAATATTTATAAAATGATAGGAAAATTATTATTATCAAGTAGAAGTTTTTACAAAATAAAATCAAATAACGATAAAATAGTAAATGGAAGAAAATGTAATATTTTATCAGAAAATAAAAATGATTTATTAGTTCAAACAAATAAAGAATTTAGTACAAAAGATATTTATATTAAATTAAATGATAATAATAAAATAGATCAAATATTAGGATATGTTGGTGAATTTCAAGATGATTTAGATATTTTTCATTATTTATACACAATAGATTGGATGTCAAATTCTAGATATAAAAAGTTATGGGAAGAAATGGGTTTTGATCCAACATATGATTTAAAAGATAGATTAAATTACACAAATGAAGTAATAACTATAGATCCAGAAGGCTCAATAGATTTAGATGATGGTTTTAGTTTTAGTTCAGATAAATCTAATTATTATTTGGATATACATATTGCAGACCCAATTTCTTATTTTAATTTTAAAAATCCTTTAATGATTCAAATATTTATAGAATTAATTAAAAGAGTTAATACTTGTTATATTCCAAATTCTAAAGGTTCTAATCAACCTGTACATTTATTACCAGAACATGTAGTAAATTATATTAGTTTATTAGAAACAACAAAAGAAATTTCAAAAAGAAGAGCTATAACTTTTCTTTTCACAATTAATAAATTTTCTAATGAAATATCATATAAGGTTGAATATACATTATTATCTAATATTATAAATAAAACTTATGAGAAATTTGATCAAGAATTAAATGAAAATAATAAATATAAAGAAGAAGTAGTTAGTTTGATAAATCATTTAATTAAATTGATAGATTTACAATATAAACCAATAATGTATTATGAGAATATATCACATAGAATGATAGAGATTTTTATGATATTAGTTAATTATTATTCAGGAAATTATATGAGTAATAAAGTTAATAAATTAATTATAAGATATCAAGATAAAAAAGATTTACCAGAAAATTTTGAAAAAATACCACATTATTGTTTAAATTTTTTAAATTATTCTGCTAATTATAAAATAATTTCAAATAATGAAAGAAAAGAACATTATTCATTAAATATTTATAATTATTGTCATGTCTCTTCTCCGATGAGAAGAGTTATTGATATGTTAAATCATTTATTAATGATTGATAATTTTGATTTTAATATTGAACAATTTATTTCTGATAATATTGATTTTGATTTAATCAATAATAAAATTAAAAAACAAAGAAAAATATCAAATGCTTATGAATTAGTAAAAATTCTTAATATTAATAACAAATTTAAAGCATGTGTATTGGATATAAATAAAAAAGATAATAATACTTTTGGATTATTAGTATTATTTGCAATAATTAATATTGACGGAATAAATACTGAATATAAAAAAATGGTGAATATTGAAATACCAAAAACACATGAATGTATTAAAAGATTCCAAGAATTTGATATAGAATTACATTATAATTCTATTAATTTTAAAAATAATAATTTTCCATTTTCTATAAAAATTTTGTAAAATATTTATACTTTAATACTTTTAAGATTATCTGGACTAAGTGGATGAATACCACATCTAAATGTCGCTTGTACTGAATTTAAAATATTAATTTCATGATTTGTTACTATACTAATTGCCCAACCTTCTCTTCCAAAACGTCCAGTTCGACCAATTCTATGAATATAATTTGCAATTGATCCTGCTCTTGGTAATTCATAATTTACAACTAATGAAAGTTGTTGTATATCAATACCTCTTGAAAGTAAATCTGTTGATATTAAACATTTAACATCTCCTTCTTTTTTAAATTCTATTAAAACTTGAGCTCTTTCAGCTTTTGTCATTGATGAATTTATAACTAGTACTTTAATATCATGTTTTTCTAAAGTTTCTCTTAGTCTATCAGAATTTTTAATAGAATTTACATATATGATAAATTTAATAATTGACCAAACAGATAACATTTCAAGTATAATTCCTGGTTTTTGATTTTCAGAATCAACTAAAATATAATTTTGTTTAATACCATCTAATGTTATCTTTTCTTTTTTAACTAAAATTCTTACTGGATTATCTAAAAGTTCATTAGCTGACTGTATAGTTGAATTTGTAAGTGTTGCTGAAAATAAACATAATTGATATAATTGATCACTCAAATGATCTAATATGGTAAAGACATCATTTCCTAAATTTCCTATAAGCATTTCATCACACTCATCAATAACTATGAATTTGATATTAGAAAATAAATTCTTATTTATTCGCATAACATGATTTAATCTTCCAGGTGTTGCTATAATAATATGAGAATAATTTAATTCATTCATACTTCTATTAATATCTGTACTTCCTGTGCAAAGACAAAAGTCTACCTTCATAAATTTTGCAAGCTCTTTTCCTACTAAAAATATTTGCCATGCTAAATCAACAGTATTTGCAAGAATAATTGCTTGTGGTTTTTTAACATCTTCATCTATTAATTGTAAAATAGAAATCATAAAAGCACCTGTTTTTCCTGTACCTGAATTAGCTTGAGCTACAATATCTTTTCCATCAAGCATTTGAGGAATTACTAAAGATTGAACTCTAGAAGGATATTGAAAACCATAATTAATAATTCCCATTAACAATTTTTCTTTCAAATTTAAATTAACAAAATCATCACAAGATTTTTCAATAACTCCAGGAGAACAACAAATATCATCTTTATCTTCGAGACCTTCTTGATCGATCGTAAAACTATTTTCAATTAATTTTCTATCCTGTTCTTTAGAATATTCATCAGCGATGCCTCTTCTCTCACCATAACCGCCTTGTCCTCCACGACCTCTTCTTTCACTATAACCACCTTGACTACCTTGACCACCATGACCACCATATCCGCCTTGGCCACCATGACCGCTATGACCACCATATCCGCCTTGGCCATAACCTCCTCGATTACCATAATTATCACGATTTTGATTGCGATTGTTCATTATTTAATATATATCTTAATAAATCTTTATATTATTAAATCAATTTTTTTAATAATATTATAATTTTAAAAAAATTAAATTTTTCTATTCTATATAAGTTTAATACCTAATATTGATACTAATTCATCCACAAAATTTATTAGTGGAGTTGTTGCAACATGTAAATCATTATTTATATTAATAATATCACTAAATTTAAAAAATTCTATATCATTAGTGTGAATATATTGTTTAACATATTCAATATTATTTTCCTTAAAATAATCTACACAATCTTTTATTAATAATATAAATGTTTTACAGTTTTCATAATTTATTTTATCAATTTGAAACCAAGCTATATTAAAAATAATATTAATTACTATTAAATGATCTTTATCAATAGATAAAAATTTTTTTAATAAAATATCTTTATTAGTACTCATTATCCTATATATTAGATATATATTATTATAAATAATATTCATTTTTTTTTTATGTTTAAAAAATATTTTTTTTTAATGTATTCAATATATATTTAATAATATGGATAAACTAGATGAAATTTATGATATATATGTACAAAGTTTATTCACAGAAAATTTTGATCAAATTATTTTAAAATATAAAAATAATAATTATGAATGGAAAAAGTTTGAAAAAATTTTTAGACAAATGTATAAATTAATAATAGATTCAAAAAATGAAAAAAATCTTATTACAAATTATCATATGTTTATATTATTGTATTTGAATTATACAAATTATTTAAAATATTCTCAAAACTCAGATTTTAATAATTCAGAAATTTATAATATCATAAATAAAATAAAATTTAACAAACATATATTAAAAAAAATATTAGCATATACACCAAATACTAATATAAAAAAAATAATTAAAATAACAAATCCCTTTGTTAATTTAAAATTAAATAAATTTAAAAATGAAGAATATTTAGAAAAATTTATCACAGAATATCTCTTAAATTCAAAACAAATGGAAAAACTTTCTGAAATGTCTAATGATAATTATAAAAAATCTTTAAATATTTTAATTTTTAGAAATATGATTTCAATAAAAAATAAATATAATAATTATCATGATTTTTTTATTAAAAATATAATTAATTTTAATGATTTAAATTTTTTTTTAGACTTTGATTCATTTATTAATAAAATACCACAATGGAAGAAAATATTAAATTTTCGAACAAAAAATTCTGATTTTGAAATTAATGTTAATATTATTGATGTAATAAAATTTTTATTAACTAAAATATCTAAATTATCTATTGAAAATAATTCTGATAAATTTATTCTAACTAATACTAAATATGGTGGTAAACTTGTAATTTGTTTTGATCCTAATATACAATCTACTGAATTTAATAATTATCAAATAAATTATAGTTTAATGCATTTTGGTTTAGAAGAATTAAAAAATTTTAATTTTTTAAAAAAAACATCAACATTTATTGAAATTAAATTAGCATCTAAGAATATTAAAGATTTATCATCTCTTTTAGATATTATTCATTTACTTACAATTAGTTTTAAAATTTTAGAATCATATCCAAATGATATTTATGAATGTATTTATCCAGTTGAATATACTAACTATTATTTTTTATCTTTTTGTATGTTTTTAGAATTTGTTAAACCACATATAAAAAAATCACTTGGAATTAACAAATTTATCATTGATTTAATTAAATATTTTTATATTTATTCATATTATGATTACTATTTTTATTATTCAAAAAATTTATTTGAAACAATTATATCTAATTATTCCTATAAAAATAATATATTTGAAGAATTTATTAATAATTTGAAAAATACTTTAAAAATTCCAAAAGAGTTATTTTCATATCCACCTTTTTTTAATATTGAAGATGATCTAAATTCTTCTTTATTTTATAGTTTTGAAATTCCTAATTATTTTAAATTATTTGATCTTATAAATGCAATTGCTTATGTATTTTCTAAAGATTATTATTCTGTAAATAATAAAGATATTGATTTAATTGAATTAATTAAAAAAAATTTTTATATAATAGATGTTGAAAGTTCAAATAATAAAAAAGAAAATAATATTTCATTATCTGAATCATTGATACATACAGGTATTTCAGATAAACCTAAAAAATCTGTTAAAAATAAATATAGTTCTGAAGATGAAACAAATAGTTCAACAACTTTAAATTACACAAGTTCAAATGAAAATCAGTCAGAAAGTAATGATGATCTAAAATCAAGATTAAATATTGATCAAATATCTAATATGACTAAACAAAATAAAAAATTAATACAAAATACAAATACATATATTGAATTAAACATTGAAAATTCAATTAATTGTAACCTTAATACTGAAATTAATTAACTCATATACATATATAAAATGATGTTATTTAGTGAAAATATCGATAACTCAAATATACATATTATTTCAGATAAAAATAAAATATTTAATATATTATTTAATATAAATTCAAAAGAACTAATATATGATAATTATAATATACCTATTTCTAATAAATATTATATAACTATTGTTGATGCAGCTGAAGGAACATTTGGAAATTTTTTTTCATATATTTTTGATGAAAGTAGAGAAACTGAAATAAATTTTATTCCTGAAGAAAATATTGATTTAAATTTAAAATGGGATTTAGAACAATTTTATTTTATTCTTTTGGATAACAATAAATATTTAATTAATCTTGAAGATGAATTTAATGAAATTAAATCAATTATTAATAATTCAAATGCAGAAACAATATTAATTATTGATATTAACTATATTATGAATTTTTTATTAGATTCTAAAGTAAAAAATAATCCAGTTCATATCTTTGATTTTTTACTTTTTCAATTAAAAAAATTTAATTTAGATAAAATAATAATTTTTGATGAAGAAAACAAATATTCAAAAAATAATTTATTATATAAACAAATCAAGTTATGTTTAGATATAAAAAGTATTAATTTACCAGTAGAAGAATATGAATTACGAGTATATAATTATTTTAAAGATAGTGATGAAAATTATAATCTTCTTTGGAAAATTGCTAATTCTGATGATAAAATAATTATGAAAAAAAATGTTAATCCTAATTTTGAGAATTGTTTACAATTTAATTATGGTTTAGTTAATGATATTGAAGCATTTATATGTAAAGTAAAAATTTCAGATATAATTACTAAAAATATTTTTGAATTAGAAATTAATCCAGGTATTGTTTTAGATCCTTTAGATAAAATTAATTTTGATCTAACTTTTCTAAATCTTTAGGATGTAAAATGTTATTCTTAAATTTTAAATAAACAACTTGTAACTTAAGATAATGTGCTATAAAATAAATTAATAAAATAAATAATCTCATTGATAAAGAATTAGGTAATGCAGGTAAAATAAATGCTGTAAATTCAATTATATAAAAAAAAATTTCAAAACCCATTAAACATATATTAAAATTATATTTTTTTATTAAAAACTTCTTATTTTTGAATGTAAGATAAAATACACATATATAATAATAATAAGAACATTGGAATTGTTGTATTTTTTAAAAAATAATCAATATTTTCTGATGAATAATTTGTTTTCCATATTTTATTAATATTTATTATCATAGGTATAAATATTAAAATTGGTATATATCCAATAAAAAAATTATGATAAAGCTTTATTAATGTTATTGTATTTGAAATTATACTAAAATATAATAATAAATTTATCAGTATTAAAGTATTTTTTTTACCTATTAAAACAGGTACTGTAATTATATTATTTTTTTTATCACCTTTTATATCTTTTATATCTAATAATAATTCATTAATTAATGATCCAAAAAATATATAACTGATTGTTATAAGAAGAATTTTATAGTTGATATTTTTATAATTTATATTTTGTAAACTAGCTAATCCTGTATAAAAGATAGAGAAAGATACAGTAAATGCACAGTATAGATTTTTTATAAAAGTTAATCTTTTAAAAAATGGTGTATATATAGTTATGCCAATTAACATATAATTGGTTATTACTTGTAAATTAATTGATAAGTATGTTCTAGTTAGATAATTTATTAAAAATATAAATAATAATGATATACTTATTGCTTCTTTTTCTGTTATTTCACCTGTTATTAATGGTCTTGATGGATTATTTATTTTATCTAATTCAACATCAAATAAATCATTTAATACCATACTCAGTAGCATTATTAAAAGTGAAATAATATTTGTTGTTAAAAATTGATAAGAATTTAATAAATTATTTAATGATGGATTCATAATCCATCCACCTGAAAATGTTAAAAATAATGTTGGTAATACATTATTAAATCTAGTTAATTTTTTTAAACTATTAATTTTTGATATAATTTTATTATTTTGATTAGATTTTAGTACAAAAATATTATTCTTTGATACTTTATTATTTATTAATTTTAAATTATGATAATAAAATGGGTGAGATTTTACAATATTTATTAGTAGTAATGTTAATACAAATAAATATATTATTTTCATATTAATTATATTTATATTTATATTCAAATTTATTTATATAATTTTGATATTTTATATTAAAAATTAGTAAATAATTATCCATTTTTTATTTTTAAGTATTTAGTTTTATATTTATTATATTTGTGATTATATCCACCATTCATTATGGTAATTTTTTCTTCGTAAAATTTATCAATTAAAGTTGAGACAAGTTTATTTGGTATTCCAATTTTACCATTTAATAATATTAAATCTTCTCTTGTTATTGGTGATTTTGGATTACCTCTTCTAAAGATATCAAATAAAGTTGCACGTGAATAAGTAAAACCATCTGATGCAATTAATGGATCATTTAATAAATTTAATGATACTGGATCTTTTAAATGATCATAAGTTGAATTATTTTTATTAATTAAATCATGAATATTATGTATTTTTGAGATACAATCTTGTATTTTAATAACATCACTTTTTAATAAAACTGTTTTTTTATTTAAAGATTTATCTGTTCCAAAATGTGTTAATAACCAATCACCATTGTTTATATCAACTGTCCACAAAATTTGTCGATGAAAATTATCATCTCTGAAAGATTTTCTATAATCATTAGGATTATCTGTCATATACTTATTCCAGTCATCATTCATAGGTAATTCTATAGTATTTCCAGTATCTCTTAATACATTTAAGCATTTACATATTATATTTAGATCATCATAATTAATAGGTGGGTCAATTTTAATAGGTTCTGTATCAGTATATAAGTCCATATATTATATAATATATAATAATATATTATATATTATATAAAAAAAATATCTAAAACATGTGATCTTCTTCGTAAAAACGTTTATAATTATTTCTATAATGATTTGAAAAAATATCATAAATAATACTAAATTTACCATGCATACTTTCATAACTAGTTTTATCAATAAAATCTACAATTGATTTATCTTGTTTTAATGTGGTAAACATAGTATTATAAGTAATTTTATCACCTACTAAATTAATAAGATATTCAAATGGATAAAAAATATTTAAATAATTATCTTCCTTATTACTATAACTCCAATAATTTCTATAAGCTTTTACAAATAGAATAGTTTTAAATTTTGAAACAGGAAGAGCATGTGTTATAATAGTAGATGTATAATTTGCAAATTTAACTCTTGCAACTGTTGAATGTGGTAGAACATATTCATTTTCAACAATTATATTATCAATTTTATAAACTTTATTTACAAGCGAGTTTTCACCTGCAATATATTCATATATTATTTTATAATGATTTTCAGTATCATTCATTTTTAAAACTTTAGAATTTTTAACAGGATTTGGATGTTTTTTATTTCCAAAAGTATGAACAAATCCAATATGACAAATATCTAAACTATTAACTGTAACAAATTTTGCATAATGTTCAAACTCTTCAGATAACTTTACTGCTCTTTGATCATTAGAATAATATTCTGGTTCAACAAATATACAATTTTCATCAATAGTATTTCTCATAGTACTATTTAAAATTGGTATTGTATTTAAATAAATCATATCGCCTTTTTCAACAACTTTATAACAATCAATATTATGTAATTTTGATATACCACATTTTAACTGTGGTATATCAACTAATTCACCATTTGTACCATTAAAAATATAGCCATGATAAGGACATGTAATTGTGTTTTTACAAGTATCACCCTTTAAAAAAGATGAACCTTGATGACTACATGAATCCCTTAAACCAAAATAATCTTTTTTATCTTTCCAAACAATATAATTAATATCTTTGATAGTTACTCTTTTTGGTTTTTTTCCAAAATCCTTTGCAAAGCCAATAGGATACCATGTTAGTTGACCTTTATCATTCGGTGATTCTAAACGTGGAAAATTACCAAAATGATAAAATTTAGAATGTATATTTTTATGTTCATAAATAGTATCATTTTTATTCTCAATATATACATCATCAGAAAAATATAATATATTATAATTTTTATTTGCTAATTTTTGATTAATAAAAGTATTATGATTTATTTTTAAAAAATTTTTTTTTAAAAACCCATTTGTAGTTGTAAAAAATAAAAATAATGATAAAACACAAAATTTAAAAATATTATAAGTTTTTAATGTCATTATTTATATATTAATTATAATATAATAAAATTATAAATATATTAAATATATTATATTATACGATGAATACTATTAAAAATATATACATATTTTGTATTTTTTTATTTTTACATTTTAATTCATTATTTTCTTTTAGATGTATAAATAGTCAAAAAATTCATTATAGATCTATTAGTATAAATATGGTTGAGGAAGATATTGAATATTTATCAAAATATAAATATTATTTCCAAAAAGATAATTATAATAATGTTATTAGTAATATTATTGATAAAAAAGTATCAAAAGTTTATTTAGATAAAAAATTTAGTGAAATAATAACTGTGGACAAAGATATTAATATTAATAAATTAGATTTAGATGAATCTGATAAAAAAGAACTTGATATTATTTATAATTATAATCATTATCATATAGCAAATATAAATCCAGTATTAGTTTCTAATATTATAGATAAATCTTCTGAATCTCATACTCCTCTTATTATTACTGATTTAAGACCAAATTATATTACTTTGATAGATAATGGTTTTAATTTATTAACAGGTTCAATTTCATATATACTACCTTTACTTTTATTATCATCTTTTTTATCATTTATATCTAGAAATGCTAATATAAATTCTTTTAAAAATCCTAAATCAGGGTTTCAACAAGGTCAAAATATGCCAAATTTATTTAATCCATTTATGATGTCACAATTAGATAAATCTAATAACTTAGTTCAAAAATCAAATATTACTTTAGAAAATTGGGCAGGAAGTCCAGAAATTATAGAAGAGTGTAGAGAAATTATTCAATATATCGAAAATAAAGAATTATTTAATAAAATGGGTGCAGAAATGCCAAAAGGTATACTTTTAGAGGGTCCTCCTGGTACAGGAAAAACATTATTAGCAAAAGCAATTGCTGGTGAAACTAATTCTACTTTTATAGCAATATCTGCTTCTGAATTTGTAGAATTATTTGTTGGGATGGGTGCTTCAAGAGTTCGTGATTTATTTTCAAGTGCTCGTAATAATAAACCTTCAATTATTTTTATTGATGAAATTGATGCAGTTGCTAGACAAAGAGGTAGTGGTTTTAATAATGCTAACGATGAAAGAGAACAAACTTTAAATCAACTATTATATGAAATGGATGGTTTTAATAATAATGAAGATATTGTAGTTATGGCTGCAACAAATAGAAGAGATGTTTTAGATCAAGCAATTTTAAGACCAGGTAGATTTGATAGAATTATTCGTGTTTCACTACCTGATATTGATTCTCGAAAAAAAATAATTGATTATTATTTGACCAATAAAAATATAGTTAATAATTTTAATATTTCATCTATTGCTGAATTAACAGAAGGATTTTCTGGAGCACAAATTAAAAATTTAATTAATGAAGCTATTATATTATCAGCTAGAAATAATTATACTAGTTTACAAGAACAATACATATTTGAATCATTTGAAAAATCTATTGTTGGATTAATTAGAAAAAATGCTACTGTTGCTCCAATTACTCAAAGACGTATTGCTATACATGAGAGTGGTCACTCCTTATTAACATTATTATTTAATGATACATTTGAATTCAAAAAAGCATCAATACAACCAACATATAATGGTGCTGGTGGGTATACTTTATTTAATGAAAAATCTGAAATTAGAAGTGGTGGTTTATATACAAAAGATACTTTATATAAAAGATTAGTAGTTAGTATGGGTGGAAAAGCAGCAGAATCAATTTATTATGGTAAAGATTTAATTTCACTTGGAGCTATTGAAGATTTAAAACAAGCAAATAAATTAGCAAGAAAAATGATTGGTAATTTTGGTATGGGTAAAGATTTAGAAGTTTTTTTTAATGAAGATATTAGTGATGAATCAAACCCATTTTCAAGAAGTTTATCAGATAAATATTCTGAACAAACAAAACAAACAATGGATAAAGAATCATTAGAATTAGTACAAAAAGCATATAAAAAAGCTGTAGAATTATTAACATCAAATTATGATAAAATGATTTATTTTTCAGATTTATTAATAAATAATACTGTTGTTTATAAAGAAAATATTGAATTATTGTTATAAATTTATTTTATTTTAATATAATATTATAATGAATAAATTATCAAATAAAAAGTATACTATTTTTAATGAAAATGATATTACAATACGTGATACAACATTTGATATGCTGCGAAAATTAGGTGTAACTATAGTATGTGGAAATCCAGGATCAACAGAAGAAACTATGTTAATGAATTTTCCTGAAGATTTTTTATACATAATGGCTCTTCAAGAAGCTAGTGTTATTGGAATAGCTGATGGAATATCGCAAAGTATAAGAAAACCTGTTATAGTAAACGTTCATACTGGTGTTGGTATTGGTAATGGTATGGGAAATATTTTAACAGCATATCAAAATAAAACACCTTTAATATTAACATCTGGAAATCAAACTAGAGATATGTTATTGATGGAACCATTATTAACTAACATTCAACCCAATCTATTACCATTACCGTGGGTAAAGTGGGCATATGAACCTTGTCGTCATGATGATGTACCTGGATCATTTATGAGAGCTTATGCTAAAAGTATACAAGAACCACAAGGACCTGTATATTTATCAATTCCATTAGATGATTGGAACAAAATATCTTCAAGTAAAGTTGAAATAAGAAATATTTGTATAAGAGTTGCACCAGATCCTAAAGTAATTATTGAATTTGCAAATGAGATAAATAATTCAAAAAATCCTGTTTTAATTTATGGTTCAGATATTGCTAGAAATTCAGCATGGTATAATGGTATTGAATTCGCTGAAAAATTAAATGCTCCTGTATGGTCAGGACCATTTAATGAAAGAACGCCTTTTCCTGAAACACATCTTTTATATCAAGGTCAATTAAAATCATCTATAAAAGAATTATATGATGAAATAAAAAATTATGATTTAGTTATTGTTATAGGAGCACCTGTATTTCGTTATTATCCATATATTGATGGAGAATATATTGGCAAAAATGCAAAACTTTTACTAGTTTCAGACGATTCAGATCTAATAGCTAAAGCTCCAATAGGTGATAGTATATTATCTAATTCAAAACTCTTTTTTGAAGAAATTATGAACAAAATAAACAAAAAAATAAATAAAAACATACCAATAAGAAAACAAGTATCTTCGAAAATAGAATTAAGCAATAAACCATTTCTACCAGAAACAATATTACATATATTAAAAAACAATTTACCAGAAGAATATATTTTAACAGAAGAATCTCCTTCTATAGTTTCTGCAATGCAAGATATAATTAGAATTGATAAACCTGATACATTTTATACATTTGCATCTGGTGGATTAGGTTGGACAATGCCTGCTTCAATTGGTTTAGCAATTGGTGAAAAAATACAAAAAAGAAATAGACCTGTGTTTTGTTTAATAGGTGATGGTTCATTTCAATATTCAATTCAATCTTTATATACTGGTGTACAAAATAAGGCACATGTTATATATATAGTATTTCAAAATCATGAATATGGAATATTAAAAGAATTTTCTATTTTAGAAAAAACTCCAAATGTTCCTGGTTTAGATTTACCAGGTATTGATATTGTTTTATTAGCTAAAGGTTATGGTGCAAATAGTATATTTATTGATAATATTTCAGAATTTTCTAAAGAAATAAAAAATGCTTTGCTTTTTAAAGGTATTAGCGTTATAGTTTTACCAACAAACAAAGTAAAAGGAGGTTTGACTATTTAAACCTCTGAAGATTTAAAACAAGTAAATAAATTTATTTTATTTCGATAATATTCATTTTTTCATTAAGTTTAATTTCAATTAATTCAATAATATCTTTAACTTTTTTAAAATCGATAATATCTAAATTTAAATATTCATCTGATTTTTCTAAAGAATCATTATATTTTTCTAACATTACAAATAATTCATCAATAGATAGATTATTATCTATTTCATTTTTATTTTCTAAAATATCATCAATAATAGATATTTTAGATTTTAATTCTTGATAATTTTTTATAAAATCATTTTTATCATTTTCTTTTCCTAATTGATTAATTTTATTAATAACGTTTTCAAGACTTATATTTGATTCTAAATCCATACTATATATATTAATATAAATAGTATTATATCTGTAAAACAATTTTTTTTATATAAAAAGTTATTATATATTTTGTTCTAAAACTTTATAGGAAATTTTAATACTTCCATCTGGTAATATTATATCCGCTTTTTTAGGTGAATTTAATAATTCAATTATAGATGTAATTTCTTTTCCATTTTTTATAATTGATGGCTTCATATTAGAAACAAAATTATAATAAGATTTTTTTGCATTATGATATTTATTAATAATCCAATTTATTTTATTTAGATATTTATACATTTTATCTTTGTATTCTTTAATATCGTAATTATTTAATATGAAATCATAATTTTTATTTATTTTATCAATATTATCTCTACTTTTTTCATATTTATTACTTAAAGTTAATATGAAATCTTTATATTCTAAAAATAAATTTATATAATTTTTTTGAGTCTCAGTTATAAATTTAGCTGCATATGTTGGAGTTGGAAATTTATAATCAGCAACTTCATCTGATAATTGATTATCAATCTGATGACCAACAGCACTAATTGTGATAATCATACATTTATTTATTCTACAAATTAAATCCCAATCTGAAAAACCAATTAAATCTTCATATGAACCACCTCCTCTTGTAATTAAAATTAGTTTTAAATAAGAATAGTTTGATTCTAAATAATTTATAGCATTAATAACAGATTGTGGACATGATTTTCCTTGTACAATTGCATTAATCATATAAATATTACCAATAAATTTATCATTTTTAAATGTTTGTAAAATATCTTGAATAGCTGCACCTTCTAAAGATGTAATAATACCAATATCATTTGGAAATTTATTTAATATTTTTTTATTTTCATTCCATCCTAAATCTATAATTTTATTTCTTAATTCACTATGTAATTTTAAATAATCACCTAATCCAACTTTTTCAATTAATTTAACATTAAAATATATTGAAAAATTTCTTTTAGATATTGAAAAATTACCATAAATCTTAATTTTATCACCATCTACTAATTTTTTATATTCAACAAAATTTTTACATTTCGTAATTTGCCAAAAAATTCCATTAATTTGGTAAGAATTTATTTTAATAGTAATATATGCATTTGTATCAGAAAATCGAAAGCTAATAATTTCACCTATTAGATTAACACAGTTACATGATGTTAATGATGTATTTATTTTATTATATATTTCATTTAAATAATCTTCAGAAGTAACTTTTTTTTCTTCAGATTTTTTTGTTGATTCTAATGTTTGACCTGTTAATTTATTTAATTCTTCAGATAAATCTGAATCAGTTGAATCATTATTTTCTTTTGAATCATTTATTAAAGATTTTTTATTTTTATATCTAGTTTTCATAGAATATATTTAATATTAGTATTAATTAAATATATTATAAATAAAAATCAATTATTCTACTAAATTTCTATTAGAAACCCTAGATAATTTTAAATTACCAACTTGTGCCATTTTTTCTCTTATTTTTTCTATTTTTTCATTATTAAATGGATAATGTTCAATGTCATTTATATATACATCTACTAGTATTTCATCTTGACTAATTATTTTTAAAATTGTTTGTTTAAAATCATCATCATAAACAAAATTTTTATATTTAATAACTACAGGACAAACATTTGCTCCTGCATAAAAAGCTCCTGTTCTAAATCTCATTAAAGAATTATTATTACCCATTGCTCCCTCTGGATAAATTGTTATCTTTTTTTTCTCTTCTAGATATTTTTTTATTTTTTCAACCATATTTGTATCAACACCTCTTTTAAATATTAACAGTTTACATTTTTCACCAATTAATTTACCTATTTCTGTTGAATTAATAAAATCAGAAGTAACAAATCCACATCTAAAAATATAAAATAAAATAAATGAATCTAGATAATGAGAATGATTTGCTATTATAATTGATTTTGAATTATTGTCTTTTTTATTATTCCAAGTAAATATATTATCTTTAATTGTAAAGCCTTTTTTTGTATTATCAATTATATTAATTTTAATATTTAGGGATCTTAAAGTATACTCAAGTGTATTAATAATTTCTTCATCTGAGTTAATTAAAATTAATTTATTTATAATAGAAGTAAATTTAACAATACTAATTGGCAATATCATATAATTTATTGAACTAGAATTATCTATTTTAACTGATAATATATCATTTTGATATTTTTCATATTTTGATTTAGAAAATATTTTTTGTTCATTTAATATTGATTTAATTTTTTTAGAACATATTGGACATTCTAAATTATTTGTTTTTCTTGAATTTATTTGTTTATTTATAATAAATTCATTAAAACATCTATCATGAATCATGTGATTACATGGTAAAATAAATAGTATATTATCTCTTGACTTAAAACTCTTTTTACAAGAACATACATAATTTACAATTGTATCATCTAATTCTTTATTACATTGAATTATTGAAGATTCCTTCTTTTTTATAGATTTATTATCTAACATATAATTATATTTATAATATTATAATTATAAATAAACTTAAAATTTTTTTGCAAAATTTTTTTTTCTTCTTATGGCGTTTAAATCATTTTTAGAATCTTTTGTATCTAGAGATTTTTCATTTTCAATAATTATTGATGGATTAGATGCTAATCCATTAATTTTATTTTCAATCTCTTGTTTTCTTTTTATTAAATTCTCTACAAGACTTGTTGCTGATTTTTGTTTTTTAAATTTTTCTATATCTTCAATATTAAATGAACTTACTTCTGATAATATTGTAGCATTACAAATTGTATTATTAATAGTTTCAATATCAATATCATCCGTATAATTTGATATTAATTTTTCTTTAAGTCCATTCAACTCATTTATACTTTGAGATAAAAATTCTAAATTAACATTAGGTTTTACATTATTTTCTATTAATAACTTATCTTTATTTATTGATGAAATTATATTTTTTTCTAACATTGTAATTTTTTTTCCTAAATCTATAATCATTGAATTATTTTTATCTAAAATATTTTTTTGTTCTAATATATTTTTTTCTAAATATGTTATTTTATTTTCATTTATACTATTTTTTTCTGTTAATGTTACTACAATATCACTAGTATATTTTAGCGCATCTAATAATACTTGATAATTTTGTTCAACTGATATTTGATTACTCATTAAAAATATATTTTAATTCTATATTATAAAAAACAATTTAAAACCTATATTTTCATAATATTATAGTGTGTTAAATTATCAAAACTTTTATATATTATAAATCTAATTATGTTAACCATATTAAATTTTCTTAATTATTTTGCAGGGAAACCTTTAAACATTTATATATTAATCTCAATTACTATTGTTATTTATTATATTTTAATTAAATACTATTATGAAAGTATTTATTCTAGTAATTTATATTTAATTACATTAATTATTTTAATGATTTTAGATATTGTCAGTATTATTATGATATTTTTTTATGATCGAAAAATTGATAAATCTGAATTATCAGCTAATAATTATTTAAATGAAAATTTAAATTTAAATTTAAATAAAGAATCAGATCAACCAAAAAGTATAAAAAAATCTTCTAAAAAGAAAAATAAAAAATTTCATGATAAAGAAAATAAAGATAAAAAAAGTTATGTAATTGATAATAATGATAATAAAGATATAATATCATTATTTGATATAAATAAAGATGTATCGTTAGTTACTTATTAATTTTAATAAAAAAATATTATTAAACATTTTTTTATTCTTTTTCTACAAAATCATCTAAACTTTCTTCCTTTAATTGTTCATTATAATTAGATATTTCTGTATTTACATTAGTTGTAGTATTTGTCATAGATGAATTATTTACAGCTGATTGTGCTACAGCTTCTGCATGATTATTTAATTGATTTAAATCAATTTTACTTAACATTTCTTGTAAACTTGTTGTAGTATTTTTTTGAACTTGTTTATTACCACCCATTCGCATTTGAGCCATATTTTTTTGTTTTTCTCTTAATCTTTTTTTTAAAATTTCTCTATGAACTTTTTTTTCATCTGGAGTCATATCTTTAAATTCTTTAGTTGGTACATATTGAGTTGAGTTTTGATTAGTTAATTGTGCCATTAATTGATTTCTTTCTTGTGGTGTTATCTTTACTTTTTTACCATTATTCATACCTGAAAAAACTTTTTGAAGTAATGCTGTATCATTACCAGATAGATCAGAATTTAATCCTAATTGTCTTAAAATATTGGGATCCATTATAATTACTACATATTATATTATTTTTAAATCCAATTTAATTAGTAAATCTTATAAATTATTTTGAACTATTAAGAATTATATATAAAGATTTATTTTTTGATCTTGGTTTAGTTATTTTTTCAATTCCTTCAAGAAAATCTTTATATTTAATTTTTTTTATAACTTGAGACATAACTTGATTAATATTAAAAATATTAAATTTTTGAATAAAAGATTGCATATAAACTGATACTTCTTCTGTAAGATCAATAAATGGTTTATCAAATAATAATTCTTTACTCTTTTTTAAACTATTAAATTTTTCTTTATAATCATTTTTATTTTTCATAATATCTTCTCTTATATTTTTATTAAAATTTGATATAGCATTTTTTAATTTTTTTATTGAATAAACTGATTGAACAATATAATATACAAGCATCACAACTTCTTCACCAAAATTTTTTGATAAATTATCACATTTAACAACATAACCAAGTTTATCAATCGTTCTTAATTTATCAAAAAGTGGTTCATATAATATCTCTGAAACCATTTGACAAATTAATTTATTTTTAATTATTAATTCAATACTATCATTTGTTAGACTATTATTCGAATATTTTACTGGTATTTTATATATAACAAAATTTTGTAAAATAGAATTATTATTATCTTTTTTATTAATGTCTTCTGATTTAAAATTATAATTTAGTTTATATAAAATATTTTTATTATTAATTTTTCTTAAAGTATCTAAATATCTATTTGGATTTAAAGAAATTGCATTAATTAAATAATCAATATTTTTGTTTAACATATTATCATTTTCAGAATTATTATCTAAACTTAAATTAGGAATACCTATTATAATAAATACTTCTTGTTGATATTTAAAACATTCCATAATCTTATTTTTAAAACTTTTATATGTTATATTTTTTAGTAATTCTAGTTGTTCATTTGGCAATATTTCATTATTAAATAAAGTATGTTCGGTATCAATAACTCTTAAATAAGGTGTTTCATATTTCAAATTTATAATATGTTCTTTTGAATCTCTAATACTTTTATTAAAATATTTTTCAGTATCAGGATTATTAAATATTGTATCAGGATGTATATATTTTAATATTTCATAAATATAATTATCAATTAAATAATTTAATCCATTAAAATTATAAATAATTGTATCATTATCTAATATTATATTAAAATACATTTTATAATCAAACATTGTCTCAATATAATAATTTAGTAAAGATTTACAAATATATTTATAAATCTCTAATAATAATTTATTTTTTTTATCATTTAAATTAATATTATATCTAATAACAGTTACATTAGCAATTGGTTTATTAAATTTATTAACTTCAGAATAGTATACTTTTCTATTAATTAATTTATTTTCATAAATTAATTTTGGATATGTATCATTTTTAACTTTTTTGGTAACTAGATCAGTTTTTATATTAAAATTTTTTATTGGAATAATATTTAATAAATTATAATTATTTTTTATATTATGAATATCTTTAAAATTATATTTATTTATGATATATTTTGTATTATACCATTTACTTATATCCCATTCTTTATTATTAAGAAAATTTATATTTGTTATTATTTTTATTGTAACATCATTTAATATTTTTTTAAATTTTTTAAAAGTTTCTTTTGTATATTTTGGAACTATTGAATTTCTTAAAATTGCCATATTTGGTTCTGTATTTATTAAATTTTGTAATATTTCTAAAGCAGTATCAACACTTTTATTATCATCAGAATATAAGCAATCTAATAATTTAATTTTTTGAAATGAATTATAAAGTTCTTTAAAATCTGCTTCAGTTAATTTATTAAACTTGTTTAATAAATTATTAGTACAATTTGTTACTAAATTAATTTTTTCAATACTTGGATTATTTAAAAAATATTTCATATTTATAATTGCCTCTAAATCATATATATAATCAATTGAAGTATTAATAAAATTTACAATATCATTTTCTTTTAAATAATAACTTAAAGAATCTTTGTATTCTGTACCAATTAACCAATTTATAAAATTTATTAGTTGATATTCTAATTGATTTTTTGGATTTATCTCAAAAACTAAATAAATATTAATAAAATTATATTCTGAAACTGATTTAAAAATTATTAAATTATTTTCAACCAAGTTAATTTTTTCTTTATTAAATCTATCTTTATCTTTTTTATATAATTTACTACCAATATCATTAAAAAAATGTAAATATTCTTGAATCATTTGATCAACATTTTTTGTATCAATAATACAAACATACATATTACATGTTGTATAATATTTTTCATAAAAATCAAGTATATCTTTTTGTGTAATATTTTTTAAACTTTCTGCATTACCAGTACCAAATTTATTAAATTTACTATCTTTTGATAAAAAATTTTTAAATAAATTATCAATTATCCACATATCATTATTTAGATTTTTATTGTGTTCAGAATCTATTATTTCTCTTTCTGAATTTATATGTTTCATATCTAATAATGGTTTTTTAAAAAACCATGATAACATTTCTATACCTTTTTTTAGAAAACTAGTATCCAACTCTAAAAAATACATAGTTGCATTATCTAAAGTTAAAGCATTATATGAACCACCACATGTTTGTACATAAGAAATATAATCATTACGTTCTGGATATTTTTCACTACCCATAAATACTAAATGTTCTAAAAAATGAGCTGTTCCTGGAAAAATATCTTGTAAATATCCTGCACCAACTCCTACTGTACAAATTGATCTATTAATATCTTTATCCGATATTAATACAACTTTTATTTTATTTTCTAAGATAATACCTCTTATTTCTCTATTATCATTTATAGCTAAATCAATATCAAAATATTGAAAATTATTAATCATAATATATATACTATATATAATATAAATGGAAAATTCTATCATCAAAGATACAAAAATAATAATCGAAAAAATTAATGAGAAAATTTTAGAATCAAATAAAAGATATTATAATGATGTATTAGATTTTTTAAATTTAGTATTTTTAGAAGAGTCAAAATCAATTTTAAAAATTAACTGTAAAAAAATATTTTTTAATAAAGATGTTTTAGAAACTTATAATTATATTATTAAAAAACATGAATTAAATAAAGAACTTATTAATATAGAATATTTCGATTTTAAATCAGATTATAATGCTGAAGACGTTATTAAAATTATTTTACAAATTTGTAATAATTTATTAGATAAAATTGAATATCAAATGTACACTTATAAATATAATGGTCAAAGACAAATTAAAATTAAAATGATTAAAAAATAAATTTTTTTTATAATAGGAGGATAATATTAAAAAAATATATAATAAAAAAAAATATGATTATATATTATAATGTCTTTTATTGGTTACACACCTTGTCAAATTTTAAGTGCTTACGGTTTTGATAAAATTAGTATACCAAATCAGCAACTACATGGATATGGAACTAAAATTGTTATTGTTATACCTTATTCATATTCTAATCTACAATCAGATCTAGAAAACTTTTGTAAAATTTATAATATACCTACACCTAAATTAAATATTATTAAAGTAAAACCAAATACTGTAGAAAATAATGATTGGATACTTGAATCTTGTATTGATACTCAATGGATTACTGCAATAGCACCTGGAGCTAATATTTCAGTAGTACAAGCATTTTCTGCTGATATTAATGATTTAATTGATGCAGTAACACTAGCAGAAAGTTTAAATCCTGATATTATTTCTATGTCATGGGGGTTTCCAGAATTTAATGGTATTCAAAAAAATACTATTTTTAATAAAAAAAATATAATTTATGTTGCAGCATCTGGTGATAATAATATTGTTGAATACCCATCATCTTCTCCAAATGTTGTTGCTGTTTCTGCTACAAATTTATATGTAAATAAAGATTGCACTTATAATTCAGAATATACATGGCAATTTTCTGGTTCAGGATTTTCAAAATATTTTCAAATATCATCATACCAACTTGATAATATTCCAAATATTCAATCTTCTTTTAGAAGTATTTCAGATTTATGTATTCAAGGAGGTAATGATACTGGATGTGTAATTTATTGTTCTTTTCAAAATGGACTAACTACTGGAGCTGGAACTTCTTTAAGTACTCCAATTATTGCTGGTACTTTTGCATTAATTACACAATTAAGAAATTTAAAAAATAAAAGTAAATTAGGTTCTGCTACCTCAAATAATAAAAATTGTGTTCAAAATATTATATATTCAACTCTCAAGCAACCTAGTATTTATAATCAAATATTTAATAGTGTTTATGATAATACAACAAATCAAAAAATAGATGGTTATAATACTACTTGTGGATTAGGATCTCCTAATGTACCTAATTTTGTAAAGTACCTTGTTGATAATTAATTCCCACCCCCAATTAAATATTTTTTTATATATAACATATATATAAAAAATGTCTTGTTCTTGTTCAAACACACCGGTTCCTCCTCCAACTGAACCTTCTTTTTTAGACATTGTTAGAGCTAACAGTGTTACTCCTCCTAACACAACTAACAAACTTCAAGCTATTGCTAGAGTTGGTGATCGTGTTCACCGTGGTACTGGTTTATTAACATATACCGTCAGAAATGGAATAGTTTCACATTTTTTTCAATTTATACCTGATGATCCAAACGGTCCTCAGATTCCTCCTGTATCTGGTATAGGTTTTAAAAGTTTTTACGAATATAGATCAAAAAATAATAGTCACCATTTTGAACATAGTTTTATTACAAATACAATTCATATTCATCCAGATAGTCAAGTAGCTGGAACAGAATCTGATTACCATATTAGTGCTCAACCAGCTAGTTGTAAATGTGGTCCGTCAAATTGTCCTAATCCAGAAAAATATCCTCCAAGTGTTTCAGGAGATTGTTTAAACTGTAATGGTCCTTGTACAGTATTCTAAATGAAGTAGTTTCACATTTATTTCAGTTTATACCTGATGATCCTAAAAGTCCACATATATACCTCGAGTATATATGATTGGTTTTCAAAAACTTTATGAATATATATAAAAAAATAATGGTCACCATTTTGAACATAGTTTTATAACAAATACAATTCATAGTTATCCAGATATTCAAGTAGCTGGAACAGAATCTGATAATCATGTTACTGCTGAACCAGCAGACTCTGATTGTACTAAAGCAAATTGTTCTTGTGTAGATATTAATGAGTGTTGCAGTGCTAGTAGTTGTTGTGAAGTTTGTTTTATTCCTACTTAATAAAAAAATTTTTGTATTCTCATTTAACATTCCAATTAAATATATATTTTTATAAATTTCTAAGAAAAATATCCATAAAATCTAAATAAATTAAAGTGATTAAAAAGTAAATTAATAATACTAAATAAGTATAATATGTTAGAAAATTTTATAACAAACACTAATAATTATGATGAAAATCAATTAGATCACGAAATAATTAATAATAACAAATCATTTTATTCAATTTATAATAATAAAATATCTAACCCATTTCATAATTTTTGGTTTTTATTATCAAATACAAAATTTAAATGTAGTTATAATGAAAATAAAATACTTAGATTTGGATTAAACAATAAAGAAATAAATGTTAAAAAATTTTTAACTTTTTTTAAAAATCTATCTGATCATTTAATTAAAATATTTTCAACAATATATTCAAATATAAGTGTAGAATTTCCATGGAAAGATTATGAAAATTATCCATGTATTATAAATATATTTACATCAGAAAATACCATTATCCAAGATGATGAAAAAAAATTAATTAAATTTAATGAATTATTACAATTAAAAACTTATTCAATTTTATTTGAAATAAAAAATATTAAGATAGTTGAAAATAATTTAAATAAACAATCATATATATTAAAATTTAATTTAAATATGATTATGATTCAACAAGAACCTAAATTAGATCTTAAAAAATATTTACTTTGTTCTCTTAATCATAATGATCTAACTAATTCATCAGATAAAATAATTGAAAATAAAACAAAACTTCAGTTACCGGTTGAACAATTATCTATATCAAAAAATAATGATGTTAATATTAAAAAAAGTAATATATCTAATAATAACTTTAAAAATAAAGGATTTTTTGATTTAAATGAAATATTAGAAATTAAATCTAATTTAAAAAAAGTTATTCCTGAACATATTATTCCAGAAGATAATCTTTTAGAATTAGAAAACTCATTTATTGATCAAAAAAAAAAATTAAAAAAAACTATAACTGAAGAAAAATCATTACTTAATAGTCTTAAACAGTCTAAAAAGAAGAAAATAAAAAAAAAATCATTTAAAAAAGATATAAAAGATATTGAATTAGAAAAAGAATTAGAATTACTAGAATAAAAATATTTTATATAATAATATTATTATATAAAAATGTTTAATTATAATTTCAAAAAGCCTTGGGAATATAAATATAATTTTATATCTGATAAAACTAAAGATAATATAAAAAATATGATTTCACAAGAAAGTACTGGAAAAAGAATTAAAATGATGCTCATTATTATTTTAGTATTGGTAATATTATCATTTTTTATATTATTTGCTTATAATGGATTTAATTTAACAGAAATATTTTCTAGTTATAATGTTAGTCTTTTATCATCTACAAACTGTTTAACTATCTTTGCTTTGGTTCTTGCAATGATTTACGGATTTCATTATGTTAGTAAAGATCCTTCTTCATTTATAAAATATTTACCTGAACAAAATTTATCCGATGCAGCTGGTTCAATGACAAGTGTTTTACCACCTGATTATGGACAACCTGCTTATGGACCACTTGGACCCCCTGCTTATGGACCACCTGGACCACCTGCTTATGGACCACACATTAATAGAATAGGACCATAATTTATATAAAAATCTTAATACTCTATTTTTGATATATTATTTAGTAATTTTAATAACTGAATATATTCATCTGCTCCATCATTTATATTTTTTTCAATAAAACTCATTTCAAATAATATTTTTGCTTTAGTAGAATCTAAAATATTATTACTACCTACAATATATTCTATAATTTTTACTATCACAGAATTAAAAATATATCCTTTATTTATAATATCTCTAGTAATTTTAATTATATTAGTTACATTACCATTAGATTTAATTTCATTAATATATCCAGATAATTCAGCATTAGAAATATATTTACACATTTCATAAATATCTGTTTCATCAATTAATGAATTAATTCCTTTATTAATTTTAATATATTTTACATTTTGTAACATTAATATACTTTTTCTTAAATCACCATTTGATATTTCTGAAATACTTTTTAAAGCATCTTTATTAATAATTATTTTTTCTTTATTTGCAATCCAATATAATTTTTCTACAATTAATTTGTTATTAATAGGTTTAAATCTAATTTTTACACAACGACTATTTATTGGTTCAATTATTTGATTAATATAATTACAAATAAAACAAAATCTTGTTATATTAGAATTTTCTTCCATAACTTTTCGCAATGCAGCTTGTGCCTCTTTTGTCATTGCATCTGCTTCATCTAAAATAATTATTTTATAAGGAGGACATAAATATTTTGGATCTGATGTACCAATTGCTACTTTTGCAAAACTAATAATTTTACCACGAACTACATTTATACCACGCTCATCAGATGCATTTAATTCTATTACTCTCTCGTTAACTCTTTCTGGACCATATAACTGATTACATAAAGCTAAAATAGAACTAGTTTTACCAGTACCAGGAGCTCCATAAATAAGTAAATGTGGTAATTCACCCGTCTTTAAAGTATTATTTAATATGCTTATAGATTCTTCTTGAGATATAACTTCATTTAGTTTTCTAGGACGATATTTTTCAATCCACGGAATATCATTAGATTTTAAACTCATTATAGTTATTAAATTAATAACTATATATTTTAATATCAATTTTTTATTTACATATAACTCGTTTTTTTTAATAAAATATTTGATATAATTATTTTATTAATAAGATGGAAACATCAAATAAAGATTTAGTTAATTCGTATTATAATTCATACGGGCCCATTGTTGGTAAAATTTGTGAAAATACTAATAATTTTATGAATTCTAATTTTTTTGATAATGCTAATTTTAAAACAACAAATGATATGTTTAATAAAAATATTACTAATGTTGATAACATTACTGGTATAAATAATTTACCTAATAAAGCACTAACACCTGATATTTTAGTTCAATCTAATGTTCCAGTTCAAACTAATGTCCCAGTTCAAACTAATGTCCCAGTTCAAACTGTTAGTTTTGTTCCTGAACCAACTATAATCAAGTCATTAGAAACTGCAAATTCTAATCCTAATTCTATTTTCTTAAAAGCACCAGCAATTGAAAATACTATAGAAATAATTAAATCTGATATTGAAAAAGTATCTGAAAAAATTTCTGAAAATATAATGTTAATTTCTGATCAAGATATTATAAATACACCTAAAAAATCAACTTGGTTTGGATCTTTATTTCAAAAAATTAAAATTTTTGGATATGAAATATCTATATGGATGTTAATCTTAATTATAATTATTTTACTATGTGTTATATATTTTATCTACAGATATATTTTTAGACCTTCAAAATTAATTAATTATCAAAATAATTTAAATAATAAAAATATTAAACCACCTAATGTTAATAATAATTTGAATGAAGATTCAGATTCAAGTCTAGGATCAACGCTATCATCTAAATCGTCTAGATCTTCTAAATCGTCTAGATCTTCTAAATCATCTAAATCATCTAAATCGGCTAAATCGGTTAAATCTGTTAAATCGTCTAAATCAGCAAAATCACTTAAAAAAAATAATATTTAATTATTTTTCAAATATAAAAATTGATTCTTCATTAGAATTTTTATTATTATCTAAATTATCAATATTTGAATTATTTTGATTATCTGTTTTATTTTGTAATTTTTTATTTTTCTGTCTTTTAGAACCAATATCAGAAACAAGAACTAAATTTTCAGTATTAACACATTTATAATAGTTTTTATCATAATTTATAGATTCATTATCAATTACATTATACAATTTATATTTTGATGGTTTTTTTATTTTTTTACTAAATTTATTATAATAATTATTAATAATTTGACAATTTTTATCAATATATTCTTCATCAACCTTAAGTTCTAATAATTTATATTTTAATTCTAGAGTTTTTGGTTTAGACCATATTGGTCTTTGAAGTAAATGCTCATAACAAGGTTCTATTTCAAAATTTGTATAATAATTTTTAATTACATTAAAATATTCTAATTGATTTTCTGATATTATATTACTGACTATTTTATCATTTTCTATATAATATTTTAGAATTTCAAGTGAGTCTGAAATATTTTTATTAAGCTTAAATGTACCATAGTCTGTACCCAATAATATTGAAAAATCTATTAAATTATCTAAAGTAAAATCAATACTTTTATTAAATATTTTTTCAAGTAAATTTTTTATATTTTCTATTAATTTAGATAACTCTATTATTGTAAATTGTTGATTTATTGATTTTCTCATTAAAATAGGAGCTCCAAATATAAGCATATCAGAATCATCTGATATAATACCAAAAATATCGTGATTTTTTTTTAAAATATATGCACATAATGGATCAGCTTCTCCTTTTGCTTTAACTACTGGTAATCCTAAATATTCTAATATTAATATCCAATCTAAAATATAATAATCTTTTAAAACAATTGATTTTCTATAAACTTTTTTATATTCTTCCTGTATATTATTCATTTTTTGGATTTCTTCATCCATATTATATAAATCAGGTGGTGTTCCAAATATATATTTATTACTATCTTGATCACTTAATTTATCAGGATCACTCATTAATTCATTATCAAATAATAATTTGAAATTTATTATTCTTTCATCTAATTCATACTCATTTTTATTATCTAAAGATTGTTCATCTTGAAATTTTTTATTATTTAATATTTCTAATAAAGTATTTTTCTGTTTTTCCAAATTCTGAAGTTTTTTAAGATTTTCTTTAAGATTTTTTCTCCTTTCATCTATTTTATTTTTTTTTATTTCTGGAGATTTTCCATCAAATATAAATATTGGAATAATACCAAATTTTAAATAATATGTTAATGAATTTATTAATCCATATATATGAGATATATTAGAACCATCTTCAGTAATAACTTCTTTCCCTCTAGATCTCATATAAATTAATTGACTAAAAATATGTTGCATACCATCTATTATACATGGTTTATGTCTTATTTCATGAATTCCTATATTATTATAAACATCTGAAATATTCTTATTTATAAATTTATATAAACCATCTATACCCATTTTTAATATATAAAACAATCCTAGATTATTATATTATAGTAAAAACTAATTGATAAAATATTTAACATATACTGTTAAATATTATTATAAATAAAAAAATATTAAATAAATTATTTTCTAAGCTCATATATAATATTTTTACATATAAGTCTTGTTTTTTTTTGAATACATCTTTTTTCTTCATATATTTCATTTTCTTTTTCTAAAAATTTATCTAAATTATCATATATTTTTTTTGCTTCATCATTATTAATTATACAAGATACCAAACATGATAATTGATTAATGCATTTTTCTACTTTCTCATAATATTCTTGAGAACTATCTTCCTTATATTTGATTAAATTCTTAAAATCATTTATAATTGATGACATTATTTTAGATTCAATTATTTTATTATTAAACATTGTTCCTATTAAAATCATTATTTTTTCACCTTTTTCTTTGTTCCAATCTTCATTATCATAACTTATGCTTAATAAATATTCTTTCTTTATTTCAGATAAAAGTAATTTTCTAAAATAAATTTTTTCACCTTCAATTGTTATAAAATATGTTGTCTGTAGCTCCCAACATAATGCAGCTACAAGTGGTCTAACTTGATCTGAATCACGTTTTATTTTTTGCATACATTGAGTTACTAATTCATATAATTCTTCTTCAGTTTGAAAAACTATTTCTCTTATTCCAGTTATAATTTTAGATATATTTTGTTGATTCAATTTATTTAATAAACCTACTATTTTTGATTTAGTCGTATCTTCTTTAATTATATTTTTAAAAACATTTACAGAATTATTTTTTATATTATTTTGGTTTATAATTGTACTAAATTTAAAGCTAGTAAAGAATTTATTAACTTCATCACTTTGTTCCGTTAAATTATTAAATCTTTCTACAAGTTCAACCGGATTATATACTGAATATTCTGTCATATTATTATGATTAATAATATTATTTTATTTATAAATCAATTTTTTATAAAAATTATTCTATTTTTTTGTATTAAATTCAAATAATAGTAAACTACAGTAATATATGCGAATTATTTGATAATCTGTATTATCATCTGTCCATAATTCTAATCTTATACTTGAATTAAAATTTGGAAAATTTAAATATTTTAATTTTGATAAAATATTTTTAGTATAAAAACTTTTATCATATTCCATTCCTTCAAATTGTATAAAATTATTAAGTATTCCATATATTAAATACTTTGCTGTCGGCATTAGTAAATTATCATGTGTTGTTAATAAAGTAAACTTATTTTCATAATTTATAAATAAATTTAATATATTATCAACTACTGTTTTTCCTAAATATTTGTTACAATTAAAATTATCATTTTTAAAATTATTAATTTCATTATAATAATATGTTGATAAATTATATATAGTCTGCCTTATATCTAATAATAATTCATTATCTTCTATTGACGATAACATTTGATAATCATGAAATTCATAACATTTCATTGTACTCGCTAATTCAAAATAATCTCTAAAATTATTAATTTTTAAACCAGTTAATTCAAAAATATATTTATTAAAATTGGTTAAATCAATTCCAAAATTTACTATTGATTTTTTCATCATATTATCATATTCTTTTTCTTCTTCATCCGAAAGTATATTACTTGAAGATAAAAATTTAAACAAATTTAAATCTAAATTTCTATTCATTAAAGATAATCCTTCTAATGTTAAAACTGTTGTTTCAATTGTTCTGTTAAAATTAGAACTACCTATTATTATATCATTTTTATCAAGTAAATTAAAATTAAAATCTTCAAAATAATTATTATATAATTGTTCACCTATAAATTTACAATACATTTTTCCTAATGGTGTTAAATTAGCATTCATTACTGCTGAAAAATAATCTTTATAATCATTATCCCAATAAGTTCTAATAAATTTAGGTGGAATTAATATTGGTTCTCTTGGTCCATGTCTTTGTAAAATTAATAATTTGGATATTTTAAATTTAGGTAAAGAATCGCGAATTATTATATGATAATGTTCTATATATTTTATAGATTTATATAATTTATTATTTTTCCATATTATCCAATCTTTATTTTGTAAATCAAAACAATTTTTTATTTTATTATAATCAATTTGATTATTTTTATCTATATTCCATATAATAAAATATTTATAATTAGTATTTGGTATTATATATGGATATTCATTTTTAGTTATTAAAATATTTAAATTAAAATTTGATTGATTTATTAATTTAAGATTTTTAAGTAATTCTTTTGCTGTTTTTTTATTCATATTATAAACTAATATATCTGTCCAAAATCTTTCTAAATTTATATTTGAAAAATTTTTACTTATACATAAACTTGGATCATTAAATAAATATTTACTTAAAATTGGACTATAAAGAATATGTTTTATAATTATTTTAAAACTTTCAGGATAAAAAGTATTATAATTTTTTCTATAAAATTCATTTAATATTGTTTTTAATTTTTTATTTTCTATTTTCATTAATTTTTATAATTATTATATAAAATATCAATATTTTTATATTTCTAATTTATAATTGAAAAATACTATCTAATATTTTTTTTTTCAATTATCCTTCTGCGATCACTTCCATAAAATTTATTTTTAATTTTAATTAAATCAGGTTCTGTTTTTCTAAATATATAATATTTTGAAAAGAAAGAAAATTCTTGTAATTTTTTATTAAATTCTGTTGGATTATAAAATTTATAAATATTACCATAAAATTTTCTTTCTTTATCCGCATCTATTTTTGAACTTACTTTAAGAAATTGTTTGTTATTTTCAAATATTTCCTTAAATCCTATTGATTCAATTAACTCCATTGAACATTTTTCTTTTAACGATTTTTTTATATAGTCTGTTATTACTAAATACTCTGTTCGATAAACACCCTCTTCCATAAACCATGCCAAGTGTACATCTATTGCTAAACCTAAATTATCTTTTGAAGAATTATCATATCTTTTAACTATATCATATAATATCTTCTTTTCACCATTATCTTCATAATATTCAGTAATTCTTTCTTTGTCTTTTAGTTTTTCTCTAATTATATCACCATCAAATGTACAAAACATCATTATACCACCATCTCTTATATATCTATTTATATTGTCTAAAAGATTACCAAATGAATTAGAATCACCTAACATATAGTGAATTGTAAATGAAAAATTTGCTCGATCAAAAATAGTTCTCCTATCATCCCATGTTAAAATTTTATCAAATACTTTTTTATCTTCTGGTCTTAATCTTCCTAAAGCTTTTATTTGTTCATCCCATTCTAATAATGCTGTCCCTGTTGCATTTGCAAAATATGCAGGGAAAAAACGATCGTGTTTTGCTTTTTGTTGCTTGTAACGTGTAATTGCACCATCTGATGCATGTAATAAACCTTCTAAATCAGGATCAAATCCGGTATACATTTCTACTTCACAATAGTACCATTTTTGAATGTCACCACCTTTACCACAACCAAAATCTAATACTTTTAATTGTATACCGTCATAACTTTTTGCTGCACAGTATGTATAGATAACATTTGATTTAACCCAATTGTTAAATGAATTCATATCTTTAGTCAAATTACTTTTCTTTTGATAATAAATATTTTCTTTTTTTTGTAAATTTAATAAATTAAAATCTATTCTATCTTGCATTTTTTTAAAATATGAGTGATACTGTGATTCATCTGCAAGAGTAGCAAAATCATTCATTAATACTGGATTAGTTATACTGTGCCAAATAGCATTAGCTGTTCTAAAAGCATTACCATATCTTCTTTGAAATTTTTGAACAGATTCTGTTTTATCATAACGAGTTTTCATTGGAATCCATCTATATGGTTTTTGTAAATCATCTACTAAATCATAATAACACTCAATTACTGTTTTATCATTTATTTGTCTTCCATCTATTGATTTTGGTATTCCATCATCATCTAAATATAAATAACATTGAGATAATCCCATATCTGGTTTAAACAACACTGGTTTCTCAATACCCTTTGATGTGTTTCCAACAAATAAATTTAAAATAATATATGGTTTATTTTTAACTACACCTTTTATTGAATTATCATACACTATAAATACTTTACCTGTTGTCTTATCTTTTTCAAACTCTATATAAAAATCAATAGAGTTTTTTGTTGGTGGTTTCCATTTATATTCAGAATATTTTGATTTTTCTACTTCAATTATATATTTTTGATCTAATGGTTGATAAATTAAACCATCTAATAAATAAGGACATTTAATATTATTATTTGTTGTATAATTTGTCCATAACATATTTGTATATTTAAAAATTTCATTATCTTGTACACCATTTGCTTCAACAAAATATTTTCTTCTAAATAAGATTTCTTTAGACTTTTTTTGTAATTCTTTATCAATATCATCATAAAATTTTGTTAAACAATCTATGTGATATTTTATTATTTTATTTAAATTATTAAAATCAATACCTTCTTTTTCTATTGACTTGTGATGATAATCTACTTTGTTAATTTCTTCAATTAATTCATCTAAATATATTAATCTTGTGTTAAATTTTGATTCTTCTCTAATATTTTTATTTCCTAATGTTAAACAGTCAAAACCCATATAAATATATCTATTATATTTAGGTAAAAATATATATTCACCATCAATAATACTTTTATTATATTTTGCATCAACATTTTTACCAGTATCTTTTACTATTAAGTTTACCGATATTAAATAACATCTTGTATTATAAACAATTAAAAAATATCTATCTCCATCAGCTTTATCAGTCACAGAGTATCTATTTGGTAAATAATCAACTACATGTTGTACTTCAAGAGAAATTGGTTGTCTTGCATATAAATTTGTTTTACCTGAAGTAACAGCTAAAATATTTTTATATTCATTTAAAATTTCTTTTGACATTGATTTAGTGATAATATAATTAGAACCTTGTACACATTTAATAATAAATTCAATAACATCAAATAATTGATCAATAAATTTTTTTTTATCTTTAATTTCACATTCAATTTCAATTTCATAATTATAATAACTTGAATCTATTTTATTTATACTATTTGATGTTCGTACTTTAGTTAAATCAATTCTAAAAATATTATCACCCTTTAAGATAAAATAACTAGCTCTTTCTTTAAATCTATAAATTATATCATAATGATTTGGATCAAAATTTTTACTTATTTTTAATAATTTTTTTATTTCTTCGTTAGAAACTCCCTCTTCTTTATCTAATTTAAATTTTGAATAAATATCTTCTACAAGTACATATTTAGAAATATTTTTTGTTTTCTTAATTATTGAAATAAATTGCTTATCTTTAGAATCTATCGATTTATCAATTATAAATCCAGCTAACACTCCAAAAACTAAATGATTTTTTCTTGAATGTAACATGCTCATATATTCATTAATTTTTTCTAAATCATCAATTGTTATTCTATAATTTGTAAATGATAAATTTGGATTCGTTTTGTCACCAACTGACATTATTACATCTAATAAAGTCATTTCCATTTTTGTATATTTTGCTTCATTTTTTTGAGTTACCAAAGTTAAAATACTATTTAAATTATTAAATTTTTCAAGAGTTAATAATTCATTGGATGTATCTTTATTAGAAAATACAGATACTTCAAATTCATCATTTTTACCATATGTTCGTATTAACTCATTTATATTAGAATTTTGTTCTTTACTTAGTAAATCTATGATCTTCATGCTTATTATATATAATAGCTTAATATTAATATATATTTATTTAAAAAAAAAATCATTTTTTTTAATTAATATAATAAAAATTAATTTTACTAATTATGTAATTAATCAATATATAATGTAGGAATTAGTGAGAATTTGTTAATATATAAATTATCTTTACAGTCTGGATTAAATAGATAAATTGTTTTTTTACCATCAATAACATTTATTATATTAATTGTTGAATCATTATGTAATCCTGAATTAATTTTTTTATCTATAGTAAACCATACACTCGATTTGTAAAACATTCTATGATAATATATTGGATTTAAAATATAATCTAGGTTTTTGTAACTTGATAAAATATTATTATCATCAATATAATTATAACCAATATATGTATAATAATTTTTATTTTTTGAAATATTAATTATATTTTTTAACGATGTTTCATACAAAAATTTAAATGTATTATTTTTTTTTACAGGTATACAATCATTTGTCTCACTAAATATAGCAGCATATTTATATTCAAGTGAGTTATTAATAAATTTATCGTATGTAATATTATCTGGATTATCTACTGATTTATAAAAAGGCATGTTTTTTTCTACACTTGTTAAAAATACATTATCATCACCAAAATCTATAAATGGTATTTCATAATGAACAGACAATGTATTTGGTTCAGTAAATATCCAGTGATACCATAAACTTGGTATAAAAATATATTGATCTTTAGTTAATTCTACAGTATACATTTTACAATTTTTTGCTAATGGAAAAATATTATAATCAATTGGAAAATCAGTTATACTTGAATGAACATCATTTATTTTATTTAAGTTAAAATCAAAATATGGATTCATATTATAATCTTTATATTATAAAAATTACTAAATAAAATTTGAATTTTTAACTTAAACTAATTTATAAGTTATATTATATATTCTATATAATGAGCACTTTGGATATTTTTACAGAAAAATTTAAAAAATATAATCCTCTTATATTTGATCTATCTAATCTAAAACAAAGTAAAATTACCGATTTTAATAATGATGTTAAATTTTCAAACAATGTTTCATATCCACAATTAACATTAGGATTTCAACATTTTATTCATAAAGTTAAAGATAAAATGGAATTAACTGAAAAATATGCTAATAGAAAAAAAATTTATTTGGTTACATCGTTATTTGAAAAAAATATTGATTATAAAGAGGAAACAGATAATGGTATTATATATCAATCTATTGGAAATGGTATTGACAAATTTATAAAAGAAATTAATCCTAAACTTCCACCACTTTTAAATAGAGCTTATTTAAAATTGTGGGAAATGATCATAGATTTTGATTTAATATCTGATGACGAAAGTTTTACATCTTCACATCTCTGTGAAGGACCTGGTTCTTTTATTCAAGCAACTATTTATTTTAGAGAATTACAAGAGAAATTAGGTAAAATTAAAACATCTGCTAAAGATCATTATTATGGTGTTACTTTACATTCAGACCAAGAACATTTAAAAATGCAACAGGATTTTATTAAATATTTTGATAAAGATAAAACAAAAAGATTACATATCTTAGAAACTAAATCGATTAAAGAAATTAAAGATATGTATGGTGGTGGAAATAAAGATTTATTAACAAATGGTGATTTAACAAAAATTAATACAATTCATTTATTTGGTGGTGCAAAAGATGTTGAAAGTTTTGCAAAACCTTCTGATTTAGTTACCGCTGATGGTGGATTTGACTGGAAAAAAGAAAATTTACAAGAACAAGAAGCTTACAAACTTATTTTTTCTGAAATAGTTACTGCTTTAAAAATACAAAAAAATCATGGTAATTTTGTACTTAAAATTTTTGAATCATATACTCATACTACTTTAAAATTTATAGAATTATTGAGAATATTTTATAAGGATGTATATATTTGTAAACCATATACAAGCAGAATATCTAACTCTGAAAAATATATTGTTAGTAAAGATTTTGATAAATCTAAAGCAACCTCTTCTGTTATTAAAAAATTAGAAGAGATTATTATTACTTTTAATAAAAATGAAAATTTTAATATTATTGATGTATTTACAGAATATAATATCCCTGAACATAATATTGAAATTTATAAAAATATTAATATAGAATTAATGGTAAAACAATATATTGGTATTAATAATATTATTGGCTTTGATAATTTAGACAATAAAAATGGTATTGAATATAACGAATTCTTAGATAAACAAATTGAAGCTTCTGTTTTTTGGAATCAAACATTTTTAGATACAAATAATTATAATAAATTATTTAAAATTTTTAAAAAATATGATTTTTTAGAACATAAATCAACTTTAAATCCAGATGAATTTGCTGAAATAGAATCTGAACTTGAATCTGAAAAATTAGAAAAAAAATCTGAACCTAAAAAAAAACAATCTAGACAAAAGTCTACCAAGAAAATTACAAAAAAATCAAGCAAAAAGAAAAATCAAAAAGGCGGTTCTTATATTATTGATTATGATAATAAAGTTATACAATATTATAATGATGAAAATGATGAATTTAAAATTCTTAATTCTGATGATGATAAAGTTGGTCATTTGGATTCTGACTCTGATTCAGATAATGAATTTATTGATCTAAATAAATTAGTTTAAGTATACATTTTTAATTAAAATTTTTTTATTCTATAAATTCTACTTTACTATTAGAATCTTTATTATTGTTAACATTAGATTTTTTTTTATCTTCTCTTTCTTTTACAAGTTTATCTGAATTTAAAATTGGATCTACATACTTTGCATTTAATGCACCTGATATTGCATCATTTGCTTTATCTAATGATAACTTTCCATTTTGAACTTGAGCAAATGTATTAATCATTCCTAATAATGGTGTTATATCATCTTCAAAACAAATTATTCTACAAATTCTTGGATATAATTCATAGAAAGATGGATTGTCTGCTTGTATTAATCTTAACATTGCATATTTATCTGATTTCCAAACTGTTTTATTTTCTTTACAAACATTCAAAGCTCTGATAATATTATCAGTAATTAAAATCATATTTTGTTCATTAAAAGACATTAAATTATATTTATATATAAATTATTATTTTAAAATTAATTTAATTATTAAACTTTATTAAATTTACAAATGTATCAAATAATCTTCTTTTATTTTTGATATATTTGTTATATTATATTTTGAAGAAATTTTTATAGTAGAACACATTAATATATTTAGATTTTCAAAATATTTTATTTTTTCAATCGGATTATTTATACAATTGATTATTTTTATTTTTGGTAAATATTCTAAAATTTCTAATTTGTTATTTGATATATATAATTCTTCTAAATTATACATATTATCTAATGATGATATTTCATTTTCTATACATTCTAAATATTCTAAATTTGTATAACTTGGTAAATAATTAATTTTATTATTATTTATTACTAGAAATTTAATATTGGGTACATCTATACTATTTATATCATTATTTGAAGCACTTAATTTTGTAATACTATTTGATCTTATAGATTTAATTTTATTTGATTCACAACTTAATTCTAATATATTATTTAAATCTAAATTTCCTTCTATTAAATTATATGAAATTGATAAATACATAATATTTTGATATAAATTTATTAATGGATACTTGGTTAATTTATTATTAGATAAATCTAAAAACTTTATTTTTTTTAATATTATTTGAATTTTTTTCAAGTTGAATAACTTTTCTAATAAATCATCCGTTAATTCTAACTTTGATAAATCTAAATATTCATAATTTTCCATTTCACTATCTTTAATTCTTAATTCTATTTTTGGTTTAGTTTTATAATCATTATAAATTTCTTTAATGTCTTCTGAATGAAACTCACTTAATGTTATATCAATATCATTAAATTTTAAATCATTCTTATAAACCACACATATATTTTTGTCAGTCATTTCATTATATAAATAAAAATATATTTTTTATAATTTTAAAACTTAATATTTAAAAGATAAAACAAAATTTATAATAAAAACAGAACCAAAATATGGAAAAGTAATATTAATAAATGATATTGTAGTATATATACCAAATAAAAATTATACAGGTTCTGATAGTTTTACATACTATTGCTTGATTAATAATATTAATTCTAATATTAATTCTAATATTTCCACTGTTAATATTAAAATACTTGAAAAATGTTATAAAAATTGTAATTATTAATTAATTATATGTAAATTAATTTCATCAATTAATTCACTTTTTGTTTTGCGTTTTGGTTTACCATTTTTATTTGCTCCTTGAGTTATATTTATAGATAATTTTATAGCAATAGTTTGAAGTTCTTCTAATGTAACAGATGGTTTTAATTTTTTCTTAATACTATCAATTTCAGCAGCTGTAATTTTTATTTCTGTAGGATTAAATACTGAATCATTAATCGGTTGTTTAATATTATCATTTTTAACATTTTCTTGTTTTTCAATTTGATTATTTTTTGAATCTTTATTAATAACAAAAATATCTTTAGAATTTTTTTTTATTTTTTTTTTAATTTGATCCTGATTTTTTGATGTAGAGGAAACAATTTCTTTATTATTATCAATAGCTTCTGATAAATATAAAGAAGAATTATCATTAACTGACATAAATTCCTCATAAAATTGATTAGTATATTCAGTTTTATCTGACTTTAATTTTTTTGTTTTTATTTGTTCAGTATTTTCTACAATACTAACATGATTTTTTAATTTTGTTATATCTTTAATATCTTCTGTTTTTATTAATTTTGATTTATTTGACTTTTGTATTTTTTCTTTAAAATTATTTAAATCTTCTACAATTATTTTATTCGAATTTTCAATAAATTTTATTATATATCCAATAAAATAATCAGAATAAGTATAATATTTATTTAACCAATTAACAAGTGGATAATATTCATCATTATTTTTATAAAGAACCAAGTATTTTTGATTTGAAACTTCTATTTTATTATAAATTTTATTTTTATTTTCAGATAAAATAATTAATGAAACATTTGTTAATATTGCAATTTTTTCTATTTTTTCATCAGAAAGTTTTTCATCAAAATTAATTTTTTTTTTATAAGTTTTATCAAATGTTTCAATTATATTTTTTTTTAATACATTTGTCTTATATAGATAATCATCATTTAGAACAATTAACATTGCATTAAGTAAATAATTCCATTCATATTTTTCTTTAACATTAAAACATAATGGATAAATTAATACTAATTCATTTTGATCAATATTTGGTATTAACCAATTTAAATCTATATAATTAAATTTATTTGATATCCCTTTTTCATTCAAAGAGAGATTTTGTTTAATTATTTCAATATAATTACTAATATTCCAATCTTTATCTTTACTAACTGGATAATTATTATAAGTTGTATTCGAAAATTCACATAACTTATCTAAAAATATTTTATTCATTTATATAATATATACTAGTAAATAACTTATAAATTATAAATCAATTTTTTATTATGTATAATACTAATTTAATTGGGTGAAAGTATATTGTGTTAAAATCCGATTATTTTTATAATTATTATTAATATAAATAAAAAAAATGGATCTTAATATTAATAATAAAGAAGATTCTAATATTTTAATTAGTTCATTAAAATATGATTATGCAAAAAAAACTGAACTTGTAAAAAAAATTAATAAAATTAAAAAGAAGGAATATTTATTTAATATTTTTAAAATTATAACTTCATCAAGTAAAGATTATACAGAAAATACAAATGGAGTATTTATTTTCTTTCATAATTTAGATAATGAAGTATATGAAAAAATAGAAAATTATGTAAATAATATATATAAATTACATAGAAAAAATTCATCTTTAAAAAATATTATTAATTCTGAATTATCTGATAATTTAATGATATTTTCAGAAACAATAAATGAAGATTCTATTGAATCAAGTCAAATTAAAAATAATGATCCCTATAATAATAATTATAATAAAGATACTAAAGAATTAAACAAAAATTTATCTAATAAAGAAAAAATGATTATTAAAAGGAAAAAATATGAAGAATATCTTAATCAAAATCAAGCATAATTTTAGCAATTAAAAAAAATTGATTTAAATTATTAATAATATATTATTATTTATAATTTAAAAATGGTTCATCTTTTTAGAAAAAAAATTCCTTGTCCTGATGATTTAGTTAAAACAAAAATAGAAAATGTTGATGAGTATGGTATTACAGTCAGTCTTCCAGAATATGATAATAAACTAGGTTATATTACATTTGCAGAAATATCCAGAAAAAAAAGAATTGATAAAGATATTCGAAAATTAATATCAATTGGTAATGAAAGTGTAATGTTAGTATTAACAGTTGATGATAAAAAAGGATATATAGATTTATCAAAACGTGATGTTAAAGATACTGAAATTAATACTTATTTAGAAAAAGTTAAAGTACATAAGAATCTATATAGTATATTCAAGTATATTTTATTCAAATTAAAAAATTTTGATACAATAGAAAAAGTTTCTGATGATGAATTACATCCCTTTTTATGTGAAACATTATTTCAAATACAAGATGTATCAAAACTTGATAATCAAATTATTTTTAATATGTTACTTGATAAAGAACAAAATCATAAAATTTTATCATACATTGAATATGAAAATATTATATGGAATTTAGATAATTTTAAAGAAATTATCGATATCTATATTGATACCAAAATTAATGTTAAAAAATCAACTGAAAATATTAATTTTAGAATGTTAAGTTATGAAATTAATGGTAATAGTGATATTAAATATACTTTGGATTTTAAAAATTTTGAATTCTTTCCTGATATTTCTAAAGATTTTGATATTCAAATAAATTATGTTAGTGCTTCAAATTATTCAATGGTTTTAAATCAAAAAGAATTTAATATTGGTGATATTCATTCATGTATTAATCTTTTAGTAACTGAAATTAATAAAAGAGCTTTAGAAAAAAAAATTATGTTATGTTAAAATTTATTTATTACCTATATCACCTAGAGTATAAGTAGGACCATGTAAACCAGGTTCAAAATTATTATTAGTAGTATGTGGAAGAACACTTAATTTAACTTGAATACCGGTTATTACATTAAAATATTTTTTAAATAATGTATTACCTATTTCTTGAGCGATAAATTCCCAAAATGTATTTTCATCACCAAAATTATTTAAAATATCAATTGCAATTTCTCTTAATTCAAGATAATTAGGATAATTATCACATCTATATTTATAAAAAATACCTACATTTATAGCTTGACCTCCTTGTCTTTTAGTTACAAAATTACCAATTTGAAATTCAAAAGTTGTAAAAGATTTTTCAAACATTATATATAAATATTATAATTATAATTATTACAAATTTAATGATAAATAATACTTTTATATAATATTATAAAAATTAACTTTCAACGAGTAAAGTAATTAATCCATGAATCTGAATCTGATTATTTTTTGTAATAATAACTGAATCTCCAATTTCACCTGCTAAACATATATTTGATAACAAATTCATTTCATTAGTATTTTTATTAATATTTATAACTTTAACATTTCTTTTTATACTACCTAACATACAAACATATACTTCGTTTAATTTAATTTTAATGTCATCACTCCACTCACTATAGTTAATACTAAATTTTTTAAAAATTTTATTTGATGTATCATTTATACCAATAATAAAATTATTAATTAATCTATCTTCTTTTGATAAGGTAGAATCAATCGTTAATTCCATTCCTATTAATCCACCTGGATAAGCTGTAGTTAACTCTGTATTATCAGTTTTAAGTTTAGTGACAAATGCTTCTAAAGGTATATTTATACCATTATTTTGTATAATTCCAGGAATAATTTTAATTCTATCTCCAATAGAAATTTTACCTTGCTTAATAGTACCACCAATAACACCTCCTTTTAATAGTTCAACTGGTGTTCCTGGTTTATTTATATCAAAACTTCTCAAAATAGATGCTTTGAGAGGTTTATTAATTTTTTTTATAAAATCATCGTTTATTGGATTAGGTATTAATTCAACAATAAATTGAATTAAATAATTTAAACCAAATTTAAATTGTGCACATAATGGAATAAAATATTTTAAATCATATGTTTGTCTTAATTGTTCATAATGTTCCATAACTTTAGCTTTAGTTACCAAATCTATTTTATTATGTATTCCAATTGTTTTATCATTTAATCCTAAAAATTTTATTGCTTTATAATGTTCATTAGTCTCTGGATCTTGTTCACAATCAGCAGAAATTACAAGTAAGCAATAATCCATATTTGCAGCTCCTGATAATGCTGTTGTCTGTAATTCATTATGACCTGGAGAATCTACAAATGATACATGTAACATTAATTCATTATTATCACCACATATATCACAAATAATATTATTTACTTGATAACAATATGGTTTTGGACATCTAGAACATTTATAAAATTTTGCATTAGTATATCCTAATTTAATTGTCATACTTTTTACAATTTCTTTTTTAAATTTCATTGGATCTATACCTGTTAATCCTTTTATTAAAGTACTTTTACCATTTGCAACTCTTCCTTGAGTTCCTATTGTGATAAAAGGTTGTAAATTTTGATCTATATTTAATTCATTAGACATCATTTTTTATTAAATATATTTATTATTCTAAATTACTTTGTAGAATAATTATCAATTTTTTTATATATAAATTTTTAATCAATAATTGAACTTTCACCATTACATTTGAAGCATTTTTTATAGTCAATTCCCATTTTATAATTTTTAATAATATTTGTTTTAATTGATCTACATGTTCCACATTGAACATATATTTTAATATATTTTTTTAAAGTATTATTAATCATATTAATATATTTACCAGAAATTAAAAAATGACCATTTTTATTAACTGATGTTGTTTTATTATATTCTTTACTGAAAAATTTTAATATATGATTTTCTTCTCTATTTATTTGTTCTTGAATTATTTTAAAATTTTTCCAAACAGTTTTCTTTGATTTATCAAAAATAATATCTGGTTTAGAAATTTTTTCATCCTTATCTGGTAAAATAAAATCTTGATTTTTTTCAAGTGTTTCTAATAATTCATCTAATAAATAATTATAAATTACATCAGTATCAGTTAAAATCGATAAATCAGTTAAAATCGATAAATCAGTTGTAATCAATAAATCATTAGTTGATAAATCAGTCATCTTTTATATATCATATTAATAACTATAATATTTATATTAGATAAATATCAATTTTTTATTTATTTGTTTAATACAAAAAAATATATAATTCTTTTATATATTTCTATTATATAACAAATGAGTGAAACAGATATTACTGATTTTGATATTTCAGAAGATTACTTAAAGTACGATGATAAATATAATAATGATAATCAATATAGTGAAGAAAATATATATAATGAATCATCTGATTCTAATATTGTAAATGAAATTCCTAAAAAAGAAAATAATAAAAATAATAAAAAGTTAAAACCAAAATTAGAAATGGAATTAGAAACTGATTCTAATTTAGATTGGGATAAAGATGATGAAGACTATGGTTATCCAAAAATAAATGATGAAAATTTTCAAAGTAAAATCTATAAAAAAAGAGAATTTTATTATTATAAAATTCCTGAAAGACCTAATCTTGATAATTATAAAGAAATAGAAGAATTTAGAAAAAAAATATGTATACCATCTGGTCAACTATTAGAGCATCAGGCTTTATTAAGTAATTTTATTAATCCAGAAACTCCCTATAAAGGGCTATTAGTTTTCCATGGTACTGGCACAGGAAAAACTTGTGCTGCTATAGCTATAGGAGAAAAATTTAAACAACAAGTCCAACGTTATGGTATGCAAATTTATATTTTAGTTCCAGGACCTTTACTTAAAGAAAGTTGGAGAGAGCACTTTATTAAATGTACTGGTGATACTTATTTAAGACAAAATGAAAATCTTATTTATTTAAATGAAGAAGAAAAAGATAAAATAAAAAGACAAGCAATTCAAAATGCTCTTCAATATTATAAAGTTATGAGTTATAGAAGTTTTTATAGAAAAGTATTAGGTGAAAAAATTATTGAGAAAAAAGTGATTGAAGGAAATAAAATTAAAGTTTCATATAAAAAAACTGAAGAAGGTGATTTTGAACGTGATATTTCTATGGATAGATTACATAATTTAAATAATAGTTTAATAATTATTGATGAAGCACATAATTTAACAGGGAATGCTTATGGTGAAGCATTAATGAAGATAATAAGAAATTCTATAAATCTAAAAGTATTATTATTAACGGCAACTCCAATGAAAAATTTAGCAGATGATATTATTGAATTATTAAATTTTTTAAGACCAGTTGATTCTCAGATAGAAAGAGATAGGATATTTACCTCTGCAAAAAATCATACAATGGAATTTAAATCTGGAGGACTTGAATATCTTAAGAAAATGTCTTTAGGATATGTAAGTCATTTAAGAGGAGCAGATCCAATGACTTTTGCAGAAAAAATAGAAATGGGTGAAAAACCAAAAGGATTATATTTTACTAAAATTACTAAATGTATAATGGGAGATTTTCAGTTTGAGGCATATAATAAAGCTAGACAATTAGCTATTGAAGAAGCAGATGCATTAGATAGAAAATCAGAAGCAGTAGCAAACTTTGTTTTTCCAGGATTAGATGATGAAAGGAAAAAATTAATTGGATTATATGGTAGAGAAGGATTAAATACTTTAAGAAATCAATTAAAAAATCACTATGAAAAAATTAATAAAATGATTGGTACTGATATTCTTGGAATTTCAAAGCCAAATGAAGAATTTATTAATATAAATGAAAATACTAAAAATATTACAGGAGCTATACTTAAAAAAGAATATCTAAAGTTTTTTTCTACTAAATTTTATCAAGCTTTAGATGATTTACAAAATAATTTATTTGTGAATGGAAATAAAGATGAATCAAGAACAGGTTTTGTATATTCTAATTTAGTTAAAACTGGTATTGAGATATTTCAAGAAATATTAGTACAAAATGGTTTTCTTGAATTTGATGAGAATTCAAACAATTATCAAATTAAAGACAATACTGTTTGTTATTATTGTGGTAAGCATCATAAAGATCATAAAGAGTCAAATACACATAAATTTTATCCTGCTACTTTTTTAGTAATAACTGGTCAATCATCAGAAGAAACAGCAGAAGCTGTACCTGAAAATAATAAAAAATTAATTAATAAATATTTTAATGAATATGAAAATCGCAATGGTAAATTAATTAAATTAGTATTAGGTTCAAAGGTTATGAATGAAGGTATTAGTTTAGCAAATGTAGCTACTGTTCAAATATTAGATGTATATTTTAATTTTGGAAGAGTTGATCAAGTAATTGGAAGAGCAATAAGATGGTGTTCACATTATAAATTAATGTCAGAATATAATCCTTTTCCAAAGGTAAAAGTTTTTAAATATGCAGTTTGTATGGGTAAAAATTCTAATGAACTAAGTACTGAAGAAGATCTATATTTTAAAGCTGAACAAAAATATTTATTAATTAAAAAAGTAGAAAGAATGTTAAAAGAAAATGCAATTGATTGTGCTCTTAATCAAGCTGGTAACATGTTTAAAGAAGAAATTAAGTTTTATGATAAATGTGAAAAACCTAATAAAAGACTATTAGAAATTAATACTAAACCAAATGATAAACTAGAAAAAATTTGTCCTGGTCTGTGTGACTTTACAGAATGTTCTTATAAATGTCATGATACAGTATTAAACTCTAAATATTATGATCCTAATAATAATTTATATATCAAATTAAATAAATTACAATTAGATTATTCTACATTTACAAGTAGTTTAGCTAGATCGGAAATTGAATATTCTAAAAAGAAAATTAAAGAATTATATATGACTGGATATGTATATAATCTTAAAACAATTGTTGATTATGTTAAAAACTCTTATAATACTGATAAAAAAGATTTATTTAATGATTTTTTTGTTCAAAAAGGCTTGGATGAACTAATACCAGTTACTGAAAATGATTTCAATAATTTTAAAGATATTATTTATGATAAAACATATAGACCTGGATATTTAATTTATCTAGATGGTTATTATTTATATCAACCTTTCGATGAAAATGAAAATGCCCCTATGTATTATAGAACTACATATAGACCAATTTATCAATCTAAATTATCACTATATAATTATTTATTAAATGAAAAATTTGAAGTTACAAATGATATTATTAGTATTAGCGACGAAGGCAATGATGATGTTGCATATAATTTTGATGGAGTTATGGATTATTATGATGATCGCAAAGAATTTAAATTTATCGGTATTATTGATAAAGAAACAAATAGACGCAAAAGTAAACGTGTTGAAGAAATTAAAGATGTATTTAAAATTCGAGAAAAACGTGATAAAGTTCTAGATAAAAAACGTGGTACTGGTATACCATCTTTAAAAGGAGCAGTTTGTGCTACATCTAAACAAAAAGAATATTTAGAAGAATTAGCTAAAGATATTGGAATTAAAATTAGTAATAAAGATTTAACACGTGAAGATATTTGTGATCGAATTATGAATAAGCTTATTGAATTAGAAAAATATGCTAAAGGAAATAAAAAAATGACATATATTATGATTCCTAAAAATCATCCTACATTAAAATTCCCACTAAATCTTGAAGATCGTGTTGAATATATTAAAAATGAAGTTAATAAAATATTAAGTACTAATGTTAAATTTATTGAAAAAATTAAAGATAAAGAGAAAAAAATTGAACTCAGTTTTAAACTTAATTCTAAACCAAATAGAAATGAATTAAACAAATTAGAAGCATTAGAATTAGAATCTAAAGATAAGCTAAAATGGGAGATTGTAATTGATTAAATTTATTATTTATTATTATTTTTTTTTAGTAATAAAAATAAAATAACAACTATTATACATAAATATATTAAAAAATTGATATTTAATTTTATATATTTCGGAGTATCATTTATTTTATGACCAGGAACAAATGCTACATCTCCTGTTAAAAGTAGTTGCCAATCAATAATAAAATTGTATGTTCTATGATTTGACTCATGCAAATGATAACTTTTTATTGTAAGAGAAGGATTAATAACATTATAACCACTTTTATTACTTCTGCCATTAATCTATAATCACAAAACGGTATACCAAATTTAAAATTAATTATATCTAAATCCAAATTTATTGGTGATTGAAAAATATATGAATCCAAACCAGAAGCTAATTCTGGTACTGAATTTTTAATATCATATCTAGTTAAACTTATAAAAGTTTTATCTAGATTATAATTAAGTAATAAACTTAAACTATTATCAAAATATATATCTGTATTAGCTACAATACATTTTTCATTTTTTAAATATTTATTTGTAAAATTAAAAATATAACTAAATGACATTCTTTTTTTATTATCATCATTAACTAAAATTTGTTTAATTTTATTTTTAACATCAATATTTATAAAGTCTAATTCATAAATATTATCTGTCATCAAATAAATTTTTTTATGTTTGGGTTATTTACATTTTTTATTAAACAAGTGTCTAATTCCAATTGCCTATTTTTATTATTAGAATTATAATAAGGTATTACTAAATTAAACATATTTATATATAGTAAAGATATTGATAAAAATTTGATTATAAATAAATATAAGGATATTTTTATATTAATATATTAACTATGAAAAAATCAACTAAAATTGTAAAAGATCTAAAAGATAAAGATAATAATGATAACATTTTAAAAAAAGAAGAAATTGTTACAGAAGAAACAAAATCAATAATTACTAATACAAATGTACACTCTCCTTATATCGATACTACTTTAGTATGTCCAATTATGTTATATCCTAATCAAATGGATAATAAAATATATTTACATGAAAAAGATAATTTAATTAATAAATTAGTAGGTAGATGTTACAAAAATTATGGTTATGTTAAAAAAATATATAAAATTGAGGAAATATCAGATGGAATTATCGAACCAGAAGATCCATCTTGTTCTTGCAAATTTGTTGTTAAATTCTCTTGTAGATTATGTATACCAATTAAAAATAAAGAAATTATATTTAAGATTGATAAAATGAATAAAACACTTATTGGAGGTATAAATGGTCCATTACAAGCAATTATTACTCCAGATAAAATTAATATGGATAAATTTTATCCTGACAATAATAGAAATATTAGAATAAGAGGTACTTCTGATATTTTATTACCTGAAGTATATATTAGGGTTTTAGTATTATCTTCATCATTTAGTGATTATGATAAAACAATTATTGTAATTGGTTTCTTACAAGATATTGCTACTGAAGAAGAGGTTAAAAACTATATAGAACAAAATACAACAAATAATTAAATTTTTATTATATTTTTTTAAAACTAGTTTAAAAAAAAATATCTATATGAATATTAGAATAATGAATTATATTAATACAGAATTAGATAATGTTATAAATGATTCAAATATTAACGTTGAAGAAAAAATTATTATTCCTAAAAAAAACTATTATTGTTCAAATTGTAATAAAAAAGGTCATACTTTTAAAAATTGTTTAGATGCAATAATTTCAAATGGAATTATTGGAATTTATATTGAAAATTTAGATAAAAATTTAATACCATTATTAGAAGCATATATTGTAGATAATTTAAGAATTTTTTATAAATATTCTAATTCAACTAAAAATAAAAATAATTTTTGGTTAGAAAATTCTTCTAAACTTAATGTTTATGATTTAAATAATGATATTAAATTTTTAATGATACAAAGAAAAAATTCTCTAGGTTATTTAGAATTTATAAGAGGTAGATATAATTTAAATCAAATTAATACAATAACACATTTATTAGAACAAATGTCTGTTGAAGAAATTAATGATATTATTTCAAAAGATTTTGATTTTTTATGGAATAATTTATGGGATAAAAATAATATTAGAAATAAAAATCATCATAAAGAATATATTGTATCAAAACAAAAATTTTATGAATTAAAAATGAATCATATTGATCTTATTAAAAAAACAAAAATACTTTATAGTTTTAATGAATGGGGATTTCCAAAAGGTAGAAGAGAATCATATGAATCAGATATAATTTGTGCTGTTAGAGAATTTGAAGAAGAAACTTGTTATAATGAAAATAAATATACTATATTAGAACAATGTAAACCAATTCGAGAAAATTTAGTAGGAACTAATGGTATTAATTATGCTCATAATTATTATTTAACTATATTACTTGAGAAAATTGAATGTTATGATAAATCTAATAGAGAAATTGGTAATGTTAAAATTATGAATATTAATGATTGTATTGATGTAATTAGACCATATCATAAAAATAAAATTAAAATAATGAAATATGTTTATAATGTTATAAATGATTTTATAAAAGAATATCAAGATATAAATTTATAACATTATTAAAAATTTATTACAATATTAAATTTTTTTATAAAAGTTTAATATATAAATTTATATATATGCAAAGATTAGATATTAATAAAGAAATTGATAATAATAATAAAATAATAATTAAAATATTTAATTTAGTAAAATTACAAAATTGGAAAAATTTATCTGAATTAATTATTGATAACAATATTGATTATAATATACAAGATGCTTCTAATATTTATTTATTAGAATATGCTATTTTGTTTAATCAAATTAAAATTATTAAATTATTAATTGATCGTAATGTTAGAATTGATATTACTGATGATAATAATCGTTCAATATTATATAATGTTATAAAATTTTCATATATTGATGTTCTTAAATTATTTCTTGAAAAAAATAAAAATACTTTTGGTAGAAATATTTTAGATATTAAAGATAATGAAGATAGTATACCACTATTTTATGCTATTAAATTTTATAATATTGAAGCTCTTAAAATTATTATAAATTATACAGATAACTTTTATATTAAAAATATTGATGGCGATAATTGTTTACATTTAAGTATTAAGAGTCAAAACTTGGAAATATTTAAAGCTATATATAAAAAAAATAATCAATTAAAATCAAGAAATACCAATGGAGAAACATGTTTTCATTTAATTATTAAATCAAAATGTTATGATATTATTAAATATTTATTAGATAATATTGATCAAATTAATAATTTTGAAGAAATATTAAATATGACTGAATATCGATATAATTTTACAATATTACATTATATTTGTGTATATATTGACTATCAATTTTTATCAATATTTGATGAATATAATATTCTTTATAAAATTGATGGAAATATTCAAGATAATTCTGGAAATATTTTTTATCATTATTTTATAAATAATATTTTAGATATTAAACAAATTACAAATGAACAAACACGCTTATTATATAATTTTAATGATTTAACTAAAAAAATTAAATTTGATTATAATATCTATAATATTGATGGCAATACACCTTGTCATATTCTTGCTGAAAATATTAATTTTTTTATTAAAAATAATTTAAGTATCTTAATATTTTTTATTATTGAAAAATCAAATTTAAATATACAAAATTTTAATGGTGAAAGTGTTCTTTTTATTGTTGTAAAAAATAACTATTGGGAACAAATTAAAAATATTCTTGTAAATAAAAAATTAGATATTTTTATTTTAAATAATGAATCAAAATCTTTTTTTGATTACATTGATAAGAAAGATCTTAATGAATTTATAAATATTGTTACACAAAGTTATTTATATCAATTAAAAAATCCTTCAAATACATCAAAATGGCTTGATTATTGGGATAATAGATGTAGTAAATTAATTAAATTAGAAGAATTAAATGAAACTGAATTAGAATTAATTAAATCTTTTCATAATTTTAAAGATGATAAATCAAAAGATATCTGTTATAAAGTTATCTTCAATAAAATTAAAAATTATATTGAAAATTTTAATATAAATAAAAATAGATATGATGTAAACTCTTTTCCAATTACACAAAAATATATTAAATTAATTGATAATTATCCTAATGTAAATATCTCTACATATACTGGATCTACTTTGGATGTTTTATGTGGATTAATTTATTTAACACAAAAATTTAATAATAACACAAAAAAATTATTTATTAATACTTCACTAGAATTATTTAATTTAAATAAAGATATAATTAATTGTAACGTAGTAGATGTTCAAACAAATAGTAAAATATGTGAAATATCCGGTTTTGAAATTATATGGAAAAATCAATCACTATATATACCATCTAGTCCTTCTAATGATTTAGTTCGTTTATTAACAAGTATTAAATTTAATCAAAAAGTTAGATTTCTTATAATACCAATTGGTATTGAACAAATTATTAAAAATGTATCTATATCACATGCAAATTACTTAATTTTTGATTTTGAATTAATGGAAGTTGAAAGATTTGAACCTCATGGATCAGACCATCCTGTTGGTTTAAATTATAATCCTAAATTACTTGATGAAAGTCTTGAAAATAAAATTAACTCTGTTTCTAAAATTAATTTTAAATATTATCCTCCAAAAAAATATCTACCAAAAATTGGCTTTCAAATTAAAGAAATTAATGAACTTAAAAGTGATTATATTGGTGATCCAAATGGATTTTGTGCATTATGGTGTACATGGTGGGCTGATATACGTGTATCTAATCCAAATATACCTAGAGATAAATTAGTTAAAATTTTAATGAAAGAATTTATTAATGAAAAATATTCATTTAAAAAATTAATTAGAGATTATAGTTTTTATATCATTGAAATTAGAGATAACTTTTTGTCAAAATCTAATACAAATATTAATGAATGGATAAATGATACAGTTACTCAAAATAATATTAATTTACTTAATAATATTTTAATTGAAAATATTAGAACAATTCTATGATTATTCTATTTTTTTAGATGACGTTTTTTTATAAATAACTATTAAAAAAATAAATATTATTATTGATAAAATTAAATAAAAATAAATAGAATAATCTATTCCTCTATAAAATATTTCATCAAATGTTTCTTTCATATTTTTTTTTATTGGAACTAAATTTTCTTCATAAATTTGATTTCTAATTTCTATTAACCATTTTAATAATTTTTCTTTACTTTCTAATGCATCATCAAGTGTATTTAAATTTTTAGTTAAATTATTACCACATGTTCTACAAGGTAAGATATATGGTAATTGTAGAATAAAAGTTTTATATTTATCTTTTTGTTCAGGTTTATATGTTAAAGCAATTGAATTTAAAAAAATCCACCCACTTTTACCCCAATATATTGGATCAATTGAATTTATATTTAAATAATTATCTATCATTTATAATTATATTTGTTTATGAAAAAATTTTTTTATTTATTTTTTGATGTAAATTAAATAATGACTCTATTAATACTAATAATTTCTTTTTTTCTTTAAAATTATTTAATATTTCTTGAATTGAATTATATTTTTTTATTAAGAAAATTTTTGGTTGGATTTGAATTGAATTATTTATTATTTTAATTTCAAAATTATTATTATTATTTTCTTCCTTTAATAAATTATTTATATAATTTATTGTATCTGATACTATTTCTATTCCTAAAATAATTTTATTATTTTTATATTTATTTTTTATAATAAAATCAATTAAAAATCTATAAGTATCATTTTCAAATAAATAATCTCTTATTAAATATAATATACTTTCATTTAATTCAAAAACTAATTTATTTTTATAATTTATATAATTAAAATCTGATAAATTTATACTAAAATTTTTATTATTATAAATTTTTGTTTTAATTTCTATAAATTTACTACCTAAAGTATTTATTTTTAATTTATGATATTTTAAATTATAATAATTATCATTATCCAATTCTTTAAAATACCAAATGTAACTTTTTATTGGTATTTTTTTACCATTCATATCTAAATGTCCATTTTTATCTATTTTATAATTATCTATTTTATAAATTATTGTATTTTTATCAAATATTTTAGTTGTTATCTTTATATTATTTCCTGCATAGTCTTTTGTTTCATAAATATTATAAAATGTTTCATCATTTACTAAACAATAAAATACTTTATCGTCATTAATACTATTTATTACTTGAACTTGTAAATCAATACCTAATAACAAGTATTTTTGCCCTAAAATTATTTTTAAACTTTTTAAAATGCCAAAAATAGGTATCACCAAATATTCATATTTTTTTGTATCTTCATCAAATTCACATTTATATGTTATACCAAATAATCTTTCTACACTTGAATTTTCTATTTTACTTCCTATAATTTCACTTCCACTTAAAATCAATCCATTTTCAGTTTGAAATTTAATATATGGTACTTCTGGAAGTAAAATAAATTTATCATCCCAATAATATTTATTTTCAATATTAATTTTTTCAAAAATATTTAATTTATTTGTATTTACTTTTAAATTTAAATTATTATAATCAAAAGAAAAATATTCTAAAATATCATAATCTTCTAAATTTATAAAATCTAAATTATTTAATTTTTGTTTACACACATTTATTAATAATAAATTTTGATATATATCAAAATAACAATCATATAATATATCATTGTTATAATCTTCATTATAAATACATACCCTATTTTTTAATTTTAATTTTTTTTTTTCATTATTATAAATAATAAATACTTCTATTATATGATTATTTTTTTCTAAAAATAATCCCTCTAAACTATTTAATGGAGCTATTAAATAATACATATCATGATATTTTATAGGAACAAATTTAGATATAACTTCTCTATTATCTCTTATATCATATAAATTTTTTTTTATACTGTGAAATTTTAAATCTAAATTTTTAACTATTTTTATATACATTTTTATTTAAAATTTTTTATTAACAATATTAATTAGATATTATTTCCTTTATTTTATCAATTTTTTCTAACACTTTATAACTATTATCTTTATATACTAAATATATTTCTTTTTTATCTAATATAGTATTTATTTTCAAAATACTACTAAAATCAATTAGATTTTTTAATACTAACAAAACATTATTATTTACCCATATTAAATTATCAAGTAAATTTGGATCTTCTGTTTTTATGGAAAATAATATATTAAATAATAATTCTTTTTTTATATTTGTCAAGTATATCTGTTTATTTTTAAAATTAAAATGATTAATTTCATAAATCCTATTTATATCACGGTTAAAATATTCTATGTAATAATTTGTACCAAATACATTATAATATAAATTATTTGGATAGTTTTTTATTATTAATAAACACATTAAATCATAATCTTTTAACATCTTTAATAATTTTATTATTTTTGGTGAATATGATATATTTTTAGATATATCTATATTATTAAAAATAGGATTTTTAGCTAAATATAAATATTCTTTTTTAGAACCAATTAAAATTTTTATTAATATTTTGTATTTATAATATTCTTTTATTATATTAAAAATATCATTATCATTTAAAAATACATATTCATTTTTTAATTTTAACAATATTCTATAAATACTTTTATCAATTAAATCTACAGAAAAATCTATATTTAATTTTGATATTATTAAATCAATATTTATTATTTTAAACATAAAGTTTGGAATTGTATTTGAATAAATTAAAAAATCAGCAATACCATTGCTATTTATAATTTTAAATCTTATTTTTGATTCTTTAAATATTATAAATAAAATTATCATTTTAAAGATATCTGATTCAACATCATTATTTAAAGAAATCAAGTCTAAAATTAATGTAGAAATATTTAAATCTAGAGATGATTCTTCATCTTCTGAAATTATAAATAAATTCATTAAATTTATAACTAAATTTCCATACGGACTTATTTTATTTGTAGTATAATCTATATAATTTTTTAATTTTACAAGTTTAAATATTTTTTCAGCCTTGTTATAATAATTTTTTTGTTTACTAATTATTTTTAAATCATTAATATCACGAATAAAATCTAATTCATTTGGATGTACTATAAAAAACTGACCTGATTCATCTATTAAACTATTAATATCATATTTTCCATCCGAATATGGATATATAATTTTATTTTCATATAAAGATATTGGTAATTTTTTATTAGAATATATTATTGGATTATATGAGCTGTTTAAATATGAATACTGTAATTGTAAAAATTCAGGTACCAAATCTAAACTTGATACAAGATATGGATCAGATGATTTATTAATAATTTTTGTATCTGAAAATGTTAATAAACTTAATAATAATGATGTAATATTTTCTATTGTTATTTTAAACAATACTTTTGTATCAAGTATTTTTCTGTTATATAAATAAAATACTGTACCAGGTTTTACTCTGCCAACTCTACCCCTTCTTTGCTTTTGATTAGGTATAGCTATTGGTTTAACCTCAATTTTTGATGTATCTTTTAACGGATTATATACATTTACTTTTTGTTCACCTGTATCTATTACAAATTTTAAAGTATCTATTGTAATAGATGCTTCTGCAATATTTGTTGCTATAATTATAAATCTTTGATATGTACCTGGTTGTACTTTATCTTCTGGTTTTAAATTTTCTATTTGATCAATTGGTACTGATTTTTTATTTATTATTGATCTACGAATGTTTGGATCGTGTATTTTTTTAACATAATTTTCTAAAATATTTTTATCTAATTTACTATAAAATGGTATTGCCAATACTGATCCTGGAGTAACTTTATTTAATAAATTTAATAACTGTATAATTTCAGCTTGACCATTTTGAAATATTAATATATCACCATCTGGAGTAGTATTTAAAATTGTATTAACTGTATTTATTAATTCATTCTCCATTAAATTGTTTTCTACTGGTTTATCATATTCTTCTATTTTAAAATTTGTTGTTAAAAATGGTGGAGATAAATGTATGCGTCTATCTAAAATATTACAATTATAATTTAATCTTTCATAATCTTTATATTTTAAATCTAATGGCCATTTCCAATTATCATCTATCATTTGATAATATATACGATATGTTGATTCATCATCTTCCATAGTTGCACTTACTATTCCTAATAATATTTGATTATTTATATAGCTACTAAACCTTATTAATGTTAATACTATATCCATATTTGAATTGTGCTCGTGTGCTTCATCTACTAAAATACAATTATATATATTTTCATTGCTAAACTGTTCTTTTAATATATTTTTTCTTTTCAGTAAATAATTTTCTTTTAATTCAATAGCAAATGTACCATCTGTACAATATATTAAACTTGGATGATATTCATCATCTGTTATTGATACTTTCTTTGTTTTAATCTGTAAATAATTTATATTTCTAGCAATATATTGATTTGATTCATCTTTTAAAAATGGTATTCCTAAATATCTAGCTACGAATGTTGAATTATCTACAGATGGCTGAATACGTGGCTGAGTACATAGAATTTTTGTGTTATTATTAAAAAATAACATTTTATGTCCATATAATGTTACAAAAGGAAATGTTGTTGATTTACCAACACCTGTTGCTCCAGTTACAAACATTACTCTATGATTTAAAATTTTATTATATATCTGTATTTGTGCTATCCAATCACTACCAAATGTTGTATACCATCTTGTATCTTTTATTATCTGATTAATATTACTATAACTTGATAAACTTCTATTTGATAAAAAACTATACGAATCACTATATGATTCAATGTCGACTTTATCTATAAAATATTTTTTCCATTTTGTATTTTCTTTATTTTTATTTGGAATCATTCTTTCATCTGATAATTTTGGATTATATTTAGTAAATGATAACATATTATTTATTATTAAAGTCTCTAATATTAATCTTGCAAATATACCATTTTTTCCTAAAGATATTTTAATTTTTTCAGTAAATTCTGTTACAAATTTTTTATCATTATCATTTTTTAAATCTTTTTCATATATTCTAGCGATATTTTTATTAATATTAAACCAAGTATTTTTTTCATAAATTGTATTTAATCTCTCAATAAACTTATTTTGAACTTTTATGTCAACACCATCCCATAAAAATGAACTACTAATTAATGTATAATTTTCATTATTTACATCATTTATTATAGATTTAAAAAAATTATAAATATTTTTTGGTGATATAAATATTTTATTTGATATGAGTAATTCTGGATACATATTATTATAATTTAATAGATAGTTTGTTTTACTTAATATATTATGCTCACTATCTAAACATACATAACCATACCATGTATATCTAAATCTTTGTATTGTTTTGTATAAATAATTATACATATTTTCAAAATCTATTTTTAATACTATTAATTTTATACATTTATTAATTTCATCTATTGATACATTTTTTATTCCCAATTTATTTTCATCAAAATCATCATTTTCAATTTCTTCATTATTTATTAATTTATTAAATAATATATTTTGACAAAACTTGTCTAATTTTATTTTTTTTAATTCATCAATTTTTGATTCCCATCTTAAATAAAATAAAATCAGTGATCTTAATGTAGAAAATTTTGATTGATTTGATATAAATTTATTCCAATTTTCTTTAATCAAATTGCATTTTTCAGGACTTAATTGATCCCACTTTAAATTTGCTATTTCATGTATATGTAATAAATCAGCTAATATTATAATATTTGGTATGGGTATATCATTATCTAAAGTATCAAAAATTAAAAATTTTATCGATTTTATATCATTATACAAAAAATTATATATACAACCATATAAATTATTATATCCTAATTGTAATATATTTTCAAATTCAATTGGATTTATTTGTTCTGTTGTATATTTTAATAATGAATCATTATTTGAAAATTTTCTATTTAAAACTAGTTTATTTAAATTTATAAAAATATCTGAATTTCTATAATTATTTATAGTATATGGAAAAACATTTATCCAATTTGGTAATAATTTTGTTGATATCCTTCGAAATGTATTATCTATACTTTTAATTGCATTTTCAAAATATTCTTCTATAAAATCATTTGATTCCATATAGCTTTTATGATCTAAATAATAACTTGAATCGATTTTACCAGCTTTATTATCAATATTTTTAAATAGTATACCCAAATTTTCTAATTCTTCACTTTTATTCAAATCATAATAAGGTATTAATAAATTCATTAAACTAAATATATTTTGACAATTATTCATTGTTATTTGCTCAATAAAATTATCAAATCTAAAATATAATCCACAAAGTATACATAATTTTAATAAATATTTTACTAATATTTCTTTATCCTCGTATATTAATTTTTTTAATCTTAAATTTATTTGAGCATTTATTATAATTTTTAAATTATTAATCTGTTCTGTTATTTTTAATATTTTAATATATTCTTTATTTTCCATATCAGATTTATATACTTATATAATAAATAAATCTATTAAAAATTTCAATCATTTTTTAACAATAAAATTATATATTACTATTTTTTTGTAATATAGTATAAACATATAAAAATTATATCTACCACCATTTATTAATATTTAATATAATATATATATATACATATATGAAATTTGCTGAAATTTACACTTACAATAGAGATGAATTAGATGAATCTAGATTTATTACTATAGATACAAAAGATGATATTAAATATATTAAAGAAAATAGTATTGGTAACTTATATTTAGCAAATACTACTAACAAGATTGGAACTATTAGTTATATCAATAATATTGTTAATAAACCAGATGTTATATTTAATTCAAGTATTGGTACTATAATTACACCTAACGGTAATTTAATTTATAATTTTAATTATGTAATTAAAGATACTTTATTATCTTCATCTGCACCAGAAGAAAATGAATTATTAGTTACTAAACCAACATTTAAAGGTGGTAAATATGCTGATTTTGATGTTAAAATTTCTGTTCAAATTATAAAAAGACTTGGATTAAGAATATTAACAATTGAATATGAAAAATAAATTATTATAATTTTTACTTATTTTGAATTTTACCCTACAACATGATTTACATGAAAGAAATAAGTATTTTCTAATGTTCCTATATTTTTATTTAACATTCCTCTTTAGGTAACTTGTTTATATTTATACAATTATATTTGTGAGAAAAATAATTTGGATTCATTACTGCATGTGTTCCTGAAATAGTATCACAGTTTACACATTTATATACTTTATTATTGTTATTATCATAAACAATTTCTGGAGTAAAATATACTTTATTATTTGAATTAAAAGATCGATATTTCAACTCATTTGCTAATGATAAATCTGTAGGGAGATTTATTGGATTATTTAATTTATACCATTCATTATCATCTAATTGATTATCTGGATAGTTTTTAGCAATATCTATTATCATATGTGCTATTTCATTTTTTTCACCAATTAAAAAATTATTTATAAATCTTTTACTTGAATTAAAATATTCTGGTCTATATGAAACAACAATTCTTGGAAAGCTATCAGAAAATATTGGTTCATATTTTAATTCATATTCTCTATCAACTGGTATACTTGATATTCCAAAATTATGATTTATTGCATATTTTCTTATGTTGAGATCTTGTTTTTTAAAACAATGTCTTAACGATTGTGTCAATGAATTAATACCTGCTCCACTATGAACACCATCTAAAATTATTATATTATCATTAACTTTAATACCCTTTTCTTTTATTCTTTCAGCATACAGCTCATGTAAATGATAAACGTTTGTAATATTTACACCGAATAAAGAATATGGTAAAATAATAATATTTACTTTATTAGGATCATAAATTTTTAAATTCATCATTGCTAAACAATAATATGCAGGTGATTGTCCTCCGCATATTAATGTTATTTTTTCCGGTTCTTCCAATAATTCTAAATATAATTTGTATGCAAATATCATTAATTCTTTAACACATTGTTATATTCCTTTTAAATATATCTTCATATTTTATATTAGTTATAAGATGAGGTTCCATCTTAATATAAAATTTTATTATTCAACCATGATAATAAATAAATTTTCAATTTTTTAGATGAATTGTCATCTATAATTAAAAGTTTTTAATCAATTTATAATCTATAAAGACGATAATATTTTATTTTACGTCTATTTAACATCTAATATTAGTATTTTTATAAATTTATTATGCTCTTAATAGACCATAAACATTAATATTATAATTTTATTTTCAGAAGATTAGCATCTTTAAAAATAGTTTTTTAAGTTAATTATTAATTTTTTATCATCTGAAAAATATTAAAAACTGAAAAAAAAATATTTTTTAAAAATTACAAATATTTTTGTTTTTAAAAATTTATATATTTTTTAAACAGTCCAAACTCTCAAATTCAAAATTACTATATTTTTAAGTTAAAAAGTAAAACAGTCTAATATAATTGCGAAAAACTACAAATGGTAAAAAGTAAAACAGTCTAATACAATTGCGAAAAAATAGTAAATGATAAATGCGAAATTTGCGAAATTTGCGAAATTTTCGCAAAATAATTTATAATTTATTTTATATATAAGACTAATAAAATGGTAAAATATGAATGTATAAATTGTGGTAAAGAATTTAAAAAAAAAGATGATTTTATTAAACATACAGAGAAGAAAAAGAAACCATGTCAGTTATCAAAGATGTTAAATAATATAAATAACACAATTTTAACCAAAATTGGTGAAAAATTAACCAAAATTAACCAAAACGGTGAATTTAATAATTTATCAAAAATAAAAAATAATGTTGTTGACAAATTAAGTTTAACAGATAATTTAACTTGTAATTATTGTTTTAAAAAATTTGTGAATATATATTCATTGAATCGTCATACAAATAATAATAGATGTAAGGTTAAAAAATTAGATGAAGAAAAAAAAGAAGAAATATTTAATAAATTAATAGAAAAAGAAGAAAAAATTGATATGATATTTAACAACTATGAAAAATTACATGAAAATAATTGTAAATTGCAAGATCAGGTTAAAGAATTAGAAAAAAAACTTAAAGAGCAATCTAAAAACTATGATAATAAAATAAAGCAAATTATCACTAAAAATGTTAATAATAACAATGTTAATAATGGTGTTATCAACAATTTTATTATACCAGCAGATAAATTAGTTAGTTTTGGAAAAGAAGATTTAACTAAAATAACGTATGGATCTATTATTAAAACAGTTGGAAATTGGGATATAACTGGTTATAAAATCTTTACAGAATTGTTAAAATTAATACATTTTAATGAAAAATTTCCTGAATATCAGAATGTATTTATGACTGATAAAAATAGAGAAAAATATATGGTATGGAATGGTTCAGACTGGGTTTTAAATGATATTTGTTTAAAGCAAATAATTGATAAAATTCAGAAATTAGTTGTTATAAATGAAGAAGACTTTGAAGAAGCTAAAAAGAATAAAAATTTTAAAGACATTCTTATCAAACTAATGAAATATATAAACAAATATTATGATGAAAAAGAGGATGGTATTGTAAATCATGATTTTATAGAGCTAGTAAATAAACAATTGAAAGAATATTTGTATAACAATCGTGGTATTCCTAAAAAGAATTTTTTAAAATTAAAAAATGATATTGCTAATAAAAGTAAGATTAAAGTTATTAATAGCAATTAAAATATTTTAAGATGCTTTAACATCTATTATTGTAAATTTTTAATCAATTTATCATCTATGAAGATGATAAAATATATATTTCTTTACTTTTTAGATCTATTTGAGATCTAATATTAGTATTTTTACAAATTTATTATGCTCTTAATAGACCATAAATAGTAAATTTTAATTTTATTTTCAGAAGATTAACATCTTTTAAAATAGTTTTTTAAAGTTATTTATTGATTTTTATCATCTGAAAAAAATTTAAAACTGAAAAAAAAAATATTTTTTAAAAATTACAAATATTTTTGTTTTTAAAAATTTATATATTTTTTAAACAGTCCAAACTCTCAAATTCAAAATTACTATATTTTTAAGTTAAAAAGTAAAACAGTCTAATACAATTGCGAAAAAATAAAATAATAAAAGTATATAAGCAAATTTTGAGTGCGAAATAAAATGCGAAAAAAGCGAAAAAAAATGATAATAAATTGCGAAATTTTAAAATAATTTATAATAATATAATATATTATAAGTAATATAATGGTTAATTATAAATGTATTAATTGTGGTAAAGAATTTAAAAAAAAAGATGATTTTATTAAACACACAGAAAGAAAAAAGAAACCATGTTACTTAATTAGTTCAGTAAAACAACAAAATAATGAAAAATTATCACAAATTATCACAAAAAATGATAAATTCTCAGAAAATGATAAAAAATCAACCAGTCTAAATACAAAAAATGAGAATAAATGTTCATATTGCTTAAAAATTTTTTCAAATATTTATAATTTAAATAGACATATGGATAAATATTGTAAAGTTAAAAAATTAGATGAAGAGAAAAAAGAAGAAATATTTAATAAATTAATAGAAAAAGAAGAAAAAATTGATATGATATTTAATAACTATGAAAAATTACAAGAAAATAATTGTAAATTACAGGATCAGATTAAAGAATTAGAAAAAAAACTTAAAGAGCAATCAAAAAATTACGATAATAAAATAAAGCAAATTATTACTAAAAATATTAATAATAATGTTAATAATGGTGTTATAAACAATTTTATTATACCAGCAGATAAATTAGTTAGTTTTGGGAAAGAAGATTTGAGTAAAATAACGTATGGATCTATTATTAAAACAGTTGGAAATTGGGATATAACTGGCTACAGAATCTTTACTGAATTATTAAAATTAATACATTTTAATGAAAAATTTCCTGAATATCAGAATGTGTACATGACTGATAAAAATAGAGAAAAATATATGGTATGGAATGGTTCAGACTGGGTTTTAAATGATATTTGTTTAAAGCAAATAATTGATAAAATACAGAAATTAGTTGTAATAAACGAAGAAGACTTTGAAGAAGCTAAAAAGAATAAAAATTTTAAAGATATTCTTATAAAACTAATGAAATACATAAACAAATATTATGATGAAAAAGAGGATGGTGTTGTAAATCATGATTTTATAGAGTTAGTAAATAAACAATTAAAAGAATATTTGTATAACAATCGTGGTATTCCAAGAAAGAATTTTTTAAAATTAAAAAATGATATTGTTAATAATAAAAGTGATATTAAAGTTATTGATAGTAATTAAATAAAAAAATATTTAACTAAGCATTTTAGAAAGTTCAGATGCATTTTCAATTTTATCAAGTTGCATATCATTAATATTAGATTCATTAATTAAAAATAAACTAGGAATATTTTCAACGGTAATATTAACATTTTTGTTTAAAACTTTACCACAATTAATTTTTTGTCCGACTTTACATTCGAATATTTTATAGATATTTTCGGGATTAAGTTTTTTTACTTCTTCAATTAAATCAACATGTTTATTTTTTGTATTAATATCATCAATAAATAGTATTAATGTCATTGGTTTTTTATTCATAAATTTGGGAAACATAATTGCAATTCTTTTAAATTCAAAATCAATATTTGAAACTAATTCTGAAATATTTTGTAAAATAGAATAAAAAGTAGATAAATCATATAAATCATTAACTAATTTATCAGATAACTCAGAAGTTTCTGAATTCATTTTTTTTTTTTTTCTATCAAATAGTATTAATAATCCTCCATGTTCAGATCTAATAAATATAAATAATTGAGTTAGTTTATATAAATTTTCTATCTGTTCAGAATTAATATTAGTATTATCAGATATTTTTATAATTGAATTAAATATATTATCAAATTCATTAGATAATTTAACTATATTATCTATCTTCTTTATTAAAGAAATATTAATATTCATTATATATAATAATATAAAATATATTATAAATGAATAATTTAAAAAATAAAAATAAATCTATATCAAAATCTAATAAATTAAATATATATGACTTGCCAATATCAAAAAATGGCAATGAATGTTTAGCTCCTTGTTATCCACCAAATACACTTTTTTATCATCCATTATCATTAAAGTCTTTTATATTTGAAAATCAGAATACTTGTCCAATTAAAAAAACAATTAATTCAGATGATGAGGTAATTTTTGCAGAAGAATGTGATTCAAAAGATGTAACGAATGATTATAAAAATTTTAATATATTTGAAGATATGGTACAAATAGCAAATACTCCAAAAGCTTTTTTAGCTCAAATTTATGATATTAAATTAGTAGAAGATGTTTTAAGATTTTTAAATGATTCCATTGATGAATTACCAATATATTCTCAAAAAAGGATATTAAATTGTTTGTATTTAACTTTTAATAAAAATGAAAATTTTCCAAAAGAATTATTTAGTGAAAAGTTAAAAAATAATTTAAAAAATATTTATAAATTAAATATTTCTATTGAAAAAATTTTAAAAAAAATATTTGTTGAAAAAAATATTGATGATATTTTTATTTATTTATTAAAAAAATATTCAAAAAAATAATTTTTTTATAATATAAGTATATATTTAATGTCAACATTAATAAATTATAATATTGACTTATTTAATCAACTTTTAAAAAAAAAAAATGAAGAAGACTATACAACTAGTGTAAGTTATCCATTAATATATGTTAATAAAAATAAAAAAACATATGCCTATCCAACAAAAAATGGTATAGTTACATATTCTTATAAAAATCTTAATAAAGATAAAAAGACTATTAAAACCATTACTAAATATTATTATTATAAAATTTTAGATAAGTGGTTATATAAAGATTTATTTGCTTTATTAGGATTTATTAAAATTGTAAATGATGAACCTAAGATTATTAATAGCATGGAAGAGTATAATGCTGTAAAATTATCTAATGAATCTGAACGCGATATAGAAAAAAGAGTAAGATATATGGAGAAAATTATAATATCAAAAGATCTTATTAAACATGTACTTAAGAAAGTTATTTCTAAATATAATATTGATTGGGCTGAATTAGATCAATATGAAAGTGAAATTAAAAAATATTTTTATAATTATCTAAAAGATAAATTTGAAGAAACTATTAAACGAGCATAGATTTTTTTATTATAATAATTAGTTAAAAAGTATAACTGATTACTATTAGTATAAAGTAATTTAAATATTAAATAATATATATTTATAGATAATATAAAAGAAATGTCTAAAAATAAAGAAAAAAAAGTAAAAAATCAGAAATTAAATATTTCAGATGAATATTTTCAATATTTAGATAAGTATCAAGAAAAATATGGTAAAAAAACAGTACTTTTGATGCAAGTAGGATCATTTCATGAAATATATAGTTGTGAAATAAGAAAAAAAAATCCTGAAATTTATAAAGTCGCTGATATATTAAATTTAATAGTTTCTAGAAAAGACAAAAGTGAACCAATTACCGAATCAAATTATTGTATGTCAGGTTTTCCTAGTGTAAGTATTCGTAAATTTATAAATTTGTTAGTAGAAAATAATTACACGGTAGTTGTAATAGATCAGACAACACCACCTCCAAATCCTCTTCGTGAGGTTACTGGCGTTTACTCACCTTCTACTTATTTAGATAATAATTCTCATGATAATAAGTATTTAATGGTTCTTTACATAGAGATAAATGCATCAATGAACACATCAAAACCAAACATTTCAATAGGGATGTGTGCAATAGATAGTTCAACAGGAGAGCTATACCATTATGAAACTCATGGTATAGGATTAAATGAAGAAGTATTTCAAGAAACACAAAGATTTTATCATTATTATAGACCGATAGAATTAATTATTTATCAAATAGATAATACAAAAGAGAAAAATGATGAAAAATTTTCGAATGAAATTTTAGATAAAATCGATATATTACCAAATCAAATAATATTTACGTATAATAAGATAAATCCATCTTATTGTAAGATTTCTTATCAAAATACACTTTTAAAAAAAATATATACTGATAGTGGATTAATATCACCTATTGAATATTTAGATTTAAATAAAAGTATTTATTCTACAATATCCTTAATAATTGGATTTGATTATATATATCAACATAATGAAAATTTAATAAAAGAACTAAAAAAACCAATATATTTTAACGAACATAAATACATGATTTTAGGTAATAATGCTGTTTATCAATTAAATGTGATTGATTATTATAATTGGGATAACATTGATACAAAATTTCAGTCATTAAATGCAGTGATAAATAATTGTATATCTCCAATGGGTAAAAGAATACTTAAACATAGATTATGTGCACCTTATACAAATATTGATATAATAAATAGATATTATGAATTAACGGATATAATGTTAGAAGATAATTTATATGAAAAATGTAGATTAGGATTGAATGGTATAAATGATTTAGATAAATTATTTAGAAAATTATCAATAAAATTTATTCAACCATATGAGTTATATAATATTTGTGATTCTTTTACTAAAATAGTGGATGTAATTCAGATATTATTAAAATCAAAATTTAAAAAGGAATTATTAGAAATGTTTGATAAAAAAAAAATAAAGTTATTTAATGATTCAATTGAATTTTTATATAAAACATTTGATGTAGAAAAACTTAAAACATCAAATTTGATAGAGATTAAAGAATCTTTTTATTTAAAAGGAATTCATAAAGAAATTGATGAGATAGAAGATAAAATAGAAAGATCAATAGGTTTTATTGATAAATTAGCAAAGGTTTTAGAACAATATGATTCAAATATAACTTTACAAACAAAACATAATGATAGAGATGGTTATTATTTATCAACAACAAAAATTCGTGGTCAAAAATTAAAAGAATTAATATCAAATGATTTAAATGAAAATATTAAAATTACTGATAAAACATCAATAAAAAAGTCTGATTTATGTTTTACATATCAAACAAATACAGCAAAAATATCTTATCCAGGTTTATCAGATCATTCAGATGAATTAGATGAATTTTATTCACAGTTAAATTTACAAGTTAAAAATTATTTTATGTCAGATATATATTTTTGGTATAATAAATATCAAGACATATTTAAAAATATAATAGAACTAGTTACAGAATTAGATTTGATTACAAATAATGCATTTACATCTGTTAAATATCACTATACTAGACCTATTATAAATACAAAAAAATCAAGTTCATTTATAAATTGTAAAAATTTAAGACACCCTATAATAGAGAGAATAATTGATTATGAGTATGTACCTCATGATGTAATATTAGACAATGATATATATGGTAATATGATTTATGGTGTAAATTCTTGTGGAAAAACTAGTATTATGAAAGCAGTAGGAACATCATTAATTATGGCACAGTGTGGTTTATATGTACCAGCAGATAAGTTTGAATATAATATTTTTGATTCACTTTTTACAAGAATTTCAGGTAATGATAATTTATTTAAAGGTCAGTCTTCTTTTATAATTGAAATGAATGAATTAAGATCAATTTTAAAAAAATCAAATGAAAAAACTTTAATAATTGGAGATGAAATTTGTAGAGGAACTGAATATCTTTCAGCAAATGCAATTGTAGCAGCAACAATATTAAAATTAGTTAATGTAAAAGCCAAATTTATGTTTGCAACACATTTACATGATTTAATAACTATAAATAAGATAAAAGAATTAAAATCAATTAAATTCTTTTATTTATCGGTTGAAAAAGTTAAAGATGAACTTATATTTACAAGAAAAATGATAGAAGGAACAGGAGAACAGATTTATGGTATAACAATAGCAAGATATATTTTAGATGATCCATTATTTATTAATGAAGCGAATGAATTAAAAAATGAATTATTAGAGAAAAATAATATTCAAACAAAATTAGTTTCAGATAAAAAAACTAATTATAATAATGAAATGTATATGGATGAATGTACTATTTGTAAAAATAAATTAAAATTAGAAACACATCATATACATTTTCAAAAAGATTTTATTAAAACAAAAAATGGCTTAATTCATATGGATAAAAAACATATAACTAAAGATTCTCAAGCAAATTTAGTTAATTTATGTGAAAAATGTCATAATAAAATTCATTCAGGTGAATTGGAAATAAAGTCAAAGATAAAAACAACTAATGGAACAAAAGTTGAGATAAATAATATTTAATTAAACTGTTCTAAATCAAATACCCAAACAATATCTTTTGTTTTATTAAATCTTTTTAATTTAAATTCAAAATAATTAAAATCAATGTTGGATTCAATTAATTTTTTTTTAATCAAATTTATAAATAAATTATAAAATGAATCATTAGAATCTTTTTTGGATATAGAATTTTGAAAAAAAATTTTATTATTTGTAATTTTATAATTCCATTCATGCGATGCCATCATATATTGAATGTTTAAAGGATTAATTGATTTAAAAAACTTTATTAAATCTGTTAATCCTTTAATAGGTAAACCACAAGATGAATTTAATAAATAATTAATTAAATTTAATTTTAGTGTATATTGATCTATAAAAATATTATTAATTTTTTTTAAAATAAATTCATCAGAAGAATTAATATTATCCCATAATAAATTTAAATTATTATCAGATATTTTATTTAGAATAACATTATTCATAAATATTTTTTGCTTATTTAATATATTAGATATCTCTTTACAATTATTGGACATTATATATTAAAATATTCAATTTAATTTCTTAAGTAATATTAATTATAAACAGTATATGTCTGCTTTAGATAAAACACCAAATATTTTGTATAATATAATAAATTTTGAGGAACCAAATGTTGTATTTTTATATGGAGTAATAATGATAATATTTATAATACTATTTAGTATACTTAGTATTAATTATAGTATAATTATAGGATTACTATTTTATTCAATATTAATTTATTATTTTTACACAGATAGAAATTTAAATAATGTATATGCTAGTCAAAAATTTAATGATAAATTTGAAACTTTACAAAGACCTACAAATATATATAAAGATTATCCTGATATTGTTGATTTTATTTTTTATATGGAAGATATGAGAAAATATTCTTTTACATTATATGATCAAATAACTTCATTATTTAGAGAATTTTGTATTTTATATAAATCATGTAATACTGATTATAACTTAATAGATAATCTTTATTTAAAAATGATTGATATTAAGATTGAAATTATGAATAAAATCAATGCATATGTTTATAATACAGATGGTTATCAATTTACACAAAAAATATTTAAATGTAAACAAGAAGCAGAAAAAATTTTAAATAAATATCTTGATAATTTGATACTTATTCAAAAGAAAAAAATATATTATAATGGTTATAATATAAAAAGTAAAATATTAGATACATCAGGAGTTCTTCCTTATAATATAGTTTCAAACACAAATCCTGAATTTAATAATATAGAAATTCCAAATATGACAGATTTAATTGTGTTTTAATCGGTAATAAAAATTTTATATTAGTATAATATAAATATGAATATTGATAATACATTGAATGAATATTTTAAAACAACCAATTTAGATAATATTAATATAACACCCGAACAAAAAAGAGCTATAGATAAAAATTTTCATTTTGTACAAGGAAAAGATTTTTATAAAGGATTTTATGAAGAAAATATTGTAAATAAAATTTTAATTAGATACTTTCAAATAGCTATATTTAATGATCATGATAAAAGAGCAATAAGATCTTATTTATTTGAAGGTAAAAATACAGATGGAGGATCATGTATTTATAATTATAAAATTTTAGAAATTAAAGATTATAATATTAGTGAAGATGCTTTAGATAAATTTATTAAGAAAATTCAAAATATTCCATCAAAAGCTACACCTGAAGGAGAATTTAAAGTAATGTTTAAATATTATCCTGTTTATAATTTTGATTATACAAATCCACCAGAAGGAAATGAATTATCTCAATGTCAAAGTGAATTATTAAATTATTAAATAGTAATATTTTTTTTAATTAAAAATATAACTTAACATTGTAAATAAAATTGTAATTATAATTAAAGTTACTCCAATATAAAAATATGAATTAAAATTTAAATTATTAAATGGATTCTTACTATTTTTAATATCATCATACATATTAAACCAAGTATTTTTTGTATTAATTAAAATTTTATTTAAAGGTAATTGATAAGGTTGTACTTCAATATTTTCTATCTTGTTTAAATCATATAATCTTACATTTTCTTTTAATAATCTTTCTTTGTTTTTAGCATCTATATATTCATCAAATTGTTTATTAAATAAGTATTGATCAAAGTATTTACCTCTATTATCATACATAGATATATTATCTTCTAAGTAATTTTTGACTAATTGTTTTAATGGATTATATGGTATTGTATTATCAACCATCTCATTTTTATTATCATAATAATCATCTTTACTATACAAATAATCAGATAGGGCTGTATCAACTAAACTATCTGATACTAAATTAGATTCTTGTTCTGTTTTTGATGGAATTTTTGATACAACTTCTGATAATGATGGAATTTTTGATGCAACTTCTGATAATGATGGAATTTTTGATGCAACTATAGATCTTAAATCAGAGGCAAAGTTTTCTAAAGTCTCTTTTGGTTTAATAGGATTTGAAATAAGATCATAATTTGGAGTTTGATTTATTTCCTTTATACTATTTGGTAAAAATTGTGTATTTAATGATACTACTTTAGAATTATTTATAACATTATAAGGAGCTGTTAATACAGTTATAGGACTGTTCATTCCACTCATTTATCTAGCTTTATATATTAAATTTATAAAAATTTTGAAATTAATTAAATATATAATTATAATAATATATAATACTATAATGATATATATAAAATGTCCTTCTTGTGGTTATTTAATTGGTAATAGACAAATGGTTTATGAAAAAGGATTAGATGAAATAAATACAGATCCAAATACAGATGATGTAAAAAAACTAGAATTAAAAACAAAATTAATAGAATCTTTAAAAATTAAAAGATACTGTTGTAAAATGAGAGTTATTACTTTTAAAAATTTAACAGAAATTATTCATTAATTTTTTTTAATAATTGTATCTATATTATCTTTATCAAACGTGTTCATTCTTTCGACCAATCTAAAATCTTTAACACCTGATATTCTCCATACAACTCCTGAGCCAGTTTCCCAATGTCTATACCATTCTGCTGAAAAAATAATATTATCAATCCAAGATTTTCCTGCTATTTTGAAAACATATTCATTAATTGAATCTTCATTACCATAAAGTGAGAATTTGTTAGCATTAATTCCCCAAATATCATTACCTAAATATGGACAAATAACAATTCCATCATAATCATTTTTTACTTTTTCCCAGTTAATAACATTGGTAACACTAATATCTTTATCATTTTTATATTTATTGATAAATTTTTTTAATTCATCAACAGAACTAATTTTTTTTACAGTATCATTTATTTCTATTTCATATAAATGTGTAGAAAAAGACCATACTGATGGGAAATCTACATATTTTTGCCAATCAGCTCCACAACCAAACCATAAACCTAATGGATTATGGTATAAATTTGAATCTAACCAACTACCCTTATTCATATAATCATCAAAAATATATTGAATAGGTTCGATTCCAACATTATAAAATTTAGTTGGACCATGTTTATTTATTGCTTTAATTATATTTAGATTATTCATTGTTGATAAAATTTTCTTATTTTCTTGATCTAGTATTAAAAATTTTGTTGGATTTGCTAAATATTCTTCTTCAGTGATATATTGGATAATTTGTCTATCATAATTATAAGCTGCTTCTTTAAAATTACCACCATTTTGATTATTGTTTTTTTTCATTATATATTATAATTTTATAAAAAAATAGAATAATTAGTTTTTAATTTTAGATTTATAATCATTTTTCAAAATATTTGTTAGAATAAATAATATTAAATTATACTAATATAAAAAGTATATAATATAATAAATTAATTAAAAATAGATATGATGTATGATTTAATAAATTTGATTGATAATCTATTAGATACTAATAATAATGATATTAATAAAGTTGAAAATATTATTATAAACCATGAGTATTATAATAAATTAGATATGGATGAACAAATCCTTGTAATTGATACAATAAAAGAAAAAATTATTAATAAAAAAAATAAGATGAGTGAAAATTTATATTCAAAAAATAATTCATATAGATTTGTAGATAATAGTAAATCATATTATAAAAAAAAAATAGTAGAACCTACTATTTTTATGACAGATGCACAAGGAAACACGATAACAGAGGGTGAGGCGATGTCTTCAAAAACTAAAGCAATTATGTTAAATGAAATTACTCCAGAATTATATGAGAAAAGATCAAAAATATTTGAACAAATCCGTGCAATTATTTTACCTGAACAAAGATCTCCAGAATGGTTTGCAATGAGAAATGGTAAAATTACTGCTTCTGATGGTGGAGCTGTTGTTGGTAAAAATAAACATGAACCACAATATAATTTTATATTAAAAAAAGTGCTAGGTTCTACATTTGAAACAGGTGAGGCATGTTATCATGGTAAAAAGTTTGAACAAGTAGTAACGATGATGTATGAATACAAGAATGATGTTTATACTGAAGAATTTGGATTATTAGGACATCCAGAATATTATTTTTTAGGTGCTAGTCCAGATGGGATTTGTTCACCATATAAAAGAGATAAAATAACTCCTACACCATTAGTAGGTAGAATGTTAGAAATAAAATGTCCTTTAATGCGAAAAATAAAATATTCAGGAGATATTAAAGATACAATTTGTCCAATTTATTACTGGTGTCAAGTTCAATTACAATTAGAATGTTGTGATCTAGACGAATGTGATTTTGTTCAATGTAACATAGAAGAATATAAAACTAGAGAAGATTGGCTAAATGATACAGATGATGAATTTGATTTTAAATCTAAAAAATATGGTTTAGAACGTGGTGTAATAATAGAATTACTTTCAGCAAAATTATCTGATGATGATTTTGAAGATGGAGAAGTTAAGTTATCAACAGTATATAATCAGGCATCTTTCATATACCCTCCAAAAATTGATATGAGTATAGATGAACTAGATAATTGGATTTTGAATGAAATAAATAATTTAAAACCAACTGTTAAATTACACAGAATTATATACTGGAGATTAATTGAAAGCAACTGTACTTTAATTTTGCGAGATAATCAATGGTTTAAAGACAATCTTGAAACTTTAAGAACAATTTGGAGTTATGTTGAATTTTTAAGATTAAACGTTGATGTTACCAACGAATGGAAAAATTTTATTGATAATTTAAATATGAAGAGCAATGATAAAATTATAAAAAAATTAGTTGAATTAATTGAAATAAAAAAACATGGTTATGAAAATTATATTAAATTAAATGAAATTCAGAATCAGGAAAAAAAAAATCCGAAGATAAAAAAAATTAAAATTAATATTGATACAACAAATATTAATTTAGAACCAGATTTAAAAAATGAATCAGAAGAAAAATCAGGTATTCCTAGTCAAGATCCTAAAATAGTTAAAAAAACAAAAGTTAAAGAAAAAATAGATGACGAAAAGAAAACAAAGAAATCTAAATTAGATAAAAATAATATAAAAGACAATACAGATAATATTCAATCAGTTACTGAAATAATAAATCAAATTCCTAATATACAATTATCTGATGATTCGTCGGATGAAGCTATTATTTTACCAAATATTAAAAGACCTAGTAAAGTTAAAAAATAGTTTATTAAATGAAATTGATTATTTCTTCATTATTTTCAGTTTTATAATCAATATTATATTGTTTACTAATTTCGGCATCTTTATCTCTTTTAGTAACTATAATAACATTAGTGAATTTTACTGATTCTGAATTTACTTGTTTAATAATACTTTTTAATTTATCATCATCAAGTTCTGGAATTAATTTAATTGGAAGAATATTTTTTCCTTCTTTATCTACTGGTTGAATAGCTTTAAAATCACAAGTATGTTTTGTATTTAAATTACCACCAGTATTAACTATTTGTTTTTTTTCTTCATTTTCGTTGGTTAATACATTTTGATTTTCTACAGGTTTTTCGTTAGTTACTACAGTTTGATTTTCTTCAGATTGTTTTTTTGCAGCATTTATTACAGAATTAACTGCATTTAAAGTTGTAGTTCCAACATTTTTTATTACATTAGCAGCTGTTGTTAAGCCAACATCTATAACAGATTTATTTGGATAAATAGTATCATAAGAATGTAAAAAATCATTACCTGTTTTTGTATAACCAATTCTGAAAAATAAAGCACAATTACCTAATTTATTTGTAAAATCATTAAAATCTTTAATAATTTTTTGTCCTTCAATTAAAAGATTATTTTTAATTAGATCTTTATTATAAAAGAAAACATATGTACCATCCATATATAAATTACCACCTGTTTGCTCATTTAATTTATTTTTGAGTTCAAAATACTTGTTTTTGTATTTAAGATACTTTTGTTTGTAATCTGACATTATATATATTATATTATATTTATAATAAAAAATTTAATATTATTATTAAATTTTTTTAAGTTCTGATCTATGAAATATAGTATAAATAGTTGCAAAAAATATGTAATAAATATTATATTTAATAATATTTTTACTCCCTATAGCACTTGGTATTATAAATATTTAATTATTATTTATTTTTTATATTCAAATATAATATATATAAGTAATAATGTCAGATTACAAAAAGTATCTTAAATACAAAAACAAGTATTTTGAACTCAAAAACAAATTAAATGAACAAACAGGTGGTTATTCGTACGCTCCTGGAAATTATGTTTTCTTTTTACAAGAGAATCCTATTGTTAATACATCTAATGATTTAGAAAAAAAAAATTTGAATCTATTTTAACTGGACCCAAAGTTAAATCTATTGATGATTTTGATGATTTTACAAATCATTTAGATGATTGTACTTTATTTTTAAGAGTAAAGAATAATGATTATAATCATAATTTTGTTTATCATACTGGTGAAAATATTCCTCAAAATATTATCAAAAAAATTGATAATAACAGATATGATACCGTTTATCCAAATACATCTAGATTTAATATGATAAAAAGAAAATTTAATCTAGATAATAAATTATGTAAACCAATTCAAGTCGGAGTAGAACTACAATAGTTTCTAAATTAAAAAATGAGAATATAGTAATTAAACATATTTTAGTTTTAGATAAAACTTTAACTGGATATGTAAAAATATTTAATAAATTTAGTGTTGATGAAAATTGTAAATTAACAGAGATTAAAGAACCAGTTCTTAATCAGCCCCATAGCCAGACCCATTCGATATAGAAACCATATATATAATATATAATATATAATCCCAAGGTTTTGATAGATTTCTTGCACAGACCTTGGGGGGATAGCGTGCTTCAGAGATTAAATTATTTCCTAATAAATAATATTTTATCTTATTATAGATATATATGAATATAAGCTATCAACAAAAATATTTTAAATATAAAAAAAAATATCTTGAATTCAAAGAAAATGTAATTGAACCAGATTCATATAATCTAAATGATACATATTTCTATTATACAAATGATAACAATATTGAAAATTTTTCTAATTTAGAATTACAACATGGTGGAGAAGAAGCAAAAAATATTTTGGGAACTAAATTAATACCATGCTGTAAAAATCCATGTAAAAATACGGGTTATTATAGAAACGGCCATTGTGTAACAGGTCCATCAGATATTGGAACTCATATAGTTTGTGCAATAGTTGATGATAATTTTTTGGCCTTTACAAAAAGTAAAGGTAATGATTTAATAACTCCAAACTCTTATTTTCCAGGACTAAAATCAGGAGACAGTTGGTGTTTATGTATTTTAAGATGGATAGAAGCGTATGAAGCTGGAGTTGCTCCAAAAATTGTAGCAGAATCAACTAATGAAATAGCAGGAAATTATATTGATAAAAAAATATTATTACAATATTCTTTATAAAGATGTTTGACTAGGTTATATATTATAATATAAGAAATTGATAATTAAATATAATAAACAATTTTTTCAAAATAGTAATATTAATTATTCATACTATGCTAATTGAGTCATCTTTAATTTTTAATTTTTCATTAACTTGTGCATGTTTGTTATCAAATGTAGTTATTACAATAACATCTGTTATTTTATCAGCTCCATTTCTTTCATCTAATTTTTTTATCAAATTTTTTAAATTATTAAAACTATTTGATTGATCAATAAAATTTTTATATAATGCTGTATTTTCTTTTTTATTTTTCATACTATTAATTATATCTATAATTGGAATTTTATTATAACCACATATATTTAATACTAATCTCTCATTTATTCCAGGTGTTGGTAAAGTTTTTTTAGATACATTTGGATAAATAGTATCATAAGTATGATTAAAATCATTACCTGTTGTTGTTTTACCAATTCTTAAAAATAAAGCACAATTTCCTAATTCTTCTTTAAATTTGTTAAAATCTGTTATGATATTACCAATTGGTTTATTATATATTTGATTATTAAAAAAGAAAATATAAGTTTCTTGATTATTAAAAAGACCACCTTTTTGTATTTCTAAATTATTTTTTAATTCTAAATATTTGTTTTTATATTTAAGATACTTTTGTTGATACTCTGACATGATTATATATATTATATTTATAATAAAATTTGATTTTAAAATTAAATAAATAAAATTATATTAATAAAATGTCGTTTTCATATGATAATATAATTGAAAGATCAAATAATAAAGATCGTGAAACAAATAAAGAATTTAATAACAAAATCTTGAGTGATTCATCAACAAAAAAAAAGTCAACTCAAGAAGATATTGATAATATGGTAAATAAAACTTATGAAAAAATATTTGATGTTATAAAATATAATGAGAAAAATTATTATTTAGATAAGAATTTAGGAACAATTTGGGATGAAAATACAGAAATTGTTGGATTAATAAATAAAAATCAATATATTTGGTTTGAAGAACAAGAATTATTATATAATAAAGATAAAAATATGTTAGATGAATTAGATTATTATAATAAAACTTTATGTTAAAAAATTTTTTTTTATTAATTAAATATATAATTATTAAATAATATGATCAATAATAATGAAAAACCATTGCTACCAAAAATAAATATAAATAAAGTATTACCAAAAAATCCAAATGATTATAAATGTAGTCCTTCATTAGAATTTGAAAATGGTTCCTGTTTTCCATTGGAATTATTAATAGACATGGCAGAAGCATTTAATAAATATAATGAGGAGAAAAATAATAAAGATAGAATAGTTTTAAATACAAAAGCAGAAACTCTAGATCCAGATAATTATAAAATTTATTTATTACATGAATTTAAACAAAGATATAATGGTGATCAAAGAGATTTGATTAAAGAAAAATTTACAAAATTTATGGATGAAAAATCTAAAGAATATTTAGAAAATAATGTATTTAGACCAGAAGGTCCTCAAGGTAAATTTGAGTGGTTATCTACTTTAGATATAAATAAAGTTTTAGGACAATATGAAGAAAAGTATCCAGATTTTAATTTTTTAGGAGCTGTACCTATAGATTTTGATGATTTAAGTTATTTACCTTTTAAAAAATTAAATTTTAAAGATTTTATTAATTCTGGTATATTAAAATTAGGAGTAATTTTTAATTTAGATGAACATTATAAATCAGGATCTCACTGGGTTAGTTTATTTATAAATCTAGATTTAGGTCAAATTTATTTTTCTGATTCTTATGCTGGACCACCAGAAGAAAGAATTCGTGTTTTTATGACTAGAGCATCAGATTTTTTAGAAAAAATAGGTAAAAATCCTGATGTAAGATATAATAAAACAAGACACCAAAGAGGTGGTTCTGAATGTGGCGTTTATTCAATTAATTTTATTTTAAGATTATTAAAAGGAAAAACTTTTGATCATATAACAAGAAAAAGATTAACCGATGGACAAGTAAATAAATGTAGAAAAATTTATTTTGGTAATAATATTAGTTAATAGTAACCATGATTGATAAAATAAGAATTGGATAGATATTATTATTTAAATCAATAAACATATGTTGTGTAGATTTAGGTTCTAAATATTTTTTGTTTAATGCAGCATTGATTACATCATCTCTACATAAATCATTATTTGGATTAACAATAATATTAGGATGAGAGTAATTTATAAAAATAACTGGTATTTTTTTCATATTTAATTTTTTAAATAAATATAATCGATGATGACCATCGATTAAAACATTTGTATTATAATCTACAATTATTGCAGGTATTACTTTTAATGTTTCAAGGGTATCTACATAATTTTGTAGTGCATTATATCTTTCTAATATAACATTTTCATGGATAAGTATTTTATCAACTTCAACATCTTCATATTTTAAAACTAAATTTTCAGGAATTTTGATATGTGGATAATTAATTTTATTAAATGTTGTTAAACTTTCCAAAACATTAAATAAAATTTTATTGGAATCTTCTGATCTAACTGCAATTCGAATAAAAGAAGGTAAATTATAACCAGATAAACCCAATCTAATAGGAATACCATTTAATTTACAAATATCATAAACTAATTTTGCAAAACTTTCAGAACCAGTATCAATCCATATCCAAGATAAAAACTTTTCTCCATATATTTTCCATAATGGAAATAATAATTTTATTTTATCAACCATATTTTCACGTATTTGTGTTGTTAAATACCATGTATTTTCCATATAGGTATTATCTTTAATACAGCCATCTAAATATTTTAAAGCTAATATATTACAGGACCACGGTACTTGATATTTAATTAATAAATTTTTAATTTCTTCATTTGGACATATTAATGAACCAATTCTGATACCAGTACAACAGAAAAATTTAGTCCAGGAATGTATAATAAAAAGACTAATTTTTCTTTTTTCATATAATTCTTTTATCCACTGGCTTTCTGATAATAAACTATCTTTTCTAAAATTTTCATTTAACCACAGTTGCATACTTTCATCAACAACTACTAAACTATTATCTTTGCAATTTTCAATAAACTTTTTAATTTCATATAGTTTCATATATTCACCGGTAGGATTACAAGGATTTATAATACAAGTGATATCAGAATCTATATCATCTGATGTAGTTTTTGTAAAACCATAATTTGTACATGTTCTCCCATATTCAACATATTGAACTGTCTTAGAACCAGGTCTCCATTTTTTCGTATTATAAATAGAATATTTTTCATCAAATCTAAATATTTTAATTAATAAATCTATTAATTCAGATGCTCCATTACCTAAAATTACATTATTATTAATTTCTAAATCTTTGTATAGCCATTTTATTAAATTTGTTTTATATGGTTCTTGTAACTGATTTGGATAATGAGTTATTTCATCTTCTATATTTTTCTTAATATTTTCAATACCAATTTTTGATGGTCCTAAAAAATTTGTAGTTACACTATAATCATCAATTAATTTGATACTTATATTAATATCTTGACCTCCATGTAATTCCATAATAGTTTATTATATAATTTTATAAAATAATATAATATTTATAAAAAAACTCGCTTAATAAATTTCAAAATTTATTTTATGATCTTGTTCAAAGAAAAAAGAATATTCAGAATTATTTTTTATCATGTATTTTTTTGTTTTATAAAATTTTATAATTAAATGATCTAGTTCTATTTCTGATTCAATTTCTTTTAATTTTTCAATAGTATTAGAATCTTGATTTATTAAAAATAATGGTTCTTCTAATATATTTTCAATTACTAGATAAAAGATATTATCACCAATATCAATTGTTTTTTCTGATTCATATCTACTTTTATTTAAATATGTTGATTTAGTGAATCCTAAATAAGGTAATATACTATCTTCATCCCATTTCATTATAAATTTTTTATTATTATCAGATTCAAATACAAAATGATCTTGATCATTTATAAAACATTTAATTGGAATATCATTTTGTTCTAATCCTTCATTTAAAAATTCAACTAATTCATTTCTATTATAATAATTTGATTCTAATTCTAAGGTTCTAATTTCACCTTCTATTTCAATAGCTAATTTATTATTTAAATTATTAATATTATCATCTGAACGTTTTGGTAATTCTATTTCTGATATTTTAAGATTATGTATTAGTATAGGATTTTCTAATTTAATCATATAATCATTATAACATTCTGGTTCTGTTATTTCATTTGATAAAATATTCAAATTAATTTTATTTTCTATTAAATCATTTATTTTATTTCCAGGATATCTCATATTATCATCTTCAATTATTATTTTATTTTTTACTTCCTTTATAATTAAATTCATTTTATTTTGAACATTTTTTTCTTTATATTCAATATCGTTCATATTTGATAAATCATATGCTGTATTATTAAATTTTTCTACATATTCAGAATTATTCGAATCAGAATCATTATCTTTTGTATTTTTTGCTTGAATTAATAATTTAAATAAAGCTTTCTTTTTTTCAGATATTTCATTTTCTTCTTCATTTAAATTTTCATTCTCTATTTCTCTTTTTTTTCTATTAGGTGTTGCTTCATCTTTAATAATTTCAGCATTTGAATTAATATTTTTTGATTCTAAATCAAGATCATTTTTGGATAAAGATTTATTTAACTCATTCGTCTGAACCGTGCTTTTTAATAAATCAATATCATCTATGTCATCATTATCTATTTTATCAAATCCTATATCATTAATTGATTTATTTTTTCTTTTAATTTCGGATTTTACTGATGATTCTGATATGGATGAATTTGATTCTGTTTTTTTCAAAGAATTTATTTTATTTTTTAATTTTTTTATTTGTTTATCTAAATCATCAGAATCTAAATTTTTATATTTTTTTAAAAAATTTTTATCTAATTTTTCTGATTTACTTGTTTTATTTGATTTACTTGTTTTATTAGATTTACTTGATTTATTAGATTTACTTGATTTACTTGATTTACTTAAACTGTTAATTGCTCCTTGAAAATCTATTTGATTAGTTGCTAAATTTGTTTGATTTGATGTTAAATTATTACCATTTAAATTATTTATAATATTATTCATATTATTTAATTGATTCATCATTTGATTTAACTGATTTCCTTGATTTCCTTGATTTCCTTGATTTCCTTGGTTTCCTTGATTAGCTAAAAAAAAAAAATTTTCATTATAATTATTATTTGGATTTTGTTGTTGATTTGTTTGGAAAGGAGATTTCATTGGATCAAATTTACCTTGTTGTTGTGGAATTTGTGAAGAATTGCCTCTTTCTGCTTTCATCATTTCTAATTTTCTAGATATATCATCTGTACCAGCCGAACCTCCACCTCCATTAGGTTCAGGTACTTTAAATGATTGATCTAATGAATCAAAACCAGAATATCCTCCAGGTCCAGATCCTCCAACAAAAGCAGCATTAAAATCATTACCCATATCTTCACCTCCTGGTGTAAATGAATAATCAACATTTGGATTCATCTGTTGACCATATCCCATTTCTCCTTGATTTGTATTAATTTGAGCAACACCTCCATTTTGAATTTGTTGTTGAAGATTATTCATTTGTTGCATTAGTTGTTGCATAATTTGTGGATTATTATTACCAGATTGTTGCATTTTTTGCATTTGTTGCATTAATTGATTTAATTGCATTTGTAGTTGAGGTATATTCTGTATATAATTTAAACCACCTTGATTACCCATGCTACTTTGATTACCCATGCTACCTTGATTACACATGCTACCTTGATTACCCATGCTACCTTGATTACCTAAATTGCCCATTTGTGCTAATGCACCGCGACCACCCATATTACTCATTCCGCCCATATTCATTTGACCCATACCACCTGAATTATTTGATGTAATTGGTTGACCTGTTGTATCTAAATTTAACCATTTTGCTACTCTTGGATCTATTTGTTGCTGATTTTGACCACCCATATTCATATTATTACCCATATTCGGCATACCAGGCATACCTGTCATTTGAGGCATCTGAGACATACCTGTCATTTGAGGCATACCAGACATACCAGGCATACCAGGCATACCAGGCATACCTGTCATTTGAGGCATTTGAGACATTTGACTCATATTATTTACAGCCATTCCATTTGGACCAGATCCTCCATATTGAGTTCTTAATGCTGACATTCTACCTTCTAATTCACCTTGAAAATTTTTTTTACCTGAATTTCCGGTAGGATCAGTACCGGGCATATCTGAATCTAAAGGCATTCCGTATTCACCAGTTGCTGTAATAAATGGTCCAGACGCGGAATCAATAGTACTAAATGAAGCATAACCTCCAGAATCTTGAAATGAAGCAAGTTCTTTAGAAGGTTTAATTTTTTGTTCAGGATGTTTAACTTTTTTCATTAATTCGTCTTGTCTCATATAATTATTATTGTTAGTAGGTTTTTTATTAAGACCGTAATTAGCTGATTGATTTGGTTTAGTAGAAGTAGGTTTTATAGCAGGTTTTAATTGTTCAGGCGTATATTGTTTTTTATCACTAAATACTCTTAAACAATCACTTATACTTTTTTTATTAAGTTTTTCAATATATTGTCGAGAATTAATATTTGACGGTTTAGAATTACCATATTTATCAAATGTTTCTTTCATATGATTTGAAATAATTTTTTTACATTTAAGAACAACATCTCGATTAATTTGTTCTTCACTTAATTCCAAATTTAATATTAATTTTTTAGTTTGAGCTGCAATATTATCTTCTGAAAAATATAATTTATCCATTTGGTAGATATTGTTATAATATATACTATTATTTTATCTTATTTTTTATATTTTTAAACTTAAATATTTATATTTATAAATTTGATTAATTTTTTTATATAAAAGATAATATATTAATTTATTTTATATATAATGATTGAAAGAAAATTTAATCAAAATAATACTAATACCAGAAATAATCCAAACAATTTACCAGTATCATCAAATGGATATAATACAACCATTTCAAATCCAAATTATCAATTATCAGGTATTCAACCAAATTATACAAATGATGGAGCTCAGAACTTAAATTTTAATTCAAGTGGAATTTCTGCAGATGGTTTTGCAACTCAAGGAGAACTTTCTAAAGCAGTACAAGATCAGCAAAATTATATAAATAATTATAATCAATTTCAACCAAATAGTACTTTTAATAGATTTGAAAACAATTCTTCAAAGTTAGAAAATTTACGTGATTTTTCACAATTTAATGTAAAAGAAAATTTTACTGATAATAAACCAATTCTTTATATGTTAGATTCAAAAAATAAGCATAATACAATTTATGATAATTTAAATGAAGAATTAATGAAAGAATCTATTGATGAATTTAGATTAAACATTGATTCATATAATAGGGATTTTTCAATTTATCCAAATCCATTTGATTATAAAGTAATATTAGGACCTGTTGTAAATTCAGGTATTAATCCAACTGTAGTAAAAAAACCAAGTATTAAAGAAGAATTTAAAGAAAATCTTAAAATTAATAAAAAGAATGCAAATAAAAAAATTACAAATTTAACAAATTTATCAAATTTACAAGATTTTAATGTAGATAATTCAATAGAAATAACAGCTAATTCTTTTATTTTTGATAGTCCAGAACTTATTGTTGATTATACTAATAATTTAAAAAATAGTTATAATCCATATATCAATAGAAATTTTGATAATATTAAATTTATTAGATTAGATACAGGAATTTTACCAAGATTTAATGCAGTAAGAATTAATCGTGATTGGGATTATTGTAAAAAAAATAATACTAATAGAATATATATTAAAGATGATTATGAGAGATTAAAAGATCAAATTATTACAAATTATCGTTACATTCCTGATGACACAGCTGAATATGCTTTACAAACAGATAGATTTGTACAAATTGATATTAAAGAAATTAGATCAACTAAAAATTTTGGTACAAATCCAATATTAGATAAATCTTTTGTATTAATTTATGATAAAAGTTTAGGAATTTTATATTGGAGAGGTTTACCTTTTTCAGCAGTTAAAACTTATAAAGACTCTTTATTAGGTGAAATTAACAGTTTAACAATAAAATTTTATGATTCTTGGGGTAATCCACTTACATTAAATTACTCGGCAATAGCATACGAACAAAAACAAATATTAGACACAGATATAATTGATCCTAATTTATTAATTATTGATGAATATTTTAAAAATCAAAAAACTATTAAATGGATTATAGAAAAATTTAATGAAATACTAAAATGTTTCATCATAATTAATTTTAATATAAAATGTTTAATACCGTTTTATTCACAGATATTTTTAAAAATAGATGAAACTTTATCAGAAAATAGGACATCAATACCTAGTCATACATCAAATTCATCTTTTAAGAAAAAAATAGATCATAATTATAATATTGATAAATTTAATAATTCAGAAGATATAGAATATAATCATGAAAATTTATCAAGTCAAGAAAGTGATAATAATTGCTATAATACAAGTTGTAAAAATATATCTAAATTTGTATTTAATCAACATATTTTTAAAATTAATAATATTTATACAGAATTGAATACATTTGTTTCTCCAAATTCACCAAACGGTTTTGTTCCAGTAAAAAAAATAACATCAACTGGTAAAATTGTAAATGTAACAATAGATCAATATATTAATAATGTATTTTGGTATGATTCAAATCCTGATGAATTAGAATATATTAAATATAATTTAGTATCATTTAATCATAATTATATTGAGTTTGGTTTTAATATTTTAGATCAACTTAAAATTGAATTAATTAATTTACCAGCTAATAAATTCTTTCAGAATTATCTTACATTCGTTATGGGTAGATACACTAACGAACTTAATACAAAAGTTGATTACAATAATAGTTAATTAAAAAGTCTTAATATTGAACTAGATACATTTTTTGAATCAGCGTTTCGAATTATATCATTTATATTAGGAGTTATGCCAATGTTTTGTTGTTGTAAAACATTGGCATTTTGAATTATATCATTAATGTTAGGAGCGGTACTCATATTTTGTTGTTGTAAATTAGATAAAGATTCTGGTTGTAATATTGTTTCAGCCTCAGTTTCTGGTTGTAATATTACTTTAGCTTCATTTTCAGATTGTAATTTAACTTCAGATTGTAACTTTACTTCAGCTTCAGATTGTAATTTTTGTTGAACTGGTTCTTTAATTTTAAGTAAGCATTCACAGTATGATTTATCAATTAAATTTTCTGATTTTTGAGCTGATTTTTTATTTCTACCTGTTAATTCATCTATAACTGAATTAATTTTTTCAACAGATTGTTTACATTTTTCTAATTCATTTGCACATGTTTTATTATATGTTATTTTTCTATCAATATCTTTAAATTCAATTTCTTTAATAGAAATATATTTCATTCTTTCTGCTTCAAAATTTATCATTTTATTAGATAAATAAAAATATGAATATAAAGTAACTATTAATAGTATTATTAAAATTATTATTATAATATTTTTAATTGATTTCAACATACAATTATATATATATTTTATATATATATATTTTAGTAAAAATAATTTTTATTTAGATTTCTTTATAGTAGGAATAGGAATGATATCAATTTTATAAGTATCCTTATCAATTTTAATAGGATTACCGATATCATCAAATTTAACTCTACCAATAGGATAATTTAAATCAAAATCATAAACAACACCATATCCACTAGATTCAGAATCAGGATTATACCAATAAAATTGTGTATCTTCTTCTTTAATACCATCGATTATACCTTTTATTTTAATAACTTTAACTTTAATAGTAATAGATTTTGTACTATTTGATCCATTAGATATTTTCATATCTTCAATAATATCTTCTTTATATGCAGGTCCAATATTTTTATCAAATAATGAAATTTCATTAAATTGAAAACATCTATATTTATTTCCAATCATATTATGATTTTTAAATAGTTCACAATCTATTGCAACTTCTTTAATAGAATCTAAAAATGACGATATTAGATTATTTTTAGATCTAGCTAAATCTTCAATTTCAAAATCAACAGTTCTAAGATCATTTGGATTTTCAATAATTTCTTTAATGTTAATAATTTTTTGATCTGAAATTATTTTTTTTATTTTAATATTATATTTAATTGAACGATATCTATAAATATCAACATGTCTATCTTTTTGAGAAAGATCTTTATGAGAACATTGACGAATAGCGCGTCCAATCATTTGTGTAATACGAACTTCATGCCAGTATGGTTCTATAATATGTACTTGTCTAATATTAGCTAACGAAATACCTTCAGCACCTGCTGGAGAAAACATTACAATTTTAATTAATTTTCCATGTGAGTTATCTGGATTTATTTCAATTTTAATAGTTTCTCTTCTTAATTCTTTATTAATTCCGTTATGAAATTCACCATATCTAAAATAATCTTTAGAATTAGAATTTTTAAATGAATCATATCCAAAAAATTTTAAATAAACTTTTAATACATCTAAACCTTCCATCAAAACATAATTTGAATATATTAAGACAGGTCCTGTACTTTTAAAAATATTAAATATACAATTAACAAATTTATTTGAACATTTCATCATTTCTTGAATTAATTTAGATTTGGATTTTTCTTTATTTATCCATTCTTCATATAAATTATATTTATTAAAATTATCAATATCAGATAAAATATTTAAATTACTTTTTATTTCTGAATCATAAATTTTTTGAAAATACATATCTAAAGAATCAACATATTTATCTAACATTTTAAAATAAGCTTGAGATTGTGATGATAGAGTTTGTTTAATTTTTTCAGTGTCTTTTGTTTTTAAAAGTAATTCCATTTCACGTTCACCTATTTTAAATTTGCTTGGTCTAGGTCTTCCTTCTCCTGTTACAACCTCATTAATCGGAGGAAATACAAAATTTGAACTTTGACGTGTATAAGATCTATATGTTTCAGAACTTTTAGAACTTGTAATCATTCTCTTTTTTTGTGACATTTTTTTTTCTAATTCTTCAAAATAATCATATATTTCAGTTTGATATTCAGACATCGGTACATCAACAAAATGTGATGTTTGTGTGGCATATAAATCAGGTGTAGCACCAATATAATATGAAACTAATCCCATTATTCGTCTTTGAAACATATTCTTTGTTTTTAAATTAATTTGTGGAATAGTTGTATTATCTACATAGTATTGATCAAATAAAACTTCTGATTTTGGAAATATATTTGGTCTTAATAAATTAAACATTAATGCTAATTCAAATGGTCTATTAATAGCTGGGGTACCAGATAATAATACTACACGTGTCGAAGGATTATCTTTTTTATCTTGTAATATATGTTCATAAATATTGATAGCACGTTTTCCTTTTTTAGATGATAAATTGGAATATACATTAGAAATAAAATTATGAGATTCATCAATTATATACATATTTTTAAGTGAACTATCTGTATTTTTAACAATATCAATAAATTCTGTATCAGCAAATGGTGAATCGTAGTGTATCCAATGAATATTTGAATATCTATGTTCATAATCTTGTTGAGGTAACCATCTTTTTAAATCTTTTTCCCAAGGATCATCGTGTAATGCAGCTTTAATTAACAAAAATATATTCCAACCAGAAGTAGCATTATATAATACATTATATAAATTTATTGTTGTAGCTGATTTACCTGAACCTAGACCATGATATATAAGGATATCATGATATGGTGATTTATAATCTAAATAAGCACCAATAAATTCTTGATATTTTCTTAATTCAAGTTTTGTTTTGATTTGACAAGGATCTTCATCATCTTTTCTAATTATTTCAGGAAGTTTATATTTAGAAAAATTTTTTAAAATCCAAATTGGAAAAATTCTTCCATTTATTCTCAAGTTTGGATAAATATTTTTATCTTTTGATTCATCATTCATTTTTAATAATTATATATTAAATTATGAAAATAAAATTTAATATATTTTTTATAAAATCTTTAATTTATAAACTAATTTTAGTAAACTGGTGTATATTTAGTTAACAAAAATACTAAATCTTGGTACTTTGTAGTTATCAGGATGATTAAAATTTATAGGATTATATCCAACTCGTTCAATAATTAAAATTTCTTGTACACCTGATGCTAACAAATCATTTGCTTTAAATTCATTTATTTTTATCAATGGATATTTCATTCCTTCCATTGAATTATTATTTACATAAGGATAATTAGGCTCACTTATAACCGGAATTTGAGGAGATGTTGAATAAGTTAAATTTTCAATTAATGTTAAATTAGTTTTATTATAAACTTGGATATTTGAATATATACCATAACCATATTTTTCTTGATTAACTGCCAATATCACAAATGTTTTATCGATAAAGTCACTTAGATTTAGCAAGTCCGAATTAAAATATGATTCTCCTGTATTATTACCTTGTATTTTCTCAAATGGATTTACTTTTATACAATCATAAAATGATTCAAATGCATAATTAACCGGTGGATTAGGTAAGTTTTCTAAATATAAATATGTTAGTAATTGTGTAAAACCTTTATTTAATAATTCTTGTTTTTGATCATTATAAAGAGTTAATAAAGAACTTAAGTAATTATTTAATCCAATATAAAAATATTTACTATCTAATGCTATTGGTTGAGATTCTAATATTTCTAAAGAATTATAGGGAATTAATTTTTCAGTTGAAGCAAATTTACCATAAATTAATTTTGAATATTTTTCTAAAGGACCTGGATTATATTGACCTGATTGATTACCAATACGTAGTAAAAATGTTACTGTCGATTGATTTAGATAATCATATGGTAATTTAGATATTATATATCCTTGGGTTCTAAAATTTTCTCCAATAGTTTCTGAACTAGTTAATACTATTTTGATTTTATCACCAGGTTGTAATTTAGGTTTAAAAAATTCAATACTTCTATCGGTAGATCCAAAAACATCAATTCCTTGATAACTATATATATAAGGAGTAAAGTTGACAAAATTAACATTATCAACAAAACCATTATCAGGAATTGTAAATTCAAATAAAACATAATCATCTATTTCATTAAAGTACAAAACAGGAATATTGTTTATTAATTGTGTTGATGGAAAAATACCTCCGTAATAATATGTAAAATTATTACTTCCATAAGAATCAATTTGATTAAATTTGGAAATAAATTGTAAAATATTAGTTAGATTGATTAATTCACCTTTTTCTTGCATTTAATTTATCTATATTAATTATTTTTTATAAAAATTTTTTAACTGGATATAAAAAAATATTTTATTTTAATAAATTCTTTATTAGTTAAATTGTTACTTTACATTTGAATAACTTTTTTTTAAAGAATAAGATAAACTTCCTTATTATTACTTTAAAAATATTTTATAATTATTTTTATATTATAAATTTAATTATAAAAACTATAATTTATGAGTTATCCAAATATTGCAGTTTGTTCATATAATTTAAATTGGGAAATAATGGATTTTGATTCTGGAAGTTTAAAAAAATACTATTCAAAAAATGATCTTCGATTATATAAATTAAATTTAATTTCTAATATTCAAAATATGTATGATTATTTTAATCCACAAATATATTGTTTTCAAGAAGCAACTAAATATAAAGATTTTATTAATATTTTTAACCCAGATATTTATTCTTATTATGTAAATATTTCTGGACCAGAATACATGGTAACAATTTGGAATTTTACCAGATTAGAATTAATTTATGTTTTTCCAGGAGAATTTGAATCTGGTAGACCTTTTTGTATTTTTTTATTAAAAGATTTAACAAATTCTAATTTTTTTATATTAATTAATATACATGCTGGTCATAAAAAAGATACTATATCAAGTATTTTTCAACCTATTCAAAAAAAATTAGATGAATCCAAAAAATTAAATAAATATGTTATAACAAGAATAATAATGGCAGGAGATTTTAATCGTGATATAAATATGCAAATTAAAGATAATACAAAATTATATTTAATAGTTAATAAAGTAAAATTTACTTTTAAGCCTAGTTATAAAAAATTTAATAATACATGTTGTAATCTTACAGGAATAAATCTTGCGAAAAATTATGATTTTGTTTTAGATACTTATGAACCAGTTATACTTAGACATGAGTTAAATAAAGAAATTTGGTATAAACAACCATCGTCAGATCATATTATGATTATGAGTATTTTGAAAAAATATATATAACAAATATATAAAACTATTTTTAAATGAACAACATTATTTTTAAAATTAATTCTGGTAAAGAAAAAGATATTGATCCTGATAAAATTAAAGAATTTATTTTGCAATCATCTTATGCAATAAATAAAAAGATATTTGATTTAGAAAGTTTATATAATATTAATATTAAATTACCACCTTTAGAAAAAAAAATACCAGATGTAAAAAAAAATTCTGGTGTTATTTATCCGACTATGGGTATTACAAATATTAACACAGGTTTAACTGGACAAATAATGTATCCAACTCAACTTAATATTAGACCATTAATATCTTATGGACCATTTTTATTTGATCCAATTAATCAAATTAGTGGAGAAAATTATAAACAAAGATTAGAAAAAATTAGTAAATATATTAAAATTTATCAAATTATTAAAACACAATTAGAAACTTATAATACAAGTAAAGATAAGACAAAAGTTGATTCTAGATATGTTGAATTTTTAGAACCTTTAAATATTAGTGGAACATATAATAAAAATGATGATTCTGATATAAACTCAATACAAGATTGGTTAAATGATTTTTATAACAAACCAATTAAGACTAACAATAGGTAAATTTATATAGATAAATAAATTTTGAATATTAAAAAAATTATATCAATAGATGATTTTTTTATTCTAAGGAAAATAATTATTCATTAGTAGCAATTATTTTTTTTGATTTAGTTGATTTTAATTTTTTTGTTTTTTCTAATATTTCTTTATTTTCATCAATATCTTTTTTTTTAGTTGATTTAGTTTTAACAAGATTTTTATCATTATCAGCATTATCTAATTTTTTAATTTTTTTAGAAATTTTAGAATTAATTTCATATTCATTTTGAACAGATTTTTTTATATCATTATTACCTAATTTTCGATAAAAAATAATAGCAGAATCTGGATCGATAATTTCATCTTCATTATCATTAGGTATTACATTTAAATGCTGTAATGCTTTTTTAGCAGCAATTTTTTCACCTTTTTGTTTAGATGAACCAGTACCAATCCCGATAATATTTCCGTCTAAATCTCTTACATACATTTTAAAATATTTTTTTCCTAATTTTGAATTATCATATAATATATCCATTGTATTGTATTTAGGATCTCCCCAATTACATTCATGATAATATTGTAATAATTTATCTTTATAATTTGTATCTGTTTCGAGTAATTCAGTTAAATCAATTTCATCTTCAATCAATGCTATAACAAAATCAAAACATACTTGATATGCTTCAGATCTTAATTTTTGTACAAGCTCAGAATCTTTACCGATATCTTCATAACTAATACCCATTTTATCAAGATAAATAGCTGCAACAAATGCTTCAAATATGTCACATTGTATTTTATCATTTTTATCACGAGCCTTAATAACTTCTTGATTTCTACTTAATAATACATATTTTTGTAAACCAATTCTTCTTGTCATTTCAGCAAAACTTGAACTATTTTCAATTTGTGATCTTAATTTAGTTAAATTACCTTCTTGCATTTCTTTATATCTAATAAATAAGTAATCTGATATCACTTGACGTAATATTGAATCTCCTAAAAATTCTAATCTTTCATAAGAAACTATTCCTAATTGTACTGCAAATTCAATTTGTTCTTTAGATATTGGATTTAACATATCTCCACCAATTAAATTTATACCCATAAATATTGATTTAAAATTTTTTGAATTTGTATAATCTTTTTTTATATAAGAAGTATGAGTCATGGCGATTTGAAATAATTTAATATCATTAACCTTATATTCAATTCCATAATTTGATAAAGTGTTTCTTATGTATTCTTTTGTTATAACCCTATTTTTCTCATTAAGAATATAATTAATGAGATTGGATTTACCAACATAATTTATTGTTTTAATCATAAATTCATCCCAATCAAATTTTATTTGTTGAGTGTTTGCTATTGTCATTAATATTATATATTATTATATATTATTATTTTTTTATATTATTTATTCAATTTTTATAAATTAAAATTGAATGTCATTTGGAATCATTTCGATTATTTTATCAGGAATTACTTGTGTAAGATTTTTATTAAATATATTATTTTTACCAAGTATAAATTTAATATATTTTTTAACTTCTAAAGAGCCATTAGTATAATACATCATATTATCTAATTTATTAAAATATGTTGGATTACTATTTTTAAGTGCTAATCTTTTATATGGAAAAAAATAATAAGATATTAAAGACATAACTTTTCTAGAAATAGTCTTTCCATATTTAGGTACAATAATAATAATTGGTAATACATCAGCATCACGATTAAATTCTTTAATACCTCTACCTCGATATAAATTTATAAGAATTTTAATTTTATAAATATTCGCGTAGAGTATTGGATCAGCATACCAACAAAAGATTAGTCTATTTATTATCCATAATAAAAATTCTACTTTAGGTTGAATACATATTAAGTATTCAATTGACATAATTCTTATAGCTTCCGCAATATCATCTTGATTTTTTTCAATATCATTTAAGGTATTATTTGCTAATATAAAATTCGTTAACGTTTTATAATCAATTGGTTTACCATACATATCTGAAAATAATTCATTACCTGGACAATTTTCTTTTGATACTGTTCTAAAATCTGCAGGTAAAAATTTATTAACCATTTCAATATATCCATCAATAATTTTAAATTCAATAAAATCAAATAAATTAACTTCTTGAATTAGATGTTCTTGATCTTTTATTTGTATATTAAATTGTGCTTTTAATAAATTATTTTTAATTTGATTAATAATTTGTGTACCAAAATTTAAAGTATCATCTTTATTTAAAATAGTATTTCTATAAATTAAAGATTTTTTAAAATCATAATAATATTCCATATCTATTGATTTATATTGTAAGAGCAATGAGCATATTGTTGGTTTTATTGTGTTATTAACATTATCTTCTGATAAAATATCAATTGATTTAACAGATGTATTAGATAAAGCAGTATTTTCTTCATAAAATAAAACATTATTATTTTCCATAAATATATCTTGTATCATTTTAATTATATATTCTGCATAATAATTTTCATCCATATCTTCTTTTTCATAATTAATTAATTTAATAGGATTAATTGGAATCATAGTAGATAATTTTGGTTCTGTAGAAAAATCTTTTTTCAATTTAAATGAAATAAAATTATTAAAATTATTAGCAATCTTTAAATTTATTAATCCATCAATATTTTGATTAAAAGCTGTAAATTTTATTATTTCAAGTAAATTATCTGGATTTGGAATTTCAATAATATTTTTTTTAGTAATAATCATATGGCCATCAGAATATCCATCTTGAATTGTTTGATATTGTGATATTAATGGATCTTTATAATTATCACAACAAATTAATTTAACTATACATCCATCACCATTCCATAAAATTTTTTTTATTTGTCCCAGATATTTTTTATCAATGATAATATAACTATTTGTTGATAAATCTAAATTAAATAATTTAGTATTTTCTAAATTAGGATTAAAATCTTGCTCAATCCTATTTATTTTTGGTAAAAATTCCATAGTTATTTTTATTATATAATTATGAAGTAAAAAAAAATATTTATTTATTCTAATATTTTTATGTATATTATATTTTATTCACTAGTATATGATGATAATGATTTTTTTGAACTAACAGATTCATTATCATCATTTTCTTCATCATCATATTCATCTTGAATATTTTTATTTTTATTTTTCTCATTTAATCTTAAATTTATATCTTTATTAATAGAATTACCTGATGAATTTAAAAATAAATATTTACCAGGACGTTTACCTTTTTCAGGTTCATATCTATAAACAAGTGGTTTACCAAGCTTTTTTCTAGATTTTTTTACTAATCTAGATTCTCTATCAGGACTAATTGTTTCTCCAATACAATCTATTACAAAGCTTTGAAAAATAGAATCATCATATACTGATATCTTATTTTTTTTTAAATAATAATTTCTAAAACAAACATATCCATTGATTAATTTATATAAAGTATCGTTCCAATCATTATCTTCATCAACTCTAACTTTAATTAAAATAATAAGTGAATGTAATATATTTAAATCAAAACTTGCAATTTTAATAGATTTTTTTTTATCATTGATAACTTTATTAATATTTAAATTATCAAATTTTAAATATTCCACTTCTTTATATGGTAAACATTTTTTATTGTTGGAATATAAATATAATATTGGTATTTTATCATTACCATCATCAAAATATACAACAACATTATATCCATAAAATTGTGTAAATGGATAATTTTCAGTATGAGTTAATTTTGAAGAAATATTTTTAGGTAAAGTTTTAATAAATTCTAATAGTTCAATACCGTCATTCACATAATTACTAGAATATACTTCTAGATAAGGAATAAATAAATATTCATAGTTTTTATTTGTTTTATAATATTCTGACATATACAAATAATAATTATATACATAAAATCCTGTTAATAATGTAGTACTTCTAGAAGTAATATATTCGAATAAATGTTCCATTGCTATACTTATTTCATTATTCTTATAAGGTGGTATTTTTAAAGATTTATTTATAAGAGGTAATGGATATGTTTTTTGAAGTTTTAAATATCTTGCAAAATGTTTTTCTAATCTCCAATAACTATTAATTGGATCAGTGAACATTCTATAATAATCAATCATCATAAACCATGGATGTACAACATAAAAACCATCTATTTGAATAAATCGAACATGACTATAGATATTATTAGGCATGTATGATATATCACAATATGGACCAACGTGATTTACATATATTGAATACGTTTCCTTATGTTGAGCCTCTTGACCAGAAACATCTTTTAATCCTACTTTAAATAATCTATCACATAATTCTACAAGATCATCTAATGGTTCTGGTGAATAAAAATCAATATCTGGTGTATCTAATTCATCATATAAAGCATATTCTTTATTTTTTTGTACTAGTAATTTATCTAATGCATAACCGCCATATATTTTTCTTTTTTTTTCTTTAATAAAATTAACAATTATTTCATACACTTTGTTTATTTCATTAATAGTTGGTTCGTATTCTTCTAATTTCTTTTTTTTTATTTTTGACATTATTTCATTATAATGTTCTTTAAATTGTTCATCTTCTGTATTTACTATATCTAGTGAATTGCTCATTATATTATTTACTATATATTTAATATAATTTTTAATATTTAATCTATTTTTATTTATTAAAAATAAATGATTGTTTACTTATTACTTATTTTTAATATTAAAATTTGTAAAATATGTGCGTTAAAAAAATTTTAATATAGAAATATTTAAAACCCATAAAATAAATTTTTTCTTTTAATATAATATATACATTTAAAATGCCTTGTGATTCCTGTCCAATTGAAAAAGCTCTTGAAAAGACCAAGTCTAGAAGGTCCAATAGAGGTAAATGCTGCCCTCCTTCCCCTTGTGATGTAAATTGTTGCGTTCCTGAATCTGAACTTGATTGCTGTTCTCTTCCATACCAAAGATTAGAAAAACTAAGAAATTCATGGTCAATGATTGCTGCAACCGGTGGTGTATACTCAAATATTTTTCCTGATTCCGTTGTTGGAACAAATGGTGGTGAAATAGTTGGTGTCAATCAAAGAAATGGATCTTCTGTATTACTTCCAGATGCTACAGTTTTTGGTGAAGGTGTAAATTCAAATATTGTATATTTAGCTACTGGTACATCTGGATTAATTACTATTACAACTGATGAAGAAAATGCTTATTATGGTTATCTATTCGTCCAAACTCATAGATATGTTAACTTTGAATCTTGTGGTAAGAAAGATCAAGTTGTTGGTTGGTATGTAAATACATCTACTGGACAACTTCAATTGTTCCAAAATTTACCTGATCTAAATTTGACAACTTTAATTAATAGATATTCTCTAGATAGTCAACCTATCGCTAATTTAACTTCAACTCAAAAACAACAACTTTATGCTCTTAATGTTTTATACAAAGCATCTCTTAAGGCAATTCTTACAGTTCAAAATAATCCAAAGACTGAAGGAAATATTGTTCAAGTTACTGATAAATGTGGTCAACAATGGTTATTTGCTATTAACAGAGCTGGTGGTAATGATGTTTGTGAACCAGAAACTGAATTTGTAATTGTTGCAATTCCACTATGTTAAATAATTTATTTTTACAATTATATAAATTGCATTTTGATTAAAATATTTTTTTGAATTAATATAGTATAAATTATATTAAATTATGAATTCACTTTTTAGAATAATAAAACAACCAATTAATAATGAATCTGATAAAAATAAAAGTCCTTTTGTTATAAATAAATTAATATCTAATCAAAAACATGATAAAAAAAATGAATTAAATTTAGATAAAAATAATTTATCTGATTCTAAAAAAATAAATTCGAAATATAACAAGTCTCTTAAAGATATAAAATATTGGGAATTTGGGAATACAGGAATTAAAATAAAAAATGTTAATAATAGAATGGCAAAGAATTTATCAATTCTTTTTTATATTGATAAAATTTTTTCACAATTATTAGATGAAGAAAAAATTAATATTCGCAGAATATTTAATAAAAATTTTAATCAATCATTTTTAATAAATTCTAGTAAAATTAATTGTATAAATTCAAATGTTTCAATTGATTTAAATCATGGAAAAATTTCTGGTTTATATAATATAATAGCTGCAGGTTCAACAACAATTTCAAATGTTAAAATATTACCTGATGAATTAAAAAAATTTAGAGTACCAGATTTAGATAATATTCTTACAGATTTAGATAATTTAAAACAAATAATAAAATTAACTAATATACTAAATTTATACAATAATTTTGATATAAAAAATGATATTTCTGATATATCCCTAAATTTTTTTACTATAATTACAAATTCATTAAGTATTATTGATGAATATAGAAATTTAGATAAAGAAAAAAAATTATTAAAATCTAGTTCTAATAATGCAATTTATATTAAAATTTATGATACTCATGGTAAAGCATTTATTATTGATAACGATAAAAAATTAATTTATTATATAACTGAAAAAATATTAGAAAAAAATCATAAAATTATTTTTAAATACTATGTTTTATCTATAAATGAATCTTGTAAAATTATTTAACATATATACATTTTTTAATTATATATTATAAAATTTACGTTAAATAATATAGATTATTTTTAAATATAGAATTAATTAAAAATCAAAAATACTCCCCCAGTAATTAATAAATTATATAAAATTATTATATATATACAATGCCAAGAAAATCTTGTAATCCTTGTCATCTTGTTCCTGACAATTGCTTCTCAGAATGTGTCAAATGTAGTGTTGAAAAATGTAAAAAAATTTGCTGTGAACGTAAGTATGCAAAGCTTGCACGCAAATTAATTGATGGTGGTCTTTTTGTTGATACTGCTAATTATGAAAAAAATAATATTTTCACAGCTCGCACTAGTACACAATTCAATAATATTGTTAATGCTTTCGCTGATGACAACATTGATTCATCAGATCTACAACCTGGTCAACCAGTTATTGTTAACAATCAACCAAATAATCTTATATCATTTGAACAAATTAATTTTGATGCTCCTCAGATACTTTCCTTTAATATTACACAACTTACTAATTTTAATATTTTAAATGGTGATTTCACTTTCATTATGGCACCAACTTTAAGTTTACTATTTGGTGTTGATATTACTAATGTAGCTTACAGTACTTTAAAAGCTGCAATTAATACTGCAACACTTGATTTAAATGATGCTTTACTAACATACCTAAAATTATATAGAGCTGCTATCGCTGAAATTCTTAAACAAGTACTTCCTGGTGGTATCGTTCAAGTAATGGCTATCAATACTCCTTTTACAACCAGCGTTGATTATTTTGTCAAAGAAGAAGTGCTAACGAATAATAAATTTTCTAAAGGTAGCGCATCTCTTGTATCTAAAATAAATAATTCATCATCACCAATTGGTGATTACCTTTATTTCTTAGCAATTAATATTAGACTAGTTGTTGATAAATATCCTCAAACTCCTACTATATTATGTTAAATAAACTTATTTTTATAAAAATTATTTACTAAATAATTAAAAAAATTGATTTTAATATATAAATATTATAATCATAATAATATATGGAAAAAATAATATCAAATAACAAAATTATAAATATGAAAAATAATGTAGAATATATAAATCCATATTCTTATTCGAATTATGATTTTATAACAGAAAATAGTATTGATATTAAAGAATCTTGGATTCAATATGCTGAGAATGAAATTAATAGAGCAGAATATCAAATGAAATTAGCAAATATACTTATGGATGTTGATATCGCATTAAAAATAGAATTAAGTATTTTTGAATATTCTTTAATTTATTGTCAAAATAATAAATATACTAAACAATTTATTAAATCTATTTATGAAGACAAATTTAATAGTATTTTAACAAATATTATCTATACCCCACGAATAAACAATAAAAATTTTAAAAATCTTATTCTTAATAAAAATATTAATCCAAGCTATATAGCTTTTCTTTCTCCAGCTCAAATACATCCATCTAAATGGCAAAATATTATTAAAAAAAAAGAATATATCGAACAAAGAGAAAATAATATTTCATACTCTGATGCATATAAGTGTTATAAATGTGGTGAATCTAAATGCAAAATCTCTCAAGCTCAAACTAGATCAGCAGATGAACCAATGACGACATTTGTTACTTGTCTTGTTTGTCATAATACATTTAAGTTTTGTTAATAAAACAAAACAAAATATTGAGAAAATTTTTATTAAAAAATTTATGAAACATTTAAGTTTTGTTAATAAAACAAAACAAAATATCATATAGAAATTTATATAAAAATTAATCAATTATGTCATTTTATTCCAAGCTATTTTAATAATAGAAGTATCAACAGGATTAATAAATCCAAAATCATTAATATTTTTTAACCATACATATTCATCTAATTTACAATTTAAAAAATCTGAAAAAGCAATAATTACATCAGATGTAGTTTGATAATTTATTATTTGAAAATCATCATTTGTTAATACACTAAAATATTTACCAGGTTTAAATATTTCATCTGTAAAATTTCTTGCACCAAAAATAGAATCTCTAGAAGATTTATTATTAATATTAATATTAAAAATTTCTATCCATTTATTTATTTTATCGGGTTTATTAGTACCATTATAATATATCATATGCATTTTTTCATGATCATTTAAAATAATACCAAATCCTCTTGATCTATATTTATTTACAATTTCAATGGGATCACGAATTGAAGCAAAATATTTATAATCAGTTGATAATTGTAACATCATTGATGTAATATAGCTTGGAAGACATTTTAAAGTTTTTCCATTGTAAAAAGCACGAACAAAACCCATATGAAATCTAGATATTACAGAGAAAAAATTACTATCTTTTGATTTGAATATTTCAAATGTTCTTGTTTCATCAGAGTTGATTTTATATCTAATACTTTCTGATAGTTTAGCAACTAATTTATTTGAATTTATACCATATACTTTTGATTTTAAAATATCATTAAAATAAATATATTTTTCATAATCTTCACAAGTACATTTTTCTTCATCAATATTATAATTTAATTTATAAATTCTAAATTCATCTTTTGTAATTTTGTTAATATAATTTTTATAAACATCAATATTATCTTTTTCTTTTGATATTATTAATTTTTCAATTTCATCTTTCCAAGGTGAATAATATTTATCGTAAAAATATGTCTTAATAATAATATTATCTAAATTATTTTTTATATATTCAACATCGATATGTTTATTATCTAAAATTTTTTGTAATTCATCTAATTCATTTAATATAAATTCATCTGATATAATAATAGTACCAGTATGTATTGCTTCTACTCTAATGTTAGTATACATATTTTTCATTTGTATAATAAATTTATCAACATAATCTATATAATCAAAGATTGATTTATAATTGCAGATAATATCAATATCAGAGTCAGTATAATAATTTAAAAAGTAGTTGTTAATATCAACATCTGTTTGTAATTCATTCAAGTTTTTTTTACAAATATCCATTAATGGATTATATTTCATACCACAAGCAGTCATTGCACTTCCAGTAATAACACAATGTTCCCAATCAATTAAATCTAAAATACCAGGTTCGTTTACTTTATTAATAAATATATTTAATCTTCTTTTAAATTCATCTAAATTACATAGACCATAATAATTTTTATAATCAACTAACATGTTTAAACTTATACAATTATTTTTTAAATTAATTAATTCATTATCTAATAAAACACAAGCATATGGATTAAGATTTATATTATCATGTGAAAAAGGATAAATTGGTAATTGTTCAGCAGTTTCAATATCAAAAATAAATCGTTCATCATCTTTAATTTTTGATTTCATAATTGTTTCTTCATTTATAAAGGTTAACCATGCATAACCAATTAAATACTTGAATACTATTTTAAATTTATCAAATATTGGTTTAGCTTTAATCAAAAGATCTTTATTATTAATAATTAAATGACAATGAGTTCGAGTAATTAATAAATTACAAATAAAAGAATATTTTAAATAATCAGAAGGTATTTCATTATAAATCAAATTAACTGTATCAATAGAAATTTTAGAATTATTTGATATAAAATAATGTGATTTAATATTAGAGTCAACCCAATCTGTATTTCTTAAAATATCATTTAAATAATTTGAATTTATTTCTGATGTAATATTTTTTAATATACCATCAAATATTTCACTAGAACCAGAAAAATTAATTGTATTAAATCTTCTTTCTTTAAATTTATTATTAAGTGAATATTTACAATTATCAGGATCTTCCCAATAATTACTTTGAGATTCTAGTAATCTTTCTAATTTAAGTTTAACTCTAAAATTATTAGGAGATACTTGTTCATATTTTATAATTGATATTAGTTCAGCGTATTTATCTAAATTTTCAGTTTCATCTTTAAAACATTCTAAATAAGTATTAACTTGTTCACCAGTTAATTCAACCATAGAGATTACTTCAATTTCATCGTTTAAAATATTTAAAGATATATTTAATTTATTTTCAATTATTTCTTTTTTAATTGTAAATTTAAATTTTTTATGTAAATCATTAAATAATAATCTTTTAAAAATATTAGGTTCTACTTTTTTAAGAGAATATTTAATATTATCAGAATTAATTATTTTATGTAAAATCCATGTATTTATATTCATTTTTAAATAATGTATTATTTCATTATTATTTCATGATTAAATCAATTTTTTTGATATTAAATAAAAATTAATCTAAATATTTATACATAATTTTTTCTTCATCATATACATTTGTAGAAATATTTACTTTTTCAATAATATTATCATTTAATGCTTTATTAATAGAATATTCAATGTGTTCTTCTTTAACATTAAAAGGTATTTTATATTTAATTGAATCAATTATAGTATCTTTATAAAAGAATTTATTTTTCTTAACCCAATCAATTAAATTACTATAAATTATTGTGTTTCTATCATGTAGATATTCTTTAGATTTTACAGTATCAATATCATTTTTTTCAGATTGAACTAAAGAATAAATTGATATTTTATTATTATCGTATGAAAAATTATTATTTTTAATTAACATAATTTTTTTTAAATCTGTTTCTTTAGTTTTTCCAATTAATTTAATTTTAATAAGACTATTAATTGATTTTTTAAGTAAATTAATAGAAATATTAGTTTGTTCTGATATTTTATCTAAAGTTAACCCATTTTGATTATTAAAAATTCTATCTAAAACTAAATACTGAATTATTGCCATATGAATATAATATGTTTTTTCTTCATATTTTAATTCTACTGTTATACTAGATTTTATAATATCATAAGATATTTGTCGATCAGGATATCTATTTTGATAGTGAACACGATAAATATCAAAGTATGGTTCAATATTCATATTTAATTTGTAATTATTAATTGTTTCTTCTCCAAAAATATATTTAAATACAGTAAAATTAAATATCTCTCTTTTTATTGTTGTTAAATCTAAATTTTTATATTTTTCAGACTTTGTTTCTATTCTTATCTTTTGATAATCACGATTATTATTATAACTATCTTCTAAATCATACAAATAATCACGAATTTTTATTAATAATTCATTAACACATCGATTAACTGATGTAGAATCTTTTTTTGAAATTATTTTCATAAAATAAAAAATTATTTTATTATCATTCTTAATTTCTTCAATATTCAAAGAATTTTTATAACGATTAAAAACTTGATCACGATATTCTTCATAAAGAGAAAATCCATTTGATTTAAGATTATCAATAATAAATCTAAAATTATATTTTTTTGTAGAATGATTTTCATTTTCAAAATTATAATTTTCTTCTAATTCATTTTGATCAACAAAATTGTTTATAATATAAGATACTAATTTTTTAATATTTTCTTTTAAATTAAATTTATCTTCATAAATTTTTGAATAACTACTAATATCTTGTTCAAAATATTTCATTTTATTTAATGTATTAGTAAAATTTATTAAATTATCAAAATTAATACTAGACCAATTTTCATCTAATAATTCAATTAAAGTTTTATTTTCATTTTTTAATAAATAAGTACCATTAATTATTTTAAAATAAAAATATTTATAATATTTATCTAAAAAATATTTATATATAATTTTATTTTTTGATCCATGATCCATCATTGAAATTATATGATTTATCTCTAAAAACTTTATAACTTCTTGAAATTTAATTATTGAACAATTATTAATATTTTCTAAATAATAATTAATTTCTACATCTTTAATATTTAATTTCGAATACATTGAATCAATATATATAATTATTTTTTCTTCTAATATATCTTTTAATTTATCAGGATTAACATGATACATCAAAAAATTATTTTGATATGTTATTATTTCATTTTCTAATTCGGGACTTAATATTCCTATAAAATCAGTATTTGTTAAATTAATATAATTATTAACTAGACAGTTCATATTTAATTATTTAGTTGATTATAATTAATATATTTATTAATCAACTTTTTTACATATAAAAAATTTGATTTGATTATAAAATGTATTATTTTTAAATAAATAATAGATAATAATTATAAAATATACATATATAAATTTTATAATGTTTTGGCTTTTTGATAATGATAATAAAATAAATTCTACATCATATAATTTTCTTCAAATTTTTAATTTAGAAAATACACAGATAGAATCTGATGATATATTTAAATTAGATTCAGATAATTTTCCATTAATTTTAGGAAAAGATTATAATGAAATAATAATAAAAAAAAATATTAAACCTAAAATTATTAATTATTGTGTAAGAATTATTGGAAAAAATATATCATGGACAGATCTTACAAATTTATCAACAAAACATTTTATACAAAAGAAAAAATTTATTAAACCAAATGAAAATAAATTTAATCTACCAATTTTTGAATTTAGTTATGAAAAAGTTACTAATAAAATGCCGGAATTAACTTCCGAATCATATGACTTTTATTATCCAGATATTAAATTTGAACTTTATAAAATTGACAATAATTTAATTTTAGTTAAGGAATTTGATATGGTAAATAATATTAAAATGAATTATATTTTATCTAAAAAAACTTTCTTATTATCATAAATAATACAGTTAAGATTAATCCATAAATAATAACACCAGATACTCCAACTTTACCTTCATGATCGGAATTTAAACTTGTAAAATATTTTGAGAAAAAATCTTTAATCATTTCTTGTGATAAAATAAAATATAATATAAATAAAATTAAAAAGTCTTTATAATTAAAACAATCATCAAATATCCAACTTAAATAACTATTTGTTGAAGGAATTGGATTTGATTCAATAATATAATCCTCTAAATCTTCTTTTAAAGTTTTTTCTTTATCTTTATTCTTTTTCTTCTTTTTCTTTTTATTTAAAGATTCACTTTCACTATCAGAATCATCATATTTATTTGATGATAAAGTATCATATATATCAATTTTATTTTCTTTTAAATTATTAATAATTTCTTTTGTTAATGATTTTATTAAGCTATTATTATCTTCATATTTATTTGGAGACAAATCATTTAAATTAGTCCCATTATAATTATTTGAATCTAATGATATTAAATCTATTTTATCAGCTATAGTCATTAAGTTTTCATTTGAACTATTTAAATTTATTTGATTATTTGAATTTGATTGATATAGATTATCTTCTAACATTTGATTTTGGTTGTATGAAGAAAAATTATTCATAATATATATAATATATATTTATTATATACATTATTTTTTTAATTAAAAAAACGTTTTTTAATTTATTTTTCATTCAAAACTTTTTTTATTAAATAAAAAGGATTTGACTGTTTATTTTCTTTATCAATTAAATCATATATTTTAACTTTTTTATCTTTATCATCTAATATTTTTATAATACCTTCAATAACTTCTTTTGATAAATTCCAATGTCTTTTATTAGTTATTGGACTAAAAGTCATTAAAAATACTCTTCCTTTAATTTCTATTCCTAAAATTTTACTTGCTAGTAAATTTATTTTTTCACTTTTTTCAACCCAAGGTAAAATTAATAATCCTAAAACATCACCAGAATTACATTTTTGAAATTTATTTCCTAAAATAATAGTAGGATTATCACCACTGTATATTAACTCTTTAATATTACCATCTTCATCAATTAAAATTCCTTTATGATAAAAATTATTAATCATAATTTCACAAATATCATCAATTGTAATTGATTCACAAACAGGGTTACCATCAGAATATCCAGTTTTAACAATTACACTATCATTTAAAATAGGCTCAAGATTTATATTAGATATTGTAGCTAATTGATTTATATCATCATCTAATTTAGGTTTTTTATCAATTAAATTTTCCATATAGATAACTTCATAATAATAATCATCATTTGCATGAACAAGTAATGTATTTCCTTGTAAACCTTTTGGATTATAATCTTTTGTAATTGACAATATTATTTCTGCAATTAAATCTTCAGTATTTGGTTCTGATGTTCTAATTTCAATATATTTTGATCTTTTAATAATTTTACTTAATTCATATTTAACTTTTTCATCATGATCTGGATTACTCATAGATAATTCTTCCATTTCTAACATATCAAAAACTTCTTCATAAATTTTATTTTTTCTAACAAAACAGTAATTATATTGAGACATTATATTTATTATATAATTTATATTACTTTAACTTTATTTTAATATAATTATTAATCATGACATGCACCAACAGGACATTCTGTTATATATGTTTCCCATTTATATCTTCCTTTTAAATCACTATGAATATCTTTTATAATTTCATTTGAATCTGGACCATGATAAATTATTTGTTTAAAAAAATAATTACCAATTATTATACCAATAGTTATACCTAATATTATGCTTAAAATTATACTAGATTTATAATCATAATCTTTATTCATTTGATTATTTAATATAATTATTCAATATATATTTTATTTTTTTATTTGATTATAATATAAATGAACTATATTTTTTATTATATAATTATTTTTATAATATTGTTAACATCTTTTTACTTAATAATGAATAATTTTGGATATTCAAATTTAAATTTAAATAGTCATATAATAAAATCTTTACAAGATAATATTATTAATTTACAATCAGAATTATCTAATATTAAATCTGAAATTGTTGAAAGCGAATATAGTTTAAAAAATCCAATAATTAATTTTAATACAAATCAAGAACAAAATATATCTGAGAATGAACCTAATTTATTTAAACAATCTGGATCATGTACATCAGGAACATGTCCTAAACCACCACCTATTATTTTTGATCCAATTGCTAGATATGATCAAGCTAAATTATTAGATCCTCTTGTAGATCCAAGAGGTAGAACATCAGCAGATCAAATACCTGCTCCACAAATTGCAGCACAATTTAATTTTCCTACTCAAGGTGTATTAGATCGTTATCATAGAGTTGGATTACTTATTGCTTTAGATAATTCTCCAGATGATTCGTCAAATAATATTTATGGTTTTAATAAAAAACCTAGAAGAAATAAACAAAGAAAAAATTACAATGATTATGATTCAGATAATAGTTCAGATAATTCATTTTATTCTAAAGGTGTACAAATATCAAATATTTCATCAGAAAATAAAAATATTGAAGGTTTTGGAATATATTCAGAAGAAGGTCCAAATGGAATATTAGAATTAATTGGTAAAAAAATAACCGATAATTGGTACAAGTATTTTACATCAATTAGTAAAGGAAATAAAATTATTAAAATAGTTGTTAATAATAGAAATAGAAAAGAACTTTATTCAGGTGATATTGTTTATATACCTGAATTAAGTAGATGGTATCAAGTACAAATTGATGAAATGGATCTAATCGAGTATAATCCATATTTTTTTTAATTGGATAATTTATATTTTTACAATTCTTAATATTTTTTTACCTATTTTTTCATAAGCAAATGGTGTTAAATGTTCATCATCTTCTATATAATCATTTTTAGTTAAAATATTATTTATATCAACAAATAATAATTTATTAAATCCAGTTAATTTATTAAATGATAAACATATTTTTGTTATAATATCATTTAATAAAAATATTTTACAAGCTAGATTTCTTCTTATTTTATCAGGAGTTATAAGTACACTTAAAAATATAATTTTAACATCTAAATTAAAATTTTTATAAACAAATTCTATAAATTTTATTATATTTTTAGTAATAATAGTTGTAGAAATATTTTTTTTTATATCATTTCCTCCACAATAAAATATAATATATTTTGGTTTAAATTTTTTAATTAATTCTAAATATTTATTATTAATAATATTTTCTGTTATAAAACCACTAATTCCAAGGTTAACATAATTATTAAATATTGGATTATTCCATTTACTTATTATACTAGATACAACCATTAGAAAATCAATTGATTTTACTTTATTCATATTGAATATATATTATATTTTTTTATTCTTAAATTATATATAGACTTAATGTCTGGTTATAAAAATGAAATAAATTTTTACCTTTTGATATGGCTTTAGAGAAAGAAAAATTATTATCAAAGTAGACGGAGGTCAACATTTTAGACAAGTAAGAAATTGGAGAAGTCCTGAAGAACAACAAAAAATAGATTTTCTCAAAATGAAATATGCTTTAAGTAATGGTTTTTCAATTATAAGAATTACACAAGAAGATATATATAATGAAACAATTGATTGGAAAAATAAATTATTAGAAGCAATTGAAGATAATATTAAAGAAAAAATTACAAATATTACATTTATTTGTAAAAATAATGAATACTCAGTTTTTGATGAGTTAATTTAAAGCGGTGCATATTTTAAATACCGGTTTTTAATCTTTATAAATTTTTAATATTCTATGTTTGCTTGATTTTTTAAAATCTGCATTTAAATGCGCACTGTTCTAAATACTTTTTGTTTATCAATATATTATTTTATAATTTATATATATAGATTATAAATGTCTACTAATGATAATAATGAAATTAATGATAATTATGATATAGGTATTTTTGATCCAAATGGAAAAAAAATAAACCCTCTTAACGGATTAGAATATTCTGATCAATATAAAGTACTTGCAAAGATGTGGTCAAATTTACCAGCGTATAAAAATATAAAGGAACTAGTCGTATCTATTAAAAAGAATGATATTATCCTAATTCAAAGTTCAACAGGTTCTGGTAAGTCAGTGATTGGTCCAAAGGCAGCATTACATGCTGTAAACTACAAAGGACGTGTTGTAATGACTTTACCAAAAAAGATAATAACAAAAAAGGCAGCAGAATTTAGTGCAAAGACTTTGGATGTACAATTGGGTGAACAAATAGGATATCAATTTCGTGGTGACAATTTAAAATCAAATAAAACCGTGTTATTATATTCAACAGATGGTTCAATAATATCGATCTTTAAATCAGATCCACTTTTACGATCAATAGATATTTTAGTTATAGATGAAGCTCATGAGCGAAAAGTTCAGATAGATTTATTATTATACCTATTAAAAAATGCAATAAAAATGCGAAAAGAAAAAAACATGCGTCCTCTCAAGTTAATAATTATGAGTGCAACAATAAATGAAAAAATATTTGCAGAATATTATAAAGATTTTGCATATGACTATATGTATCTATCTGGAACACCAAATTATCCTATTGAAACAATTTATTTAGAATCAAGTCTAAATATAAAATCAAACGAATATTTAGAATCAGGAACAAACATTATACTAGAGTTAATTGAAAAAATAAATTCAAATAAACTATCAGAAGGTGATATATTATTTTTTGTATGTACGATTCGAGAATGTAATGAGATTGCTGAACTTTTAGGTACCAAGTGTACAGATAGTTTTACAATGGGTTTATATTCAGGATTTGAACCAGAATTAGAACAATATATAAGTAATCCAGAAAAATATAAAGTACTAAATCCAAATTTTAAACGAAGAATATTTGTATCAACAAACGTTGCTGAATCTAGTTTAACAATAGATGGAATAATTTATGTGATAGATTCAGGATTAGAACTTTCAGTTAAATATGATCCTGAAAAAAAAATTAATATTATGTCTAAACACTTTATTACCAAAGCTCAAATGGCTCAAAGAAAAGGTCGTGCTGGAAGAACTAAACCAGGATACTGTTACAAATTATATACACCAAAAGAAGAAGAAAGTGCATTAGACTTTCCTGATCCAGAAATAAAACAAATTGATCTAAAAAATGTTTGTTTAAGTTTAATGAAAATTGGTTCAGATATATCCAAATCAGATTTTACAGTAGAAAATACTATTGAAATGTTTACTCAATTTATTGAACCACCTAAAGAATCATATATTATAGATGGATTTGATTATTCTTTTGGTTCTGGACTAATCTCTAAAGAAGGATTACTTACACAAATAGGTAAATTAATTATAGATTCTAGATTAGATGTAATGGATGGTTTAACCATGTTATATGCATATAACATTAGTTCAATCGCATTTAAAAATGTTTTTAAAATAATAAGTATTTGCTCTTATCTTAAATCAGGATTAGATGATTTTTTCTATAATGATATTAATCCAGATACTAAAACAAATATACTTAATAGGTTTAAAAAAACTTCATCTAGTTCAGAACACATACTATTATACCAGATTTATAAATTTATAGAGTCTGATCCAAATGAATCAATATTTAATTTGGAGCTTTATAAAAAAATTGAACAAATCTATTCAAATCAATTAGATAAAATAACAAGGATATATGAGAAAGCTAATATATTAATTGATGTAATAAAAAAAGATTTAGATCATAATATTATATGTGCATTTAATTATGGGTATAAAGCAAATCGTTCATTTAGAAGGGGTAAAGAATTTAAATTTAATAATATTACTTGTAATTTTAATAAAGCAATATTTGATTATTCTACTTATTCTTCAATTATATTTTATTCAAATATATTAACTAATGGTAAATTTAATATCAGAATATGTTCTCCTTACTTACTTGAATAATTATATAAATAACTGTTCAAATAAAAAATTAAATTATTTTTATTTATTTTCATCTAAAATAAATGCATATTTTTCTGCAACTTCTTTTAAATATTTGTATCGAGAAGAACCTCCGAAATGACCTTGATTAACAGTTGTTTTAATTATTTGTACATTATCGTCAGTTTTATACTCACGAAGTTTGGCAATAAACTTATGAGGTTCCCAATATTGAACTCTAGGATCCCATAGTCCACATGTAATAAACATATTCGGATAATCAGTTCTTTTTATATTTGAATATGGACAGTATTTAATCATATAATCAAAATCAGATTTAACATTAGGATTTCCCCATTGACTCCATTCTTCAATAGTTAATGGTATTGTTGAATCACACATTGTATTCATTACATCTAAAAATGGTACACCAGCAATAACATTTTTAAAAAGATCAGGTCTCATAATCATAGAGGCTCCAACCAATAAACCTCCAGCACTTCTTCCTTCAATTGTTATATCGGAACAATATTTATTAGATTTAAGATACTCAGCTACTGTGATAAAATCAATAAAAGAATTTAGTTTGTTTTTAAGTCTTCCATCTTCATACCAAGCATAATTTACAAAAGATCCACCTCTTACATGTGCAATAGCAAAAGCCCATCCTCTTTCTAACAATGGTAAAATTTTAAAATCAAAATTAGGTTCTATTGTGTATCCATAAGAACCATATCCATATAAATATAATGGTTTTGTTCCATCTTTAATCCACATATCTTTTTTATATACTATAGATACAGGAATACCTAGAGGCCATGAATTTCCATTTGATTCATCAGGTATTTTAATCCAAATTCTTTCCGATTGATATTCTTCAGGTTTATAGTAAGGAACTTCTTTTTCCCAGACTAATTCATTTATCATAGTATCTAAATCATAACAGAATATTCTATAAGGATTTGTCATTGTATTCTGCATTACATATAATTTATTTGAATTAAATATAGAATTTGAAGTTAATCCAAGTGTATAAACTTGATCAATTTTATAATAGGAAAAATCTTGTTTAATATAATCAGAAAAATGAAATACATTAGTATCATTTAGATTTATAACTTTAATTTTATCTAGGTTATAATCAACACAATTAATAAATGTTGTTCCATTAATTTTAGTTACATAAATTAGATATTTAACATTACAATAAAATGTTTCAATATAAATATTAGGATTATATGGTATAAATTGTTCTAAAAATATTTTATCAAAATTATCAAAATTATCATTGATTTTACATATTTTCCAATTTGTACATAAATCAGCATTGGTATATACATAAAAATAATTATCAGAATGATCTACGTTATAAAGAACGTTCGGTTTAATATTTAATAAAACTTGAATATCACTTTCTGGATTTAATAAATTGATAAATAAAATTTTATTTTCAGAATAATTACCACTTTTTACAATTAAATACTTATCATCTGATGTAATTTCAATAGATAAATCGTAATCAGGTATGATTTCTTCATATATCAGAATTTCTTCTTTATTTTTAATATTAAGTTTATATAATTGATAAAGTCTATTTGAACTATCGCCTCTAAGATAATAAATTGTATCAGGACTTGTCCATTGATATGAACAATAAATTAAATCTTTTATTGAATAAACAAGCTCTTTTGTTTCAATATTAACAATTTGTAATTCATATAGTTCATTTGATTCGTAATCAATACCATAAGAAATAAATTTTTCATTTGGATTTAAATTAAATTCAGTAATATCAAGTTCTTTTTCTGGTTTTACCATATTATTTTCATCTAATAGTAATTGATCAATTCTTTCTTCACCATCAGCTTGTTTAGTTCTCCAATGTTGTACATAATCAGAACCAATATTATATCTGGAAAAATATTTCCATTCGGAGCCAAAATATAAAGTTTCAGGATAAGAATCATAATCTTCTTTCATAGACATTAATATTTCACAGTATAGACTTTTTGAAAGTTTTTCTTTATTTTTAAATTTGTATTGAAAGTAATTATTTTCTTCTTTAATTCTTTCAAGTATTAAATCAGATTTTTTTGTATCATCTCTAATCCAATAATAGTTATCAATTAATGTAATAGGTGGATCTATTAAATTATTTAAACCTCGATTTTCTTCTTGTACATTACCAAATAATACTTTATGAGGTATTTTTTGAACAATTGGGGTTTTCATTTTAATAATTAACAAAAATTAACAAATTTTTATATAAATTGATTTCTATTGTTAAATATAAATAAAAGATATTTAATTTATACAATATTAGTACTCAGAACATGAATATAAATAATTGTTTTTCTAAATATTTTTACACACCAAAAATATCTTCATTTTCTATTTTAACAAAATCGGTTGGATTATCGTTATGACCATCAATTTTAATCAAATATATTTGATTCTCCTTATTTTTATACAAGGAAAAACAGGTATATCCCATACCATTAGATCCAAAAATTTCATAATGAATTTTTGGGTCATTCTTCATTTCGTTATATAATTCTTTACCTGAAACTAAATCTTTATGAGATATTGACATTCCGTATATACCATCAGTTGGTTGATTATTTTCAATAAATGTATCTAAATACTCGTACATTTTTTCTTGATTCTTAGGATCATTACGTTCTTTATAGATGTGAGCAACCAATTCATTTAAACTTCCAAATATTTTTCTATTTGCTTCCATTTGTAAAAATTATCTTTAAATCTACTAAAACAACACTTTAATTATAATTTTAATTAAATTGTGTCTTTAAAGATTTAAAATTTCAATTTTTATACATATAATTAACAACAATCAACTTCTGCTGGTAAATCAATTTTTATAGTGAGATTTTCTAGTATTGTGTAAATTATATCTTTACCAATTAATTCTTTATTATTTGACCATGCAATTGTAGTTACAATTGTTTGACCTACTGGATAAATATCTTCACCTGTTTTAGCAACAAATGCTTCACTTAAAATATCTAAATTTAAATTAGCTAATTCTATGTTAAGTCTAAATACACTTCTATGTGTATGGTTTTGTTTATCATAGTTACTCAAAATTTTCTGAAACAATTTACCAATAATTCCATCTTTGTTATAAATTGGAGTATCGTTTCTGACAGCAAATTTTAGTTGGATGCTTAAAGTCTCATTTTTAGAAGAAGGAGTTTGTCTAAAATCAGTTTCAGGAATGTTTGCAAAAATAGTGTATTTTGGTGACATTATATATTTATTTATATATATATATAAATAATTTATTGGGTGGTAAAATATTGTAATTTTAATAAATTTATTTAACATAATAATTTGCACATAGCGATAACACCATTAATTAGAACACTATTTTTAATAACGTCAGAAAATGTTTGAATTAATTTTCCATTTTCAAAAAATATTCTATTTACACCATTATCATAACTATTACTAAACCATCCTTCAGAATCATTAACAAATAATAATGTAATATAAGGAACAGGATCATTAAACCAAAAAAATTCAGCCAAATATTGTTTTTCTGCTATTTTTTTTATAATAATAATATTTTGATATACATTATTGATAACTTCATTTGTAACTGTGTTAAATTTTGTTTCTACAGTTGAAGCAAGATACTTGCCTTCTAAAATTTCAATTTCTGATAAAGGATTCATTCAAATTTATATATATTTATTTGATATAAAATATTTATATTGGATAACAAAAATTAAAATAGTTAATTAATAAAATAATAAAAATTTATTATAAATGAATAAAATAATTACTATACAAAATTCTTTATTAATTAATAAAATTGCTGATGAAATAAGAGAAAGTTTTTTGAATGATTATGAATATATAATTATAAAAAATAATTTATGTTTAGATAATAATGATGAAATTATTAATTATTATAGTACTTTGAATAACTTATTGGGAGAAGTTAAAATGGTTGATAAAAATAAATATGATGATAAAAATCAGAACGATTATTGGGTTGATATAAAATATTCTTTTTCAGACAATGTAAATAATTATAAAACAAAAATTATTCCTCCATGGAAAACAAATGAACAATTAATGTTACATACTGATAATACTCTTACTAATAATAATAATTTTGCAAATATAACTGAATTAATATGCTTAGAACCAAGTATTTATTCAGGTGAAACAGTTATTATATCAAATAATAAAATTATAAATTTAATAAAATATTTAGACACAAGTTATAATACCAAATTATATGAAAATTTATTAAATACTAAAATTTTTCATAAATTAACTGAAAAAAATATTTGTTTTTTTAGAAATAACAATGATAAAAATAGTAAATATACTTTTAATTTTAATATTAACCAAATTTTATCAAGCGAATTAAATAGTAAAGAAAATTTAGAAACAGCAAAAGAATTTCATAAATTATTAGAAAATATTATGCAATCTAGTTTGCTAGAAGAAGTAAGATTAGAAAAAGGAGATGCTTTATTATTTAATGATACTCTTGTTATGCATGGTAGAAAATATGTATTTGGTGAGCGTTTTTATAAAAAATGTAGTATTTTAATTACTTAATAATTCATTAATTTCTTCTTTTGTATTTATAAACTATTATCTGGTTTTACATCAATTTGTTCAACCCAACCCCAAATAACAATACTAATTCTACCATCTGCTGGATTTGGTTTATAATTAGAATCAGTTTGAATTGGAAGAACACCGTGTCTCCAATCAATATTTATGTCTTTACCAAATCCATATGTGGTACCAGAAGGAAGAGGAAACGATACAATATTTCTACAGTCTTTATGATTAGCAACTTGAAAAGCAATATCTCTAGTAGATCCAAAACTAACACCAATAGTAAAATTTTGTTTTTTTGCAACTTCTGGCTTAATAGCTGCTCCATCATGATGAAAAGCTTTCCAATCATTTAAATCTTCCATTATATTAAATCTAGTTGCTTTAACATTCATTGAAAAGTATTTTTTAATTTTATCAATTACATAATTAAATGTTGGGCAATCTTTTTTCCAATCATAATGATCATCTACTATTAAATGACATCCTTCGTGCCATTTATGTATTAATTTTTCTTTATCAAATTTTGTTTGATTAATTTCATTTAATAATTTAGAATAAATATTGTTATCATTCTGATTTGAAAATAAGTCTGGTATAATAATGACATCATTAGATTGAATAGTTAATTTTGATTTAAGATCAACTTGACCATATTCAAATTGAACTCTCATTTCAGGGGGATAAAAATCTTTTTTAAATGTTTCTGTATTTTTAATTTTTGTATTAATTTTATTAACAGATTTTTTAATAATATTTTTATTTTTAATAATAGGGTTAGGTTTATCTAGAATATTTTCTTCAACATAATCTTTTTTATCAAATTCATTTATTAAGTTTGGAGCAATAATATGAGAGTAATTACAATTATTTAAATTTCTACAATTACCTCGATAAAAATGTCTACATAAACTAGGATCATGTATAAATTTACATGATTTATTTTTACATTCTTTTTTCATATAGTTTCTACAAATATTTACAAAAATTTTTTTTTCAATTAAAGTATTCATATTTAATTATAATTATAAGGCTTGTTATATGTTTAAATTTTTATAAATTATATATTTATATATAAATGGAATGTAAAAAATATTATTGTTATATATTGTATTCATTAAATCCATTTTATTCAAATATTACATATAATGGGAGTACTAATGATTTAGAAAGAAGATTAAGACAACATAATGGTGAAATATCTGGAGGAGCTAAAGCAACATCTGGAAAAGGTCCTTGGTCATATCTAGCGATAATAGAAGGTTTTGAAAATCATATTGAAGCATTATGTTGTGAATGGAGAATTAAACATCCAACTGGTAAAAAAATAAGACCAAAAAAATACTGCGGAGTAAAAGGAAGAATTGAATCATTAAATTTAATAATGAATTTAGATAATTGGACAAAAAAATCAGAGGGACTTGGTTTAGGCCTTAAATCTAGTTTAGAAATAGGAAAAATTTATAAAATATATTTAATAGATGAACTAAAAGATATATTAGAACCAAATAAGATAAAAACTAATATAGAAATAAAAAGATTAGATGAAATATATTATAAACTATAAAATTATAAAATTATATTATATAATTTCTAATATTCTTATTTTCTAATAGATATCTAAATATAACACCATTAAAAAATAAAGTGACTTCCATAACATAATACTTATCCCATTCTTTACATGCAAGGGGTAATTCTGGCTTTAAAAAACTAAATATTATAGCTAATAATAATCCGATTATTACAAAAATAATACCAGTAATAATTGCTTTATAGAAAAGATTTGACATTTATATATTTTATAGATATAAAAATATTATTAAAAAATATTAATTAATTTATTTTTATATTTAACAGGAATATTATTTGTAATTTTATCACTAAAATAAAATAATTCACAAGTAATTTGAATATTATTATCAAATTCAATTTTTAAACCAGATCCCAAATTAAATATTTTAAATGATTTAGGATAAAAATTTGTTATTAATTTATCTTTATTATTTGAAACAAATCCTTCATATAAAATTGTTGAATTAATATATGAAATATTTTCAATTATAAAATCATAAATTATTTTATTATATTCTTCTAAAATTGAATTATATACGATTTTTGGCATGTTACTAAAAACATAATATATTTTTTTTTTATTTAAAAAATTATTTCTAAATTGAAAAGTATAATCTAAAATTTTTAGATTAAAATTATTATATAAATTTTTATTATTTAATTTATCAATGCCAGCAATTTGAATTATTTTTTTAGCTTTTAAAGATTTTAAGGGTATACTTAATAAATTATTAGATAAATTTAATTTATTTTCTTTATTTAAAAAATTACAAAAATGGTGGATTATTTTTATTTTTAAATTATCATCAATTTTATTCCAGTGTTCATCATTTATATTAAGTATTTTTTCTAAATTTAAAATAATTTCTTCTTTTATTGAAGTATTAATAAGTTTCATTTATTTTTATAATAAAATATATTATTAAATACTTATTTAATTTTTTTATCAATAAAATCATAAACTTTATCTATTGATTTATAATTTACAATTGATTCAAATCCACAAGATTCACAATGTTTAATTAATTTTTTATTAGAATCTTTTTGTAATATAGCTTCGGGATAATCACATTGTTTACAAAGTAAATAATTTTTTATAAATTCAAATAAATACTCTTTAATTTTTTCTTGAGAATATTCTCCCTTGAATGTTTGACATTTTTTATTTGTATCATATTTACTTGAACAAGATAGTCTTCCTGCAATATATTTTGTAAAATATTCACTTGGCAATCTAATTACTTCAGAAAAATATTCAGAATTTTCAAAACTTGTTAATTGATTACCTTTTTTACCTGTAACATTAATAATAGGTTCAAGATATCGATATCTATATTCAGGATCAGTTAAAGAAGTATCCTTGGTAGCAAAATAGAAAGTACGATTATCTGATGGTCCAAAAAAATCCATTTTATATATTAAATAATAGTTATATAAATATAATATATATCAAACAAATTTCAATTATTTTTTATAAAATTATTTTATATTTTAAATATATCTTAATACATGAATTTAGTAAATAATTATAATGATTTATCAAAAGTATTTAATAAATATAATATTTCAACAATAGATTTTACTACCAAACTTACAATTGTAATACCAGAAAATGTTGATACAATATTACAACAATTTATGACAAATATTGAACTAAGTAAACAACACGAATATGTTGGTTCATTAAGGATAGATGGATATAATATATTTAATAATCTGCGAATGTATAATATGTTATTAGATGCTACAAATTTAGCAAATAAAATTATGTTAAAATCAAATATGTCAATTTTAAATTCTAATAAAGATTTATTAAATGTTTGGAAAATATTTATTGTTGATAATTTGATGTGGAATTTACCATTTACTTTAAAAGATATAATCTTTATACCTCTTAAAAAAATGAATAAAAGTTTAGAAATTAACAGTTATTATGAAATAACAAAAACATTAATTCATGAAAGAATTCATGTTCTTCAAAGACTAAATCCAAATGAATGGATTGATTATATATATTATCAAAATAAAAACTGGATATTAGTTGAGTTTAATACTCCGTTATTTAATTTTATTAATGATTATAATATTAATAAATTAATGGATCAAATGATTGTAATAAATCCAGATACAGTATATTTAAATTTTAAATATGTTTATAAATTAAAAAATCAATTATATTATGGAATAATGTATTTAAATCCAGATAAGGTTGTACAAATTCAATGGTTTAAAATTCATGATAATATAAATAATCAATATGATAAAGAAAATATACCATTTTATTTTGAGAAACTTGATAAATCAATATTTGATTATGAACATCCATTTGAAGAATATGCATATAAAATATCTGAAGAATTAACTAAAGTTAATTAATTTTTAAGAGGTTGATGAATTTGTTGATATTGTTAGTAAATTAGCATCAGTTTTAGTACCTGTTATACCTAATCCTTTAAAAAGTAAATTATACCAAAAAATGAAAAATAATAATATACCAACAAGAACGGCAAAGTACCACATTTCATTATTATCATTAAAATTTAAACTGTAAGAAATTTTCATTTATTATTATATATAAATTATAATAATATATTTTTTATAAAAATTATTAAATTCTATACTTATTTACAAATAAGTTAAACTTTTTTGTTAATATATTCAATAATTAATAAAATAGTTATAATAATTATGATTAGCCAAAGAATTAGAATATATGGATTTATTGGATTTTCTTGTACAAAATGTTCCTGTGTTAACTGATCATTAATTCCAAATAATTCAATATTAATATTTTTATATTTTTCAATTATATTACTTGGTTCAAACATTTTTTTATCTTGTGTTGTTGAATAAATTTGATTATAATAAAATCCACCACAATGACCTTTAGAATTATCATTACATTTAACATTACATTTATTTCTTTCAACCATTTTAGAATTATCAGGTAATATATTCGCACCAAAACATTTATTACCTTGTTGAATACCAACATATTGATAATTTGATTCTTTTCCTCTTAAAATACATTGTTCTTGATCATTAACTTCTCCTAAATATCCAGTTAATGATGGATTAGTTGGATCATCAACAAAACATCCAATAAACTTATTATCAAGATTTTTCTCAAAATCATATATTTTATGTTCCAATGGATCTTTTTCAAGTAAATTAGGTTTATTTAATTCTTCAACATTAATTTCTTGTTCTACTTCAGTTTCTGCTTTATAAGATGGATTTATAATTTTATATATAAATTCATTTGTATTTTTTTCCATTTGTTTTAAATTACTATCAATTTGGCTAAATATATTCATTTTTTATTTTATATAATACATTTATATAATTTTATTGTTACATTTTTAAAATTTATTTTTTAGATCTAATAAAGTATATTACAATCAAAATACAAAGTATTGTTAAATATAAAATATTATAATTTTGAAAACATTTAATAGTATTATTTGAATTATCAAAATTTTCTATTTCAAAATTTGAATTATTTTTATTTGATCTTAATAAAGCATTTTTTGTTATATTTTTAACTCCTAAATCTTGATAATATTTTAATGTATCTATTTGATTATTAAATGGATATATTAGTTTATAATTTGTCCAAGGATAAATTGTTTGTAAACTTGAAGGTGAAAATGTATATAAATATCTACCATCATACCAATTTCTATTAATTTCATTTTGTCCAATTCCATATTCTGATTCTTTTTCAAGAATACTATTATCTTTTTGTATATTATAATCTTTAATATTTATTTTATTTTTAGTTGTAACAAGTGGAGGTGGTAATTTAATTGGATAATTTGAATTATCTAATTTTGAAGAAATACTTCTATCTTTAACTATAACATTATCCATTTGTTGAGTTGTATAATAATATTTATCAATATCAGGTACATAATCAACATAGTCTTTTTCATTTAAATATCCATTAGTATTTTGTTTATCATTATCCCATGTTCTCAAGTATAATGGTGGCATATATTCAATATCATCAACTAGAGTTTCTTTTACAGTACCTGTTGTTACACAAGAATCTTTTGGAGGTCTAGGTGTAACAACACCTGATCCTTTTATTCCTTTAATATTTCTGTTATATCTTGTATAATATTTAGATGGATTAGTAAACATAACTATTATATATAATACTTATATTAATTATTTGATAAAAAGTATTTTTTTTTATAACAATAAATTAGCAGAATTACAATTAAAATAAATAAAATAAGTTGATGATCAATAATTATATTTGTAAAAGATTCCTTAATGGTAATTGTTTTAATAGGGTTTATTGGATTAATTAAATTAACTGAACTACCATCTATAGTATAAAAATCTATATTAAGTGATAATTTATTTAATTGATTTACATTTAAAGTATAATCATTTACTTCTTCATCATTTATCATATAATTTTCAGGTTTTGTAATATTCACTTCAATTGAAGAACAATTAGAGTTTAAATCACAAACACCTATTTTACTTGAACTTTTTATTGAAATTATATGATTATCAGATTTAGATATATCATTAAATCCTTCATAATTTATAAAATAATCATTATTTTTATTATTACTCATTAATTTAGTTATTTATATATAATTATAAAAAAATATTATTTTTATTTACTACTTTCTTCTTTATCTGAATATTTATATCCTAAATAAAGTAATAATGATATCAATAATCCAATACCAATAATAAACATTGGATCTAATTTATAAATTGATTTATTTATTTTTGGGGTAATTTTATACTCTGATCTATATCTTGGATCATATTCAATATCAGTTTCATTTTCAAAATTATTTTTTTTTAAATCTATATTTTCTGAAAGTTTTATTATTTTAATTTGTTTATCACTCATATTATTCTATTATATATTATAATTTATAAAATTTTCTAATTTTTTAATTAAATATATTTTTTTACAAAAATATTATTCTAATGGTGTTTGTTTACCAGCTTCTTTTCTACAACAAGGACATTTATAAGAATGTTTGGTTAACCAATTATCCACGCATAAATCATGAAAAATATGTTTACAAGGTAATAATCTTATTTTATCAACATCTCTAAATTCATCTTGACAAATAATACAAGAAGTATTAGTTTCTTTTATTTTTTGTTCCAAATTTTTATAATTAATATTGGGAATTTTTTCTAATTCTTCTGATGATAATACCATTTTAATATCTTCCATATTAACACCATTATTAATAAAAGTACCTATTAAACTTAAAAATAATCCTCTTCTAATATATGCATGTGTTTCAATAACTATTAATTGACCTGCTATTTCTAAATATTTTTCAAATAATTTATTTATACCACTTATTCCAAAATATAATAAACCTGCACAAATTTCTTTTATTTCATAATTTTGATTATTTAAAGATGTTCTTATCGTATATCTAATTATTTCAACTTCGTCATCAAAATATTGTAAATTTATGTAATATGAATAATCTAAAGAATTAATAATTTCTTGATTGATTGATGATAAATTATCATATGCCCATTTTATATTTTCTTGTGCTATACTTTCAGCTCTTGCACTAATATATTGATGTATACTATTTGGTAATTCATCTTCTGTATAAATATTTTGATTTTCTTCATCTTCAATATAATCTTCATTATTTTCATCATTTACATCATTTTCATCATTTACATCATTTTCATTATTTTCATCATTTTCATCAATTTCATCATTTTCATCAATAATATGTTCATGATTATAATCTTCATTATTTCCAGAATTATCATGAAATTCACTCATTTTTTATTATAAATATTATATTAATATACCATTAAAATAAATAATCAAATTTTTATAATAATTAGTATTTATATTGATTATCTTCTACTACATAATATAAAATATAAGATAAAACAGCAATAATAAAAATAACAGTAATTATATCTTTTAGAAAATAAAGTAAAATTAGACACGCGAATAATAAAAGTAATTGTTTATCCATTAATATATATATAATATTATTATAAAATTAATTTTGTTAATAATTAATATATTTTAAAAATAAAAATTACATTTATATATATAGAAACGAATGAGCAATTATAATATAAAAGTGGATTTAAGTCCATATTTACCTGATTCATATTTAAAAAAAAATATATATAAATCATTGGATAAAGTAGATTATACTACTTATATTTCTATAAATACATCAATATTTATATTTAATATAAATTGTTCATTAAGCGAATATGAATATTATAATGATCCAGGATATTTATTATATGGAATAAAGAAAAAAAGTTCTGGATTAGATTATGATTATATGATACCTTCAACTTATTTTTTTAATTATCCATCAGAAGAAACAGTTGTTCCATATCAAGTATTAGAAAGTGAAAATATTCCAAATTCAATAATATTAGATTTAATAAAAAAAATTGGATATGATGTAAATTTACTAGAATTTTCAAAAGATTCTTCAGACTCTATATTAAACTTTAGTTATAAAGTGATAGAATGTTATGATTCAGTTACAGATACAAAAAACAAGATAATATATTTATTTTTCAATATTAAAAATTTAACAGAAATAAATTACAATAATTATAATTCAACAGTTTATTATGATACAAAATATTTTAATGTTTATATATACCCTTTTATAGACATAACTAATAAAATACTTTATTTAAATAGAAATTTAAATTTATTATATAATAAAAAAGATTTTTTATCAACATCAACTAATAAAGTTAATCAGATTGATTTTGATGATAAAGATTTAATAAAATATTTTGAGAAAATTGATTATAAATATATGGAAAGAAGAGATGAATATTTGAATGAAAATAATAAATTAGAATTATTAATAAATTTAAGTAAAAATTATAAATTATATGAAGATTTTATTATTAAATCACAATCTGATAAAAGTATAATGATTAGTAATAATGAAATATCTAAAGTATATTTTAGTAATTTTGATTATGAAAATAAAAATTTAGATACATATACACTATCAACTTTAAATAATAATTATGTTAATAATTATATTTCATATTCAGGAAAAGAAAAACAATATTCATTTACAACAGATGGAAAAATATCTTATATTAAAAAATTATTGGTAATAAATAAATTTAGATACTCTCCGTATAATTGTTTAATTATTAACACACCGTCAATTTATCAAATGTCAAAAAATTATTATGTAAACACTTATATAAATTTAAATTATATGAATATTGAAAATGATATTATTTTAAAAGAAACAAATTCATTACTTTATAAAATATTAATAAATGTTAATCCATATATAATAAATTTATCATATTTAGTATCACCTGATGTTAAATTATCAATTCATAATCTTTTTAATGATTGTAATCAATTAAGTTTTGGTAATAGTACAAATAAAATTAATTTATTTTTTTCAAATACAATAAAATCTTCTGAAACATTCTATATTGATAAATATAGAATAATATTTAATTTTAAAACAAATAATGTTGATTATTCGTACATAATAATATTAGGTATTTGTTGTTATAATGGTAATAATATTAATATTACAGATGTTTCAAGAACTAGATATACTGACGAATTAGCATATATTTTGTTTACAAATGAAGAAAATTCAGTATCTTTATGTCCACAATTATATAATTTAAATGAAGGTGTAAAAGTTTATGAAAATAAAATAGTATTAGAATTATTTGAAATAAAAAATTTAAGAATGTTAATAAATTATAGTAATCCTAGTTCACAAATTAGTTATAAAGATAATTTATTTAATTCATTTTATACATTCATACCTTTAATTAAACCAAAAATATTAGACTATTTGACAGAATATAATAAAGATGGAACAATTAAAATGACAAATATAAATCTTATTCAAAATTTATTTGATATAAATGTTAGTAAAATAAATAATTTTATAAAAAATCTTATAAATTTATCAAATAATATAATTGATATTACAGAAGGTTATTTAATTTTAACTTTTAATAATACTTTAAATTATGATTATAATCTTGAACTATATGGTAAAACATATATTTATAATTATAGTTATTTTCCAAAAATTCAATTAAATTCATTTTTACCAAATACGATTAATAAATATAAATTATATAATGATATTCCTGAAACAAAAAATTCACTAGTATATTTACCAGCAGGATATTATAAGGTTTTAAGATATAGAAATTTTTTTAGTAAATATTTATTTGAATCAACAACAGAAGAAAATGATAAAATTGTATTAACAATAAATAATATAGAAAAATTTTTAAATATTAATTTTTTATTATTTATAAAATTACCAAATAATTATGCGATAGATGATAAATTTGTAGTTGATTTAAATGCATCTAATAAAGAATATTATTTAGATAGAACAAATTATTCTTGTAATATTGGATCATCAGAAACACAAATATTTTTAGTTGTCTCTAATACAAATGGTGAACCATATATTAATACAGAAAATATTATTTATGGATTAGAGTTATTTAGTTATTATAATCAAGTATCTGGGATAAATATACCTGATAATAAATATAAAATTAGATTAAATTTATTTTATAATACTTATTTGAATTTTTATCAAATGATTTTAGTTTCAAGTATATTTAAAGTTTACATTGAAAATAAAAATAGTATATTAGATATTGATAACACTAAATTACTATTACATAATAGAATTTTACTTAGGGATATTGTTTATTATGATTTTCAAAGATTTAATTATCTTGATAAAAATATTTTAAATGTAATTAAAACACAATATGAAACATACAATTCAAAAATTACAGATAATTTATATGATTCAAAGTATTACATAAATTTAATAAAAATAAATATTAATAGAATGATATATATTTTAAATACGAATAAAATGATTATTTATTTAAAAAAAACATATTATTATTTAAATAATTATTTAATTTTACAAAATAATAATCCAATTTATATTCAAATAGTAAATTATTTAGCAAAAGTCTGTTTAAATATTAGTCAAGTTAATTATTCATTAGGAACAACTTATTCAACTAATAGTGATTATATCCAAAATTTATTATTATTATTAAAAACATTAACTATATCTACAACATCAGAATTTATAAATGATGTTATTAAAAATTTAGAATTTACATTTTATTATTTTCAAGAAAAAATTTCATTAACTATTGTTAATATAATTTCTGATTATAAAATGATTATTGCTATACCAAATATTAATAGTGATGTTAAAAATGAATTTACAAAAATATATGATTTTATTTTTAAATATGAATTAAATATTTTAATTATTGATGAAATATCCAAGGATATAGATAATCTAAATACAAATGATGTTATTGAAATAATTTCAAGTAAAAACTCTGATTTAGACACTGTAAAAATTAAATTATTAGTTAATTTTGTATTTAATCTATTACATTTGGTATCATTAAATTCAAAGAAAATTGATGAATTGATAAATACTGTTAGAATAATATACGAAGATAAAACAGTTGATTCATTATTTACTGATTTAAATGATAATGTTGTTAAAAATATGTTTTTATATAATACTAATTATTATAATAGTTTAAATATTAAAAATTTTGATATAAATATTTTTTTAAATGATTATATTATTTGTATAAATTATTTTTCGAATCCATCAAATAATTCACCACAATCATATTTGTATTATGTTAAAGCAATTAATGAAAATATAATTAATTATATAAATAATACAATTAAATACTTAAATTTAATAAATATTCAAATTATTGGTATTTATAAATTTATATACAAAATTAATACAGGAACAATACCACAAGTAGATATTTATAATTCAGCTAAAATTGCAAATATGTATTATTTATTGACTGTGTTCATTGAAAATTATTATGAAATGAATAAAATTGTTATTAATAATAAAATAAATATATTTCAAGAATTTGATTTAGTTATTAATTTTTTTGATGAATATGTTGGTTCAATAAATGATTTTTTATATTATATTGAAATAATTATATATTTTAAAAACTTATCTGCTTATAATGAAAATATATTTTTAGATATAACTAAAATACTTTTAGTTTCAGAGTTTTATGTTCAAATTAATATTATTTTAGAATTAATTGATCAAATATCTAATGGAAATCAAAAAGTAATAGATGAATTTATAAATAGTATTTATAATTCATCAGTTCTTAATGATTACAAATTAAAGGATCCAAATGAAGAAATGATTGAATTTAAATCTATTATTAAAAATTATAATTATTATAATAAAAATATTTATCCTTTAATAAAAGAATATGTTATTAATTCCTATATAGTTACAAATAAAATTTATGATTTAAATGATATAGTTACAAATATTATATATCAAGGACAAGATATTGTTATAATTCGAGATTATAATATTTTATATTTTGAATTATCAATGAGTTCATTTAATTTTAATTTAGAATTAATTGATATTGTTAAAAAATCTATAGATAATCAAATTAGTATATTAGATTATTATTATGAATCTGAAGATCCTACTTATAATCTATTTTATAAACAATTAATTAATTATAATTATTTAGATATGAAATATATATTAAATAATACTAATTTAGATAGTTTTGAATAAAATATAATTAATCTTATGATAAAAATAAGATTAAAATTTGTACAAATAAATTTATAATTTTGATCTAATAGTTACTTTAATATTTTTATATGCAGGATTTAAAAATATAACAAATTTAAATTCTGAATATTGTGGATAATTTTCTAATTCAGTTGACCAAGTTTTTCCTAATTCTTTACATGTTGCTAAATCAAGGTTTTCCCAACAAGAAGAATCAAAAATATATACTCCTTGTTCGTTTGATAATTTTGAAAAAACTTGTGTTTTATATTCATTTATATCAGATGATTGTAAAAGTATAAAATGTTTAAAATCAAGTTTAGAATATTTTTTTACTTCAAATCTAATTGTTTTTTTAATTAAATGAAAATACACATTTACAACATAACCATCATATTTTTTATTTAATGTAAATTCTTTAGTCCAGTTTTTTGCTAAATCTTTAGCTTTTTCTAATTCAGTTGGAAAATTTTCCCAATTAATTAAATAATATTTAACAATACCTTCTTTAGCTCTTACTTTATTTATAAATTTTAGTAATAATTCATCAGATGTACCATTAAAATAATATGTCAATGGTCTTAAATCTTTTTTTGATTTTTTATTAGATTGAGTAGATAAATTAGATAATACATTAGAATCTAAGGATTCAATATTTAAATCGCCCTGATTAGACATATAAAATATATTTATATAAATTATTATTTTTTTAAACTCTTAAATTTTTAAGTGATGATAATCTGATTTTCCTATTTTTATAATTTTTAAGATAAAATAGTATGTAAAAAAATAAAACTATTACAAAAATAAACATTTATTTCAATTTATATATTAAATTGAAATAAAAAAAAATATTTTTTTACAAATTAAACACTATAATATTATATTTATAACATTTTTTATATGAGATACAAATTTTACTTTAAAGTTATTGTCTAAAAGAATTGGATTTTTTCTTTTAATAATTTCAATATCTTGTCTATTATCTCTAGGAACTATAGCTAATTTAACACCAGCACGTTTAGCACCAGATAATTTTGCATATAACCCACCTATCATTGTAATATTTCCATCTAAATCAATTTCACCAGTAATAGCAATATCATTCCTAATTGGTTTATTCTTAAAAACTGAATAAATAGCACTTGTTATAGCAGCTCCTGCACTAGGACCATCTTTAGGAGTAGCTCCTTCTGGACAATGTACATGTAAGCCAGTATCATTAAAATTTTCAATTAACTTCATTCTTTCACTTTGTGTTAATAAATTATATGCAACTGTTTTTGCAACTTGAATTGATTCAGACATTACTTTTTCTACACTACCAGTAATTTGTATTCCTAAAATATCTTTATGATAAATTGGTTTAACTTGAATAACAGTTATACCACCAATACCAGTTGTTGTAGCATACATTCCATTAATGTAACCAATACTTGGTGTATCACTAATTTTTTTAAAAGTAATTTTAGGATAATCAGCAAAAGTATCAGTGATAAACTTGGTAAGAATTTTTGTTTTTGTATTAGTTAATTTATTTTCTAATCTTTCTAAATGTTTCATTCTAATAATTTCTTGTAATTTTTCTTTTAGTTTTCGAACACCTGCTTCATGTATATACTCAGTAATTATAGTATTTAATTTACTTTCTGAAAATATAAAATCATCTTGATTATAACCAATATTTTTACATATTTCAGGAATTAAAAATTTTTTACATATTTCAATTTTCTCATCATTTCTTATTGCTTCTAATTTAATTTCTTGAATACGATCTAATAAAATTCTATCAATTTTAGATGAATCATTATAGGAAAAAACTATTATACATTTTGATAAATCAATTTTAACTTCTGAAAAATATCTATCTGTAAAATGTTCATTTTGAACTGGATCAGTAATATGTGTTAAAACTGAAGAAATTTCGTGCCCATGTTCAGTATTAGATATTTTATCAAGTTCATCAAAATATAATATTGGATTCATTACTCCTGCCTCTTTTAAATTTTTTACTATATCACCAGATGTTGCACCATGGTAAGTTATATTATGTCCTACTAAAGTTGATCCATTAGTTGTACCTCCTAATGACATAAAACAAAATGGTCTAGAATCATTATTTTCTTCATTTAATTTAATATAAATATCTTTTTCTAAATTATAAGTTATAAAATTTACTAAACATTTTGATATTGCACCTTTTATTACAGTTGTTTTACCAACACCTGGTGGACCTTGCATGCCTATTACAACACCTTTATTTAGTCCACCACTTAACCATTGAGCAATTATACATTTAACTTGTTTTTTTGTAGAATCGTGACCATAAATTGTATTATTAAGAATTTGATCAACATAATCTAAATATTTTATTCTTATATCAATAAACTCATTATAAATTTCTAAATATTTTGTATAGATTTCATCCATACCAAATTCAATTTTATGAAAGAAAGTAATTAAATCAGACTCATTTGATAAAGTTGTTGAATTTATCATTTTATTTTTATGTTTTAAATTAATTTTATTAATTTTTTTTATTAAATCACCTATAAAAGTAAAAATACTTTCATCCTTATATTTTCCAAATGGAATTTTTATTAAATTATCAATATATTCTTTCACCTTACCATTAACTAACATGTTATTATTAAGTTCTTCCTCTTTTTCTCTGATATGTTTTTGAATATCTTCTGGCAAGTTTGATATATTGGCATTATCCCTTGATTTTTTTTGTCCAAATCCTGATGATCCAGATCCAAGCAATTCAAAAAAGCCAATCATTGGATTTTTATATTTTATTTCTGGATTAAATTTTTCATCTTCTCTTATCATAGAATTATCAACTAAATATTTATAAACTTTATTATAATTCCAGGATGATAAATAATTAATAAATTCATTACTATATTTAAACTCAATATTATTTTCTTTTTTTTGAGTATTCCACCATTTTACTAATACTAAAAGTTTTTCTGCATCTAATCTACAATTATCAAGTGAATTTGATGAATATTCAAATCTAATTTTATTTTTTTTTAAATTGTTAATCCACCAATCTAATACATTAATTCTACAACCATTAGAAGCATAATCAATTGCATCATTATCGTACTTCATTTCTAATTCGGAATTAATCCACCAATCTAATGATTTAATATGTCCATTTCTACTTGCTAAATTAATTGCTTTTTTACTATATTTTAAAGGTATATTATTTTCAGAATTAGCTTTTTTCCACCAATCTAATATTTGTATTTTACCATTTGATGAAGCATGATCAATAGAATCTTCTGAATAATCATTTGAAAATTCTTTATTGGCTTCTAAAATTTCTTTTAACCAATTATTTAAATAATTTATATCTCCAATTGTACTTGCAAAATCAACTTTACCTTTACTAACTTTTTTATCATTTTTTTCATTATTAATTTTAATTAAATTAGGTTCAATTATTAAATCTATTGAATTAATTGTTTTTGATATCCAGGGATTAATTTCTATTTTTTTATATTCATTGTTATCTTTTTCTTCATCATTGTCTTTTTGTTCTTCATTATCACTTTCAATTGTTTCTGATGTAACTGATGTATCTGAAGTATCTGACGTTATTAATTTTTCTAATTTTTCTAATTTTTCTGCTTCTGATTTTAAATTTTCTAAATTATTTGAATTTTTTTCATTTTGATCTTTTACAATACTATTTATTAAATTAACAAATATCATTGAAAGAGGATCTGAAGGATCAATATCAACATATTTAATATTATCTGTATTCTCATCTATATCAGGATTAAATTTAGTTATAATTTTTCTTTTAGGATTTTTATTTATTAAATCATCTTCAATTATAAGTGTTGGAATAAAATCTAAATTTTCTACTTTATTTTTATCATCCCCTTTATCATCATTTTCTTTATTAACAGATTGTAAATTTTTATTATTTAAATTATCTTTGTTATCCATTTATTTTAATAAGTATTTTATTATTTTTATATAATATTATTTTAATTATCAATTATTTAAACCTGTTATATAAAATAATATCATTTGTATGTACTTTATATAATTTATAAAAATTTTCTTACTAGAATTCGCTTTAACAATATATATTTTTATATAAAATAAATTTATAATGATATTAATTGATATAACAGGTTTAAATAATGATATAAATAGTAATGATATTATAACATTTAAATTAATAAATATTTATAAAAATTATAGTGCAATTGATATACCATTTTTAAATCAAAATATTCCAACAAATATTTTTATAGAAAAGACAGCAAAGGTAATAAAATTTTTAGGTGAAGGTTCTTATGGAAAAGTATATAAAATAAAAATAGATAATAATTTTTATGCATTAAAATTGAATGAAAATGAAGAACCAATTAAATTATATGAAAGATATGATTCATTAAAATCTAATTCAAAACTAGAAAAATACATAATAAAAATATACTGTGCAGGAGAAATTAAAAATAAACATAAATATTCTTATTATTCAATAATGGAATATGGTGGGAAAAGTATTAGAAATATTATTGATGATATTAAAATTGATGATTTACAAATAATATTAAAACAATTATTTAATATTGTATATATTTCTTGTAAATATCGCATTCTTTTTACTGATTTTAAGTTATCAAATTTAACATTTAATTCAAATCGTCGAGTTAAAATCATTGATTTATATATGTATTGTGAATCATACACTCCTTGTCAACAATGTAAAATAGTTAAAACATATTCAAGCTTAGAAATTGATAAAGAAAAAAGAATATATGAAAATACTGATTATAATTTTTCTTGTATTTTTATACCTTTTGCTGTCTGTATGGTTGATTTATTATGTATTGATAGTATGTCAAGTTATTCAAATAAAATAGCAAAAAAATTTGGATATAAAATTAACATTAAACAAATGATACCACTTTTACAAATTAGTTGTTATAATTACACTAATAATTCAAATGATTCATTAAAAATTTATAAAAATTTATACAAACAAAAAAAAAATTTAGAATCAGAGTATCCAGAAATTACAAAAGATGATTTTTTTGAATATTTTGTTAATTTATTAGAACCAAAAAAAGAATTTGTAAACTTTATTAGTAAAAAAAGACTTATTTTAATAATTTCTAAATTAATTAATTTAGATCCTGAACAAAGATCTTTAAATTTTTTAAAGGAAAAATTGTTGTAAATTTATTTAAAAGAAATTATTTTTTTTTTTAATATATATTGATTTTTATTATCAATATAATTATCTAAAGTAATCATTCTAGAAGAAAAATCAATTATACCATTATATCTTCTCAAAAAATTACTGCCTAATACTAAATCTATTTTATCATTAATTTTACTAATTACTTCACAACTTATTGGATACCTTTCTAAATTATCATTATCACAAAATAAATTTAAATCTAAATACCAAATTTTTCCTTCATTATTTTTTTTAACCAAACCTTGCATAGTTAAAATATGTTTATTATCAACTAATTTATTTAACTTACATTTATTAATTATTTCTTTAACTATACAACACCCTGATGCACCAGTATCAAATAATACATTTATTTTATGACCATTAATTTCTCCAGCAGTAATAATAACATCATTATTAATTAATAATTCAGGAATCATTTCATTTGCCTTTATTTTATTTAACATTATATTATTTTTTATACTATAATTATTTTTATCAAAAATCTCAACATTTTCATCAACTTCATCTAAATATATTTCATTTTTTTTAATATTTTCAATAGATTTATTTATTGGTATATTAATTAAATTTTCTTTATTCATTGATAAAATAATATCTATTAATAGTTCATTTTCAATTTCTTCCAAGTTAAATTCAGGATATAATTTATTAAATTCTTCAACAAATTTAGTATTTTTTTTTAAATTATCTATGTCTATATCTAAAAATGATCTTGATAATATTTCACTCATTTTTATATGAATATATACATATTTTAATATAATCAATTTTTTATTTGTATCAAATAAATTAAATAATGAATAATATTTTTTACACAATTGTTAATTTTTTGAAAAAAGTCACATAAAAAATTATCTGAATTTATTAAAAATATAGAAAGATATTGTTACAAAATATAAAATTAATTACCAAATATAAATAAAATTTGTTGAATTAATATATAGAAATTTTATGAGTAAAGATAATAATTATACATTAGATCAAATAAAAAAAAATTTATCTCAATTTCAAAAAAAATTAAAAGATAAAAATATGTATGAAAATTTTTGGGTTATTGCAGATCGTTCTGATTTTAAACCATTACATAAATTAGAAAAAAAAATTAATAGTAAAATTAAATTAAATTCAAAAGAAAATTCTAAAAAAAAATCAAAAGAAAATTCAAAAAAAAATTCTAAAGTTAATTTAAAAACTAAATCAAAAAAGATTATTCATTCAATTAAGGAATTAAAAGATAATTTTTTAGATGATAGAGGTGAGTATTATAAAGATAAAAAATTTGCTAATATAAAAGTAATAATAAATGATCGTGTATTAAATTTACTGGATATAATCCGTGAATATAAAAATATTGCTAATGAAAATTTACTAACTGTTCAAATTACAATATTTAAAATAAGTTCTACTGGTAATATTAATTTTTCAGATAAAAATGAATTAAAAGTTAAATATACACCTGATGATTTTAGAAAATTTCATTTTAAATTAAAAAATCTGGAGGTATTAATGAGATTAGTTACTGATTCTGTAATTAAAACAAATACAATTAGTGGTATTAGTTATAAAACATTATTAGAAAAAATTAATAAAAAAAAATAATGTGATATATTATAATAAATATAAATGATCAAGCACGATATTAAATTTATATTATGGGGGGAAGATAGTGGTGTTGGTAAATCTAACTTACTAATGAAATATGCTACAGACAAATTTAATCCATGCTTTATTTCGACAATCGGTATTGATTTTTTTTGAAACATTCGATAAAATATGAGGAATGAAGATATTCATGGATGTCATATTTAGAATATTCTTTGTGGATTGTAATTGTTAAATAAAGTTAATTGCTTATTGTTATTTGTTTAATGCTATAAAAATAAATAAATAAAAGTATTTCAATTTTCTATAAATTTTTATCGCAACATGTGCGAAAAATCATATTCAGAATGACTGCTCAATTTTAAGAATGCATCTTCTATTTCTTTAAGAATATATTCTTCATCACCATAAATATCTAATTTTTTAAGCGAATTATATTTATCATAATTATTAAATCTTGCCAATTTTCTAAGTAGTTCTAAATGATTGTATTCAAGATATTTGTATTTCATTTTTGTATAAATTTGATATAAATTGGATTAAATAAAAATATTTCAATTTTTTCTAATTATATAAAAATATATCACAGTCATAAATGTCTTATACATAATGTATAAGTTACAATTATAAAAAACATAATATTTTGTATTATATAAATGATAAAAATTACAAATTTATATAAAAATACCGAACCACGTAATTTTGGAAAAGAAAGTATTTTATATTTTATCCAGAGCAAAATTAAAAATAGCAAAAACTTTGAAGAAGATATTTTAGATAAAAATTCTATATAAACTTAAATTTTGAATGGTATATAATAAAAATTTGATATTTTTAATAAAACTAGTTTAATTATTTAAAATTATATTTTAATAATGGATAATTCTATTTTTATTTCTGAAGATTTATGGACTAATAGTATAATTATAGATGAAGATACTGATCAAAATACAGAATCTGATAAATTTATAGAAACTGAATTAGAAACCAAATTAGAAACTAAATCATCATGGGTTTTAGAACGACTAGAATCATTTGAATCAAGTTATAAAAAAGATATTTCTAAAGAAAAAAAGTTATCTTTATTAATTGTAGTTTTATTACAAATGATATTTAATAATAATAATGAAAAATTAAATAAAATATATAATTTTTTAGAGAAAAAAAAAATATTAGATTTTGAAGTAATTGATAGTTCATATTCTGGTATAAGAAATAATTTAAGTTTTATGATTGAATCATTAAATAATTATGAATCTGATGATTCAACAGAAAATCAAGTTGGTTTATTAAACTTTACAAATATTAAAATTGATAATAAATACGATAATGATACTAAAAAAAAATCTGGATATATCAATAAATACAGAAATAATTTTAATGAAATTAAATTATTAGGTAAAGGAGGATATGGTTCAGTATATAAAGTATTTCATATTTTTGAAAAAAAATTTTATGCAATTAAAAAAGTGTTTATATTAGAAGATTTAATACTGAATGATTATAATATTTTTAATGAAATACAATTATATTCTGGTCTGATTCATCCAAATATTGTTAGATATTATTCTTCATGGGTTGATATTGATTTGACAAGTATTATCGATTTTAATAAATCATTAAATACATATGAAGATGAACAAATTAATAAATTATGTCCAATATTATTTATTCAAATGGAATTATGTAATATGACACTAAAAGAATATTTTTTAACAAAATTATCTGAAGATTCTATTGAAATAAGAATTAGTTATTTTAAACAAATACTTTTAGGTATTGATTATTTACATTCTAATAATTTAATTCATAGAGATATAAAACCAGATAATATTTTTATGGTAGATACTGATAATAATGATTCTTATTTAATTAAAATTGGTGATTTTGGATTAACGACTGCTATTACAAATCATGTTAAAAATATTAAGGATGATGAAGATAATATTTTTAATATTGAAAATAATCAATATAAATCTACAAATTTAATATCTGATGAAATTATAAATTTTAATGAATTAATTAGTCTTAGTATAGACGTTGGTACTGGAATATATAGAGCTAAAGAAATAGATACTGGTAAATATAATAATTCTATTGATATTTATGCATTAGGAATATTATTTACTGAATTTTTAATTAATTATAATACTACTCATGAAAAAATTTTAAAAATGAGAGATATTAAAGAATGCATAAATAATCAAAACAAAATACCTCATCTTATAACTAACATATATGACGAATTAATTAAAAGTATGTTAAGTGATAATCCTTTACTCAGACCAACTACTAAATATATTTTAGATAAATTATAATTTTTTTTTATAAAAATGTTAAATTTTATTTAATTTTTTTCAAATGGTGATTCTTTACTCTCAAATAAATTAGTACCTAATACCATATTTGGAATCTTATTACCAATTATTTTTGTATTTGTTGAAAGATATTCAGCTTGTTTTACAGCAACCCATCCTTGAGATTCCCAGTATGGTTTTAAAGATTCAGCAATTAATATATTACTTTCTGCTTCAATTTTTGCATTTGATAATTTAATTTGATTTTCAATTAATGCTTCTTTTTGTTTTGCTTCAATTGTTTCATATGCAATTTGAATATCAGCTCTTTTCTCTTGAATTTTTCGATTATTATCAGAATTTGCTTTTTCACTCAGAATAGCAGTATTACCTTGAGCTTCAATTAAATCACGCTCTTTTTGCATTTGAGTTTTTAATTTTTCTGCTTCTAAAACTTTTGTTTGAGTTTCAAATTCAGCTAATAATTGATAATTTTTAGTAATAGCAGCAGGTGCAATTGGTTTATCAGTAATTGTTACAGATTGAATAAGTAATTTAGTATCAAAACGTTGATTTTCAACTCTAAGAGCAGTCAATAAAAGTTCATTTAATCTATCGTAATAGGTAAACATAATTTCTTGAGCTGTAAATTTAGAACAGATGTCAAGCATTTCTGCTTGTACAAGTTGATAAATATGTGTTTGATCATAATTTATGGTAAAACGTCGAACAATATTAATTACATTTTCAACAGGAATTTGATTTCGAACTCTAATTGCTGGAAAGATTAAAGGTAAACCTTCAGATGTTGTACATTGAACATCTTTTACAATATCTTGATCAATTAATTTGATAGAATAAACTTTTACAGTTCCATAAAAATCAAACCAATATGGTCCTGGATAAATTATTTTATCAATAATTGCACCTTGATAATTGATAATTCCAACATGACCTTCTTCTATACCATCACATATCCATCCATTACAGTAAAATGGTGTAATCATTACTGGTTCTTTTTTGGTTGGGACAATAGAAACAATTGGAATTTCATCAGATAATCTTACTTTAATTCTCTCTAATACAGTATTGTATTTATGTAATTGTTCTTCAGAAATATCATTATGCAGTTTTTCAGCAAAAACTGCATAATTAAGTAATAAAAAAGCTAATATAAATGTATACATTTTTTAAATTTAACATAATAAATTAATTAGAAACTATATATTTCAATTTTTTTATCTATATATATAAATAATTATTTTATAAAAAATAACTTTAATATTTATATATTATAAATACAATCAAAAATTTGAATGAATATTCAAAATAAATTACAAATAATTATACCTACCATTCCTGATTTTATGATGGATTCTAATATAGAATCTGAATATTTAATTAAAGAGTATGTTGGAAATCCAGCTATTAGTTTATATCAAAATAAAACACATTATGAAGGTCACTATCTAAAATATATAAATAAATTTAATGAATTAATAGATACTGATAAAATTTTAAGTAAAATAAATTTATTGATTAAATCAAATTATCCAGATAAACAAAGAATGTTATTAATTTTAGCAGGTATAAAAATGTTTGATCAAAATAGTCCTATTTATAGAAACTCATCTCAAATATATAATCATGAACTTTATTGGAACACAATATCTAATGAAATAAATTCAAATCAACAATTTTCAAATTATTTTAATAAATTATTTACATCAAAAGAAGAATTTAATATTTTTTACAATAAATTTATAAATGAAGGTATTGCTCATTTTGGTTCTGGATGGTTATGGATTTATTATAATGTTAAAAATAATAAATTAGATTTATTCACCACACATGATTCTGTCGTACCATTTGATAACGAAAATATGAAAATTTTAGGAGTAATTGATCTTTGGGAACATGCATATTATCTTGATTATCAAGCAAATAGAAAAAAATATTTAGAAGAAGTCTTTAAAATATTAAATTGGAAAAAATTAATATATCAAAATTAAGTTTGTATAATATTATTATTTACATATACATTATCTACGCTTAAATCTAAATCCAAAATTGTAAAACTAATTGTATTTAATATACTTGTTCTTGTATTAACTACATAATAACCTTCACTATCTAATACAAATAACTTACTTTTTGGAATATTAAAATATGTACTATATATATTTTGTGATTTAATTGTTGTTCCATTATTTATAAAATACAAAAAATCATTACATTCTTCAATATTTTGAAATAATATTGAATATTGATATTTATCTGTTAAAACACTTCCATTTGGCTTACTTATTTGATAAATCTTAAAATTATAAAGACCATCTGTTTTAAAATTTAATATTTTTGTATTATTACTTGATATTTCAGTATCTGAGTAAAATATTAAAATTTTATAAATTATATTAATTTCAAAATAAAGTTTTAAATAAAAATTCTCATCAAGGCCAAATATTAATCTACAATTTGATTTATTTAAAATAATTCTATTGTAACGATAATATGTATTAATATATGGAATTCCTATATTTGATAATGTTTTAATTTTTGTATTAAAATCATCAATATCACTATAATTATAAATAACTATTGAATTAAAATTAATTGCCATTATCATTAAATCTTTAATTAAAGCATATTTATTTGATGGATTATCTAATAGATATTTTTTAGTATAAATATCCCATGTAGTATTATTATTAAATATCATACCATAAATATTATAATTACTAAAAACTTCTTTTTTATTTTTAAAAAATATTTCTATATTTGTTAATATTGAGTTTAACATTACATTATTTGGTTTTGCAGATAGATAATTTAATTCATTTTCTAAATAAATTATACCATTTTTTGTAGAATCAAATGTTTTATTTATAAATTTTATATCAAATAAATTATAATTATTAATTTTAAAATTTACTAAATAATCTAATAAAATTAAAAATCTTTCTTTATCTGAAAATAAAAAATTTTCAACTATTTTAGAAATTAATTCTTTATTTAAATTTAAAATATTATTTAATTCATTTTGATCTAAATTTGTATTATAATCATCAATATTTAAATCTAATATTGTTGTTATTGGTATTTCTGAATTTGAACCAATTAAAATATCATATAAATTAATATCACTTAATTCAATTGGTTTACATTTTATATAATCTCCTATTACTAATTCACTAAAATATATATAATAGTCATAATCAAATATCTTTAAAGTTATTGATGAAAATTCTATATTATTTACATAATTTTTAAATGATAAAACTATTGATGACATTTTATCAGAATCTACTTTATTAAAATTTAAATTTGTAATATATGAATATAATATAGAATTATTACTATCCTTTAATTCTACCAATACATTTATAGCATCTATACTAAAATCATTTTTATTATTTATTGGTATATTTATTATTCTTATAAATGTTGGATCATATAAATAAATTTTTGTTAAATCATTTATAAGAATAGGTGTATTTGTTTCAAATAAATAATAATTAAAAGTAATATTTACTCCATCTACTATTATTATATTATTTATTGAAAATATATCACCTGGTAAAAATATTAGATTATTATTTTTTAAAATATTATTTTTTAAGTTTAATAATTCTATAAAATTTTCATTTAGTCCTGAGAATTTATTTAAATTAGATATAGTTAATACTGTTATATCTTTATTATAATTTACTAATCCTATCATTTCAAATAATATATCAATTTTCTGATAATATAGATATATTGTTTGTTCACTGTAAATATATTCATATAATATTTGTTTGGTAGAATTAAAACTAATAATAAAATTTTTTGATTCTAATTCATCAGTATAATTATCATAATAATTTGTCATAATAAAATATTCTTTTTTAAATAAAGTATTATTTACTAAAGAATCTATGTAAACATATTCTTGATATGGAATATTATTTGTTGTATTCTCTTTTTTAATTTTTATAATATTATTATTTTCAGTAAATAATAATAAATCATTTATATAATTTATTTTAATTGCTATTTTTGTTGGCATTAAGTATACTTATATTTATTTTATATTTTTTAATCAATTTATTTAACTATTTTTCATATTTATTTTCTATATTATCAATTACCTCCATTACATCTAACATATTTAATTCATTTGTATTATTATCAATATAATTATTTTCATAAATTCCTAAATTCATTAACATTGATTCTAAAATATTTAACATATAATTATAACCTCTTGAATTTGATTCTATATCATCTTCGTATTCTTCTACATCTTCTACATCTTCTACTTCTTCCTCTTCTTCTAAATCATCATCTACTTTTTCGTCTTCTTCTACATTGTCTTCTAAATCATCATCATCTTCTTCATCTTTTTCATCTTCTACATCATCTTCTTCATCTTCTACATCATCTACTTCTTCGTCTTCTTCTACATCATCTTCTAATTCATTTTTTTGTAGATTATTTAATTCTAATAAATCATTTTTATACATTAAATTTTGTTCGTGAATATTTTCTGATTCTTCATCATCAATATCAGTAATAATATCTGAATCAAGAGTTGTTTCTGATATAATTGATTCTGTATCAACAAACTCTAATTCTTTATTTATTTGTATAGAATTTGTATTAAATTTTTCAAATAAATCATTAATTTTATTTGTATAATCTAATATATTTATTGATTCACTTTGATTATTAGTTATATCACTTATTTGATAGTTAACATTTAATTCATCATTATTAATTAAATCAAGTGTTTCACAATATGATTCATTTATATTAAATAAAGTTTCACCAGTTAATCTAGAATATTTTTCTAAATCTTTTTCTAATTCTACTTCATTATCTGATATTAAATTATTTAAAATATTTTTTAAAATAGAAACATTAGATTCTAATGAATTATTTAAATTTTCTTTAAACTCTAATTTTTCTAAATCATCTAATTCTTCTTTAAATTCTTCATCTAATTCTAGTTCATATTTATTTTCATTAAGTTCTTCATTAACATCATCATCTAATTCTTCTTGTTCAGATTTATTTTCATCAAGTTCTTCATTAAGATTATTATCTAATTCATTTAATTCTAATTCTTCTTGTTCAGATTTATTTTCATCAAGTTCTTCATTAAGATTATTATCTAATTCATTTAATTCTAATTCTTCTTGTTCAGATTTATTTTCATCAAGTTTTTCATTAAGATTATTATCTAATTCATTTAATTCTAATTCTTCTTGTTCAGATTTATTTTCATCAAGTTCTTCATTAAGATTATCATTTATTTTAATTTTTTCTAAATCATCATCTAATTCTTCTGATAAATTAACAGAGTTTTCTTTATTTAATACAAGTTTATTAATAAAATCTTTAAAATCAATAGATTCAAATTCCTCAATTTTTTCTAAATTCATTTAATAATAATTATTAACTAAAAATTTAATTTGTTTAAATTAAATTTTTCTAATTAAAAATAATTAAGACTGAGCACATTGCACTCCACCCTGTTCATTGTTGGATTGATTATTTTTTCTACCAACACCTTCATCAAAATCATGTTCAGGATTAAATAATTTTTCTTTTAAATAATCATTTTTATTAATACTCTTAGTATCTTGTTTTTCTTTAAGAAAATCTTTTAATTTATCGTGTTCTAAAATATCTTTTGGATAAATATATTTAAATTTAATTATTAATTTTCCTGATCTTCCACTATCATCATTTGGTAATCCTAATCCTTTTGCAAAACGAATATCACTGTCTTTTATAATTTCATTCATTTTAAATGAATATTTGCGACCTGAAGGATGATGGTTTATATATATAGTTTGTCCTGAAAAAGCATCCCATATATGAATATTATATTCTAATAATAGGTCATATTCATTAGTAATTTTCATATTATAATCATCTAAATCTGAAATCTTAAATACTATATAGATATCTGCTTTTTTACCTTGATTTGAATCAAAATTACCAGCTTCTCTAATGCACATTTTTGTTTGATAATCAAAATTTTTCTTGATAGTAATTTTTTTATTAATCTTATTAGGTTTAGTACATTTACCATTACAGGAAGAGCATGTACCTTCAGAAACCCACCCTTTTTGATCACATGTAGAACAAGGAACTGTTTGTTGAGAAATCATACCTGGTCTTACTTGTCTAACCATTACACGTACACCTCTACCTTTACAATCAGCACAAGATTTTTTATTTTTAGATTTTGAACCAGTTCCAGCACAATCTCCACACATATCATCTATAGGAATTTCAACTGATTTTTCACACCCATTAAATATTTCTTCAAATTTTAATTTTATTTTAAATTCTTGTGTTGTTTTTGTATTTTTTTGAGTTGATCCCATGCCGTTCATATCACCAAATGGGAAACCACCCATTCCTGGAAAACCACCCATTCCTGGGAAATTACCCATGTTTCCAAAAATTTCAGATAAATCTGGGAAACCCTGTGCACCAAAATCAGGTGCTTCACCATCACATAATCCAAAATCATCATAACGTCTTTTTTTTTCTGGATCTGAAAGTATAGAATTTGCTTCAGTTATTTCTTTAAATTTTTCTTCTGCTAATTTCTTTTTTTCAGGCTCTTTATGTCTATCTGGATGCCATTTCATTGCTAATTTTCTATATGCTTTTGTAATTTCTTCTTCCGAAGCATTTTTATCAACTTCTAAAATTTCATAATAATCTTTTTTAGGTTGAGACATTTATATGAAGAATAATAATAAATATAATTTAAACTTTATACTTATTTAATAAAAATAATTTTTATTATAAAAAATTTATACAGGTGGAATACCATTTATAATTATCCAATTATTATTTACACCATCTGAAAAAAATTGAGCTGATTCTCCTGATGCTAAAGTCATTATTGATGGAGTACCAGCTTGTCCATTAAATGTATCAGTATTATTGTATGCACTAACTGTAATACCTGATCCTGAAGTTCCAGTATTAACTATAATAAAATTTCTTTTTTTATTACAATCTAATGATGAAATTAATGGAAGAGTAACCGTCAAAGTTGTTGATGAACCAGGACATAATGAATAAATATAATTTGATGCAGACGCAGCAGAAGGAATAGTTAAATTATTAGTTCCCGTATAAATTGTATAGTTTGGATACATAAAAGGATTATAAGTTTTGCTTTGAGAACAAGGATTACAAGATGATTGATAACATGGATTACAAGGGTTACAAGGGTTGCAAGGATTAGATGATGGATAAGGTGGACATGATAAAGATGATGAATAAATTGGACAAGATGAATAAGGTGGACAATTTCCAACATATGGATTACAAGATTTTCCTACATAAGGATTACAATATTTATCTTTCTTAGATTTATATTTTTTATATTTACATGAAGAACTATCATCACAACTACAACTGTATTTGTTACAAGGCATTTTTTTGTATTATAATTTAATAAACTATATTAAATTTTATTTGGGTGGGAATAAAATATAAAAATTAGTTATTTAATTAATCCATTTGTAAGGACCATCACCATTTATTATCACTGAATCTTTATCAGGTTCAACTTGAATATCAGCACGTTTACCATGAACTAACCAATAGAATTTACAATTAGAACCATAAACAGTAAAATAACCGTTTGTTATTTCACTAGTGTTTAATTGTTCAATCTTAGCACCTGAATATATCGGAGTTAATTGAACTGTGAAATCAGTTGCTAAATTATTCACATAATAAGGTAGAATTATTTTTGTATTTGATCCGTTCGTTATTTCACCTATACCTCTGTAATAAACACCAGCTTCTGGACCTTCAATACATGCATGTACTAAATATTTTAATTGATTAACTGGATGATCTATTATAAATGTTTTACCGGTATTATATGCAAGTGTATTAGTACCAGTATTATATACAACTATTGATCCAGTTGCCCCTGTTGCGCCTAATACTGGTAATACCCCTGTTGCCCCTGTTGC